TATCTCCAACTTTTAGCATAATTTTTTGTAATTGTTTGATTATCAATCAAAAAACCCTTGGGGCAGTTGATAGTCAATGAGTTATAAAACGTATTAAATTCAGCTTATATACATAAATATAAGATAATTTTTGTAGATACAAATTTAATATATAATGTATGAGATTAAAGAAATTTGAAGAATTCACATTCGATAAGGAAAAAAAGGAAATAGAGGTTCAACCTAAACCAAAAAAGAAACCTAGAAAATCTAGAAAAATCCCTATTCAGCTACCGAGCTGGAATACCTACTAATTGTTTGCTCCCTATCTGGACCTACTGAAATTCTTTTAATTGGAACTCTTACTAAGTCTTCTATAAAATAAATATAACTCCTAAGTTGAATCGGAAGATCTTCCCAATTTTTAATTTGTGTTACATCTTCTTTCCAACCATCAAATTCTGTGTAAACTGGAACAGATTGTTCTATATCAAGTGGAACTTTTTCTGAAATGACACCATCCACTTCATATCCAATACAAATTTTTATCTTATCTAATTTAGATAAAACATCAATTTTCATAATATTTAATTCAGTAACACCATTTAGCATAATGGCATATTTTAAAGTTGGGATATCTAACCACCCACACCTTCTTGGGCGACCAGTTGTTGATCCAAATTCATGACCATTTTGTCTAATTAGTTCTCCGGTCTCATCAAACAATTCTGTTGGGAAGGGACCTGATCCAACCCTAGTAGCATATGCTTTGAATATACCGGTCACATTACCGATTGATTGTGGTGGAATTCCCAATCCTGATATTACACCAGAAATAGTTGTATTAGACGAGGTTACAAACGGATATGATCCAAAATCAACGTCTAATAGTGATCCTTGAGCTCCCTCTGCTAGTATGCTTTTTCCACTACTGATAGCGTCATTAATAAAATATTCTGAATCGACAATGTTATAAGTACTTAAAAAAGTAAGTGATTCCCACCACAAGTCTTCTTCTATTTTAAATTCGGATTCATCAATTGTATAGTTGAGATTCTCCAATAATATTCTATGTTTATTTGTAAGGTTAGTAAATTTATTTTTAAGATCCTGACTTATATCACCAACACGAATACCATTTCTACCAGTTTTATCCATGTAAGTAGGTCCTATTCCTTTAAGTGTAGATCCTATTTTGGAAGACCCTTTATTAATTTCAGAAGCTTTATCTAAGAGTCTATGTGTTGGTATGATAAGGTGCGCTCTTTTTGAAATAAAAAGTTTCTTCTTAACATCTACACCAATCGATTCTAATTTTGCAATTTCATTCTTGAGTGCAATTGGGTCAATAACAACACCATTGCCAATGAGGTTACTGCAGTTGTCTCTAAAAATTCCAGAGGGAATTAAATGTAGTACTGATTTTTCACCATTAATGATAATTGTGTGTCCAGCATTGGATCCACCTTGAAATCTAGCGACTATATCATACATTGGGGTGATAAAATCAACTAATTTTCCTTTGCCTTCATCTCCCCATTGAAGACCCAATAAAACATCAACATTTCTACCAATAGAATTATAAATATTGCGCATTTGATTTATTTACTTAATATTACCTTAGGATGTCTGATTACATTTCCGTTTAGTTTGTATCCTTTACTGACAACTTCAACTATTCCCTCTTTACCAGTCTCGACAACAGATATCACTTCGTGTACATCAGCGTCATATTTCTCATTTTGAATTGACTCAATTCCCTGAGATTTTAAAAACTTATCTAATTTGGATAAAATAAGGTTGACACCCTCATTTTTTACTTTATTAGAAGCAATAAATAAATCATTATCAACATCTAAAATAACAGCAAGTGTTTCAAGTTTCGTGAAGTTTTTAATATCTTCTTTTTCTTTTTGAGTTCTTTTTTTATAGTTTTCAAACTCAGCATATAATCTTACATACTTGTCATTTAATTCAGATTTTACTGAATCAAATTCTTCTTTGGTAACTTTTTCAACTTTATTCTTCATCATCATTTAATTTTTCTTTATATTCCCAATAAAGGGCTCTAATTTTGGATCCTAATTCTGAATCATTAGGATATTCCTTAACTAATTCAATTATTCTTTCTAAGATATCTGTTGTTTGCATTTAATATACATTGAAGTTTAACAATTTTCTTACCGCATTTGAAACATATACTTCTTGAATCATATTTTGAATGGTGACTTTTGTCACCTCCAATGTTTCAATTTTCTCTTTCAAACTATCTATGTAATCAACCAAGTCTTTTACTGCATTGGCATAATTAGCTGGAGGTACCCAATAATCAGGAAATTTATCTAAAAATTTATCAATTGCAATTTCTACTGACTTCTTTCTAACAATAACATCATCTTTTTCTTTAATTGATTTAATTGTTAAAAAATGAACCATGTAGTCATTAAATCGGTGGACCAAATTATCAGTTTCCATAACTTTTAATAGTCCTAAAACAATAGCATCCCTCTCCGAGAGTTCAAATTCATTATCTTCCTTAAGTAATTTTTCAGCTTCTTTTTCTGATCCAACAATATAGTAGGAATAGGAGTCCCATAGGCACCTCTTGACTATATCACTTGGTTTAATTAATATTCTCATATGTTCGTAATTATACTTTTATATTTTATAAAAAAATACAACAAAGTTTAGGCATACAAATACCTTAACTATTAAGGAGTTATTATTTAACCTTTAAGAATTTCTTTTTTCTTTCTTAATTGGCTGATGGCTGAGTCTAAAGCAATTGATAGTGACTCTTCAAATGTCTTAGTTTGTTCTTTAACGAAAATTTGATTCTTTAACACATTTACTTTTATTTCTACCACTTTGTCTCTAACTGCGTGCGACCCCTCTAGCTTTAGATAAACATCAACACTTGTAATTGTGTCATTGAAGATATTTAATTTTTTAACTTTTTCCTCAATTAGAGAAATTAGTTTATCATCAGGGCTAAAATTCACAGGATGTACATTTAAGTTCATATAATTATTTATTTTTTATCAATAATACTTTCTATTAGGTTATCTCTTTTCTCTTGTAAGCTTATTTTTCTAAAAATATGATAATTTACTTTACCGAGTGAAAAATCGAATTGACAGTGATTACCATTAGTTTTAGGGAGTACTTGTGGGTTGGTATCAAATGAAGTACCAACATAAATATATTCTTTCGGTGTACTCATTTCGGGGGCATCTCGACTATCAAATTTAAAAACAAGAAGACTCATTTTATCCATGTCGCTAGAATCACTTGATTCAATTAGTACATTTAAAACACCATAGTCAATACTGACATTTAATATTTTTGATCCTAAGGGAACATTAGCCTCTAAATGTTCTGATGTGGTATTAGTTAGATAAAATAGTTTACTCAATATCTTCTTCATTTTATTTCTTAGGTTTTAACATCATAAGCCATCTACCACCATCTAGTTTAGGTAGAGTTTCAGGAGCTCCTATATCAGATAGCGAACTAGCAAATTTCAACATAACTAATTCTCCTTGTTCCGGCATAGCTTTTTGTCTTCCTTTAAGTTGAATAACACATTTGACTTTATTATCTTCTTCTAAGAATTCTCTAGCCTTTTTGGATTTTGTTTTAAGATCATTATCCGCAATACTAACACTCAACTGAATTTCTCTAGTTTCAATTTTAGCAGAATTTCTCTTCCTCTCTTTTTCCATCTTTTCTTGTTGATATAAAAACTTATTGTAATCTTCAACTCTAGCAACGGGAGGATTTGCATTCTCAGTTATTAAAATCAAGTCTTTATCCATAGAAAATGCTAAATCAATAGCATCTCTAGTGTCCATTATTTGTGGTTCGACCCCTTCTCCAACAACTCTAACTTTAGGAGCTGGGAAAATTTCTTTGTTAATTTTGTGTTTTCTTTGTTTGATAAACATTCGTTTACTCATCTATTATTTTATTTTATTTTTATTATAAAGTTTAATTTACGATCTCATCTATTAATAGTTCTCTCAATATTGAAATATCATCAGTAACAATTGAAAACAATATCGAGTAATCAACCTTGAATTTATCATATAGATCATCAACAAATTTAATCGGAATTTTTTTCAAATTTTTAATTTCTTCCAGTGTCATATATTTTATTTAATACCTTTTTAGTTTTAGATTTTCTTAATAATACATGATTAAAAAAATATTTTTTAAAACTTGATGGATATAAACTAGCGAAATCCATTGGTAAAATTTTTATCGTACCTCTTTCTTTTGGGTTGTAAAAACTATTACTCATATCTTAGATAAGATTTTTTTAATTTTAAATTTCCTAATAAGAACTATACCCGGACTAATAATTCTTTTATAGTGTATTTTGTAGTTTATAATGGGTTCGATTCCGGTGCTTCCATAACAAGAGTTCAGAATCATTTTTTTATAAACTTCTTCTACGGTAGGTTTTTTAGATGAAATTTTCATTTGTCAAAGAAATTTACTGGTATATAATATTTTCATATATGGTGGTATACTTATTCACAATTTCTTCTATACTATCAACCTGTTTTAAAAGTCCGATATTTTCAACAAGCTTAAATCCTTTATATGTTGCCTTTTTGCCACTAGCCAATTCAGAGAGATTGGATTTATCATGTCCATTTCTCATTGCAAATTTCTTCATATTGGTTATAACATATAAACTATTATCTTTCTCCAAAAGATATATCTTACTATTTTTTATTGACGCCGCCTCTCTAACTTTAGGATCGATTTTCTTAAGTTTATTTATAGTTGATAATTTTATTTTTGTTTCTTCTTTCATATTGTGCCCGGTGTGTGATATGGATAAATTTTTTCTATGTTCGTCACTTAATTTAAGTCCTTTATAATATCCAACTTTTCCTTTATTAGATTCTCCTATTTTTCTCCTGGTTTCAATTGAATGATTTCTATTTAATCCACCATTTCCAATATTATATCCATTTGGACATTTTGATTTATATTTTTTAATATAAAATATTTCTTTTTCATTTAGTTCGTCTATATTATATGCCTCATCTATTTTTTCTATTACAAAGTTTTCTTCACCATATTTTATTATAGCGAGAGTTATCGCCATTTTACTATTTTTCTTTGTAGATAACCATGTATGTTTTTTCCACCTTTCTTCTATACTTCTAATTGTTTGTCCAATATATATCTTTTTGTTAATTATATTTGTTATTTTGTATATTATCATATACTATATATAAAATAAGACTTCTTCCCAGTGATTGGTTATATAATAAATCCTTTTCTATTGGGATTATCTTTAATTATTTTTCTAACACACATTAATAATTTACCGAGATTATTTTGCCCGACATCATCACATCTGCCCCAAAAAATATCACCCCAGTGATTTGTTTCTTCTAAATATTTATCACCAGTTGATAAAAGCAATTCTTTTAAATCTTGGTGCCTAAAAAATTTATCAAAAACAACAGCGAACATAACATCATATTTAATGGTGTCCCAGTTATCTCTAAGTCCAATTTCTTGTCCTTTGTTCTTAGCTTTACCACAAGTTAATCCTAAGAATTCCATTCTTACACTTTCGTCAAGTGTCTTTGCTGCTTGATAGGCATGTTCAGTTGATGGGTACAATATACCCTCATACCAAACAGGTGCCATATGGAAATTTGATAGAAACCTATAGTCTCCAAAAAATCCCTTAACATTATTTTCATCGTGAACAATATAGTCACGCTCTTTGCCCATTATAAACATATAATATCTATTTTTTTATCTCTAATAAATGGTGTTATTAGTTTTTTATTTCTATAATAAAATTCCATGTTAAAAATTATCCTCTAAAGATACAATTAATTTTTGCATATCAATGTCATAAAATCCTGCACAATTAATACAATTACATTCAACTATCTTTACCCCATTGTCTGTCCGACAGATATCCATCACAAATGCGTCAGCTGGTTGATAGATGGATGCCATATTATTGGCATATTCTATAATATCATCATCCATACACTCTTTATATAAAACTACGTTACCGAGTTTATACATTGACGCAGTAATTACCTTACCTTTTACAATAAAGCATCTAATTTCCTGTAAAATATTTTGCAATGGATCCACTTGAATCAATTCATCTTTAGAATTTGGGTTATTAGTTAAAAAATAAGACGCGTCATTATTCCACTCTTCTACATTTTCATATGCCTTACCCTTAAATAATTTTGTATCTCCAGTTGGTCGAGCAAAAAACGGACCATCTATATCTATTGTATCTGAAGCCTTTTGAATCTTAGAATCCCAATTTAACATATTTTCCTTATAATATTTGGAATAAACGATATAATCATGATTTTCATTATAGAAGGATCCTGGATTCCATTTATACTTTTTTGCTAGATGGGCAGCCTTAACTGCGCCAAAAACCATTACATCGGTTCTATCTGTTTTAACTTCTATATCATCAACAAAATATTGCAAGCTAAACATTTCATATTCTAAACCCATTCGGTTCAAAGTATGAATTAATCTTTCCTCATGAAATTCTTTGTATAGGCTGTCTTGTATTAAGTATTTCATTTAATTGTTTTGCCCAAATATACTAAAATTTAAGCAAATCTCAATCCACTTTCTTCTATTTGGCCTTGATTGATTGTAAATTCTCTATCGGTTTGTAGTGATTTAACTCGAATTGAAAAATCATCTTCCGTTAAAACTTCGCATTTAGATCCTTGATATATGATCTTATCTCCAACTTTTAGTTTACTAATATGTGATATTTTATTTTCAAACGATTCGAACTTTTTTATTCTATTTTTATTTAAATAACCATCGACAGTTTCCATATGGTTATTCATTTGTGAACTTTTCATTTTTACATAATTTCTTACAGATTTTACCTCATTTTCAATTCGGTCAACCGTTTCCATATCAGATGCGATTTTCTCCTTACTTTCATCATCTTTTTTCCTAGCATCTTTAACCCAATCTATTTCTTTTTCCTCAATAGTGATTGGTGTCAAACGATCTTTGATTTCATCCCTCATCTTCTTTAATTCGGTTATATGATGTCCTGTTGTTCTCCAATGTTTAGGAGACACATCATTTGTAAAATCAGAATATTCTTCAATTAATTGATCTAATAATATTAATACGGAATTTTTTGAAATTAAAAAATCGTCTTCGGAAATATCAAATTTACTACTCATATCATTATATATTAATTTTAGATATTAAATTACCTCAACTACATAAATATTTTTAAAATCACCAACTTCTTCTTTTAGTGTTTCTAATAGCAATTTATAAGAATTTAGTAATGCTTTTTTATTATCAGTTTCTTTAAACCAACACTTATTCATTTGTGGGGTGAGTTTCTCAAAATTATAAATATCTTTCCATTTCTTATAATCCAGGAAATAATAAGAGTTTCTGAATTTCTCATGAGTATAGTGAATAATGTGAGGAAGTAAATCATCCGGCAGTCCTAATCGGTGACCCTTATAAATTAATTTACCTTCCATTTCCTTATTAGATATTCTAATCTCTCCACGGGTAGTAATATTAGAAACAATGTAATCCATTAGTCAATAATTTTTAGCACCACTTCTTCTACAAATTCTTTCATATCTTCTACTGATATAGTAGATAGTGAATCTTTCATAGAGTGGCAGTTGTAAAGCATACTAATATCAAGATATTTACCATCTGGTGCTTGCACACTCGATGTTTCACCATCTGGAAGAGGTGGTATTGGGTTAATAACAACAGAGTCAATTCCATGTCTTCTTAAAATAACAGAATCATTAAATGGAGTATGAACAATTGGACAATTGAATCTACCAGTTATTTTATCACTTAATCTACCAGGATAATCCCCAATAAAGAAATATTTACCTCCTTTCCCAGTTAGTTCAAAGTTTAATACCCAATCAATAACCCCAAATTCACCCGCTTTAATTTGTTTAGAAAGGTGATTAGATCCTATTCCACCAAATTCTTCACCATCTAAAAGGACAGCATTTATTTCTGGTCTTAATTTTTTTGTAGCGATAACATTTATTACTGAGCAAGAATTATCATTAGCGTTATCAGGTCTTGGATTATTAATATCATGATGGGCAACTATCATTTTATTTGAGCTACCTCTCATAATAATATTGAAATATTTATTTACAAATTCTGGTTCATCGTCTTCAATCTTCTTAATACCTAAATCAGTAAGAAAATCAAACATTCCTCTTTTTGGGTTTCTCTCTGGTCTACCGGACTTTTTTTCTCTTTTTCTTTCTGGACTATCTTCAAATTTATATGGCTTTCTTTTCTCACCCTCGAATACATCCAATTCATATTCAATACCCTCTGTATCCAAGAGATCCATTATAAACTTAACTCTTGGTGTTGGCTCAGGGCCATTCATAAAGCAGTTTCCCTTATTTTTTACTTTACAAAAGTCATATATTTTATTGTAAATCATTTTTTAATATTATTTTTATTGATAGTAAATATAGTAAACTCTTTCGAGTTCATCAAAAAAATCTCCTTTTATACTGAGATAATAATTATCAAAAGTCATATTAGGTGTAATTGATGTTAGATCTGGCCATACATAATCCGAGTCCCAAACGCTCATATTACATGTTTGTTCTAATTTTTTTACATACCACATAGAAAAATTTCGATCTTTGATCTTATACGTGGCAAAAAGGTTATCTCCTCTATCTTTACTTTTTTCTTTAATGTCAATAAATGGAAGCCCCATTTTGTCAAATCTATCAAAATCTATAGTAAACCCATACTCCTTTTCAATTTTTTCTGTGGATTTCCTAATTTTATTTACCATTTTATAATCTTCTTCACTATACATATACTTTTGAATATTATCTAGCTTTATTTTATCGTAAGCAGACTCATTAAACATGTTCCAACTTTTAAGCATATTAAACATAAAAAGATTTTGATCATATATATTAAAAATAATAACAGATGATAAGTTTTATTATACCAACTTTATTTAAAGTCAGTCGAATTCATCAAACACTTCAGGAGTTATCACAATGTGATGAGGTTGGAGAAATTATTTTAATTGATAACACTACAAATCCTTCAAGGTTTCAATTAAGTAATCTTAGAAATTTAACTAAAATTAAATATATATGTGAGCCAGAAAATACTTATGTGAACCCCGCTTGGAATAAGGGTGCCCAATTGGCTAGGTTTGATAAAATGTGTTTTTTAAGTGATGATGTTTGGTTTAATTGGAATCACCTGAAAGAAATATCAAAATATATAACAGAGGATAACGGCATGATAGGAATGTCTAATAACAATTTTAAAACAGAGGTTGAGTCTTTAAATATGATACCGATTCAACCTGACTATATAAATAGAAATCGGCAAGATTCTTTTGCTTGTTGTTTTTTCATGCATAAAAAAAGTTATATCGAAATACCTAACGAAATGAAAATATGGGCAGGTGATGACTGGTTATTTTACAAAAGTAGAAATAATTATATAGTTGATGGAATTAAATGTGATGGGTTTGTATCAGCAACATCTGATAATTTAGAGCTAAAACCAAAATTTGATCCAGTTAAACTCAATGACATGATGGTAATGAAGAGACTAATTAGTGAGGGGAAAATGCCAAACTATCTTATAGGAACATATTGGGAAAATAAAAATTAAATATGAATAAAAACTATTACGAAATATTAGGAGTAGACAAGAGTGCTAACCCTGATGAAATAAAAAAAGCTTACAGAAAAAAGGCAATTGAACATCACCCGGATAAAGGAGGCGATGAAGATAAATTTAAAGAGCTTGCAGAAGCCTATGATGTTTTGTCTGATCCACAAAAGAAAAATAATTACGATCAATTTGGTTCAGCTGGTGGACAAAGTTTCCACTCACACTCATTTAATATGAACGATATTTTCTCACAATTTGAAGATTTATTCGGTGGATTTGGTGGATTTGGTGGATTCGGAAGACATCAAAAGCAAAGGAAAGGCAATGACTTAAGAATTAAGACCTCACTAACATTAATTGAAGTTCTTTTTGGTTCGGATAAAAAAATAAAATACAAAAGACATGATAAGTGTGGCACTTGTAATGGACATGGTGGAACAGATACAACAAATTGTAACACATGTGGAGGAAAAGGACAAAGAGTAATCATTCAAGAATCTCCTATCGGTCGAATTCAACAAGTGATGACCTGTAATGAATGTAACGGACAAGGAAAAACTGTTAAAAACAGATGTGTTGATTGTCACGGAGAAGGAATTGTTTACAAAGAAGAAACCATTGATATTAAAATTCCGGCAGGTGCTTTAAGTGGTATGCAATTAACTATGCCAGGATATGGTAATTTCATAAGAGATGGTGAGGCGGGAGATCTTTATATTGTCATAGAAGAGATACCAGATGATAAATTTAAAAGAGAAAATACAAATTTAAATTGTGAAGAATGGATAAGTATATCAGATGCTGTATTAGGTAGTGATATACAAATTGATACACCAAATGGGGTGGTGAATATTAAAGTGCCCGCAGGATGTGAAAGTGGTAAGGTGGTTGTTATAAAGGGAAAAGGAGTTCCAAACTTATCACAAAATGGTAATATTTATGGATATGGCGATTTAAATGTTAAGCTTAATGTTAAGATACCGAAAATTATAACCAGTGATCAAAGGAAAGCTTTTGAGAAACTTAGAGATGTATTATAACTATAAGTAGAGTAAAAATAATAAACTAAATGGATAAAAAAATATTGATCACAGGAGTTGCGGGATTAATTGGGTCAAAATTAGCAGATTGGATAATTGAAAATAAACCCGAATATACGGTAATTGGCATTGATGATTTAAGTGGTGGATATCGTGATAATATTAATCCAAAAGTTAAATTTCATCTAATGGATTTAAAAGATCCCGGACTAAAATCAATTTTTGAGGTCGAACGACCAGAATATGTCTATCACTTTGCTGCTTATGCTGCAGAAGGGTTATCACCATTTATCAGACAATTTAATTATCAAAATAATTTAGTTGCTACTGCTAATGTTATTAATGAATGTATCCGTTATGATGTTAAACGTTTAATATTTACATCTACAATGGCAGTCTATGGACATGGAACTCCACCATTTGACGAATCACATATTCCTGCACCAGTTGACCCATATGGAATTGCTAAATATGCATGTGAAATGGATATTAAAGTTGCTGGTGAACAACATGGATTAGATTGGTGTATAATTCGTCCACATAATGTATATGGAACAAATCAAAATATATGGGATAGATATAGAAATGTGTTAGGCATATGGATGTATCAATACATGAATAATGAATCAATGACTATATTCGGAGATGGTGAACAAACTAGGGCTTTTAGTTACATTGACGACTGTCTAGAACCACTATGGAAAGCAGCCATTCAGGAAAACTGTTCTAAAGAAATTATTAATGTAGGTGGAACAACCTATTATACAATTAACGAAGCTAATAAAATTCTAAGGGAAGTTATAAATGATGGTGAAGTTGTATATAAAGAAGCACGGCATGAAGTCAAAGATGCTCATCCAACTTGGTTAAAATCTATGCAGTTATTAGGATACTATGATAAGACAAGTCTTCATGATGGGTTATCTCAAATGTGGGAATGGGCAAAAAAACAACCGAAGAGAGATAGGTTTCATTGGGGAACTTATGAATTAGAAAAGGGAATATACTCCTTTTGGAAATCAAAATAATATTATTTATGAAGTACGAAATGAAAATTGAATTCGATAAGAAAAAAGAATTAGAAAGTGTGATTAAAAAATCTTATTTTTCAGACGAAAATGGGAAACTATGTGGTAAGAAAACACATTTGAAAATAGATAAAAAGGATCCTATTTATATTATGTTAAAAGGGTTGAATAATATGACCATTAGAATAACAAATCAAGAAATTATAGATGGGTGTGTAAGATTTGTAGTTGATGATACACATGAGAATCATATAAATTTAATTCCTTGCTCTATTTACTGCATTATTGAAAATGAAAAATACTCATTTTATTAATATGAAATTTGATTTTAATGATATTAATTTGGTACCGAGAAAATGTATCGTGACATCAAGAAGTGAATGTGATACATCTTTAGAATTTGGTAAATATAGATTTAACATGCCTATTATACCAGCTAATATGGAGTGTGTAATTGATGATGATATCGCATCTATTTTGGCATCAAATGGATATTTCTATATAATGCATAGATTTGGAAATACCGATGGATTTGTTAAAAAAATGAAAGATTTGGGCCTATTTGTTTCAATATCAATTGGGGTTAATCAGGATTCATATGATTTATTAGAAAGCTTATATAGTCAAAATTTAATACCTGATTATATTACAATAGACATAGCTCATGGACATTCTATTTTAACAGAAAAGATGATGATATATTTAAAATCAAAATTCCCAAATACCTTCATTATAGCAGGCAATATCTCAACAACTGAAGCAGTTATTGATTTAGAAAGTTGGGGAGCTGATGCAACTAAGGTTGGCATTGGACCTGGATCTGCCTGCACTACATATCCAGCAACTGGATTTGGTAGTAGAAATTGTCAGGCTTCTATTATACATGAGTGTGCTAAAGTGGCTAAAAAGCCCATTATTGCGGATGGTGGTATTAAAGAACCAGGTGATATATCAAAAAGCTTAGTTATGGGAGCAACTATGGTTATGATTGGTGGTATGTTATCAGGATATTCAGATTCGCCTGGAAATGTAATTGAGTATAATGGTAAAAAATATAAAGAATTTTGGGGGAGTGCCTCTGCTCATCAATCAAATAAAGCCAATAGGATTGAAGGTAAAAAAATATTAATTGACTATAGAGACAAAACCATGATAGAAGGTTATCAATATCTTAAAGAGTGCTTACAAAGCTCTATATCATATGGTGGGGGAAAAGATTTATCTTGCTTTAGTCAAGTTAGATGGATAGGTCATGCAAAATAAGATAAATATGAATAATCATTTAGTTGAACTACCTATTAGCTCTATTGAAAAATATGATATATTAAAGCAAAGGTTTATAGGAGAAGATGATAAGTATATAAAATATTTATCTGAACTACCATCACTGAGGTATTTTACCAACCAGCCAACGTTTATACAATACTACATAGAAGATGATAAAGCTTTTTCAAGGTCAATATCATGTAATACATCCACTTTAGAGTCTATAAAATCTGATCCATTTCCTAATTGTTATGTTTTATATGGATTTCAAGAAATGAATGGTACTAAATATGTGAGGGGAGCTTATATTAAATATGACGGCGAAGCACACAAAAGGATGAGAGATAATAAAATAAATGAGATCATAGGAAATCAATAAATTTTTTAATTTTATTCTTGAATTTCTTATTAGTAGGTTTAGGTTTATCCTTTGATATTTCAAAAGGAACATAAGCATAGAGCAATTGTATATCTTTATGATTATCAATTTTTTCTTTATCTATTTCATATGATTTTATTGAGATGTTATTTCTCCTCATCCTGGTAATATCATCTTCTTCAAATTGATGTTTTTCAAATAATGGCACCTTAATAAGTCCGAATGAAGTGGCGACTAATAGAAATGGATATTGATCATATTTTATATCATTTATTTTTATTTTATATTTATCTAAAATAGATGACATTCTATTACTTATTGCATCGAGTTTATTAACAATCGTTGAAGCTGTCTCTGCTATCATTTTTTTTCTTCTTATATAACCTGGTCTTTCTTTATTATTATAGGCATTACTAAAATTACTAAATGATATCCCATCTTTTGTAATAATTCTAAATTCCAGTTTTGGAATTTCTCTCTTATTCTTTTCAAAATCTCTGATAATACTTATAATTTTATTATAATTTGACTCTACATTTAGGACAGTTTCATATCCAAACATTATCTCGATATCAAATTGATCATTTAATTCTAATAGTATATCCGATACTGTATCCAAAACTTCTATTGATTCTCTACTATTCATTTGACTTCATTTTTTATAAATTCTATTAATCCTTCAAATTGATCACATTTCCAATATGATATTTTGGATAACTTAGATTTATGTTTTGGTAAGGATATGTAATACCATTCATCTTTTAATTTTACAACAGACAGGTTAATTGTATATACTCTCTTATTATTTACTACATCTTCTCCAAGTATGATCAATTCACCGAAATTGTCATCATCCTTACCACCGAGTATATATGAATAAATATAGTAATTATTCACCTGAAAAAAATTGCTGGCCTCCACCCCTGGGTAAAATTTCATTATTTCCGAGATTTCACCATCTTTAAATTTATCCCATTTTTCAATAATAAAATCCTCATCTATGTTTGCTTCATCCAGTCCTTTTCCAAATATTGAATCGTTGTATTCTAAGTTAGAAATCATCTCATAATATCTTACCCCTTCAAACATCACTTTATTCTTCTCCGGCATTTCTAAATAGATATCGTGTATTAACTCCTCTAAAGATGTTTTATTTTCCTCCTTAATAGAATTAATATACATATTTAAATTATCATCAACATAAATTGTAAATATTTTATCATCATCAAAATCAATATCATATATCACAAATTGTACAATTCCTAATTGTGTGTTCTCACGACTTTCCAAATATACATCTATTTCGACGGCTGTAAAAAATTCATTTGTTTCCTCTAATAGGCTTGATATTTTATTTAATAGATTCATTTTTTCAATTTTAAAAAATTGAATCGTTTTATCTATTAGAATTTTAAAAAAATTCTCACTTGTTTTCTCTTTATCATAAACATCAAATTCCATAGTGAATCTTTCTACTCTTGTAAAATTAGATTCACTTTTTGAAATTAGTTGTGGTAGTGGTATAATTTTATTCCTTGGAGATATCGTATCGAAATAAATATCAACATTATATTTCATATTTTCACCAATATCATTACCCCTATCAAACTTAAAAACTAATATTTTATTCTTATCAATATCAGTAGTATACACAAAAAACCCATTAAATGATGAACCAGGTATAATAATCTCTGGATGAGATGAATATGATGTTTTATAAGAGGTTGTCATAGATCTAAATAGAAAATCCCTATCAGATAACATATTCCATTTAGTACGTAGTGTAGATAGTGAGGTATAGTCGTTCAAGGCGGATCCATCAAGTGTATTAAACATTGAACGACTATATCTAAATTCAAAAAAGAATATCCAATCTATTATAGATAATAACTTTTTATCTGAGATTACGTAGGTATCAAATATGTAGATTACATTCAAATCAATATTATGCTTATTGGATAAATAAGAACATATTCTTTTAAGCTTCTTAATGGCAGATTTATAAATACTAACTGATCCTGTTAGTGTAATTATTTGCATCATGTAGTCATACTTAATGAGTAATTCATCCACAATTGATTGCTTTGGTGAATCATCTATCCTTAATTTTAAATTCTTATGAAGATCGGCCGTGGATTGAGCCCAGAAGCGATCCCTATTTGGATTTTCTTCAGATATTTCCAAATTAATATCGTCAATTTCCTCCTTTATTTCATTGGATATTATTGATATTGTTTCTGAGGAAATATATACTGATTCAAATATCTTATATAATTTAATATACTTCACATGATATATATTATTTATATTTCCAAATAAAACCTCCGGCGGACCTTTGCCGACCCAAACAACAGTTAGATATACTTGATATATTTGTTCCAGTTGCCTTATTTGCATCAGAAGCGGACAAAAATTCAGAAATCTTTTTCCCATCTAAACTATATTGTATAACTGATTTATATGGATTTGTAAATAACTGCAAATACCAATCGTCCTTTTTCTTTTTAAAATTATATTCCGTTATGTTTGTAAAAACTGTTTTCTTACTAACACCAAAATATGATGCGCACTTATTTAAAGATAAATTTTCTATGATATATTTTTGATATAATTCATCTTTATCTAAAATTATACGTGAATTTCCTTTACCTCTATTATATAATGGATTTTCAGAAGCTTTTTTCTTAATAGACTCTGATATTTTATCTCTTTGTGATTTAGAAAGTTTAGTTCCTAATTTAGACTTTCTCATTTTATTTTTCGTAACATCATTCCTTTTATATGAATTATCATATCCACCTTTTGATATATTAGTAAGATTGAATCCCCAAGATTTAAATTGTGATATCCAATATTGCTCACACCTTTCCCATTCCTCAGATGAAACTTCATCTAATATTTCAACAATTGGTTTAAGATTTTTTTCTAATAATGATTTTACCCATGATATTTTGTGTGATTTATTAGAAGATTTGCATTCTTTTATGTGATCAAGTATTCTTTTATTAGGATCGTTAGCCTTGCCAATATATCTAATTTCATTTGTTATTGGATCTTTTAATGTATAAATATATGTATTCATATTCTATATATTAAAAACATCCGCTCCAATCAGCGTTTCACCATGTAAAACCATGCGGATTGACTCATATTCTTGATTTCTTCTTCTACTTCTTTCATTTCTTCTTTGCCTTGTGATACTAAGTCAGCAGAATTAAACTTCACTCCACCTGGAAGTGTAAAGTCATATCTACCAAGTAAGTTACCCGTTTGCATTTTAGCCCATCCGGTTACATATTTCAGAAAATATTGATCTGAATACATATTTTCAGCAGGAATATTTGCATATGTTTCTAAAACTAAATCATATTGGACAGCAGTTAAAATATTTAACCTATTCATTAATTGATTATAGTGATACTTAACTGTGTATTTATTCATCTGATTCATCATATCTGATAATGAATCAATTAATGTTTTATAAACGCCTAATTCACCAATTGTAGTTACATAAGAAGACAAGTATGGTTGGTTTGTAACTCCCATATTTACAGACAAATTAGGGACATTAATACCTAGTTGTAGTAAAGACTCTCCTCTAACCTGATATATAAATGGTATTGATTGTATTTCACAGGGAAGTGTTATATAATTATATCTTGTAAACTCTTCTGTTGTGAAGGCAGTTTTATCTACAAAATAATATACTTTAGATACTCCATATTGATAGTTTTGATAAAACCATTTGAGGGCTCTTGTTTCGATAAACCTTCTTATTTCTGTATCTGGTAGTGTCTTTGGTAAGGCACACCCAACGGTTATTTCATTTTGAACAAAATCTATTACCTCTTCTAATGCGTATGCTGCCATCTTATTTATTATTTTATAGTATATATATTAAAAAAATTATTATCTTTGTATTATGACTAGGAAAACTCTACACAAAACCTACATATCAACCTGTGCTAACGGTGAGTTAGAATTGCTTCGAGAAATGATATCTAAGAATCACTCGCTGCTGCAAGTAACCGTTGAAAATAGATACAGTGAAGTTCCTAAAAATGGGTTATATTATGCAGTTAGAAACCTTAAATATAACACGACCGATTTTTTATTAAATAGTGGATTGACTATCACCGAAAGGACCATTAAGTTATTTATACAGTCTGAGTGGAGGGCATCACTCGAATCGTATAAATTTGTTAATCATTTTAAAAATTCTTTATGTAAAGATGTTGATTTATCAAAAGATTTATTTAAATACTATAAATCTTTCTGCTTATCCAATAATGAAATTAGGAAATTTATAAGGATATTAGAGCATGAGAAATTTGATATTAATAGTCAATCATTAACTAATCTTTTAAACGAATATATAGAATATAAGAAGAACAGTAATAGTCCTTCTTATATTTCAAATCTTCGTGAATTACAGTTGAGAATTCTATTATTGGATCAATAGTGGGTATACCTTATTAAAATAAGCTATCCTTTCATTTAATCCCTTTTTACCACCATTTACTCTTTTACTTACTTTAGTAACAACATCAATAGTTGATCCCAAATCAGATATTTGGTTCAGTCCGTTTCTGGAGAAAAACCAGGCAGCTGACGCCAAGGGGTATTTTGTTGCAACTAAATCTGGATTAGCAACACAATCTTCTCCTATTTCAGTAGAGAAAATTCTATAATTTTCTTTACCAGTTAGTTGAATATAACCTCTACCTTTGAATTTAAATCCTTCTTTTGTTGATTCAGCACCATTTCCCATTCTATTTGCATAAACGCGTGACCCAATTTTTTCAGGATTTCTGGCGTATATTGCGGCTAATTCTTTAGTAAAATATTTAGGAAAAGTTGAAACCAATCCTTGTGCTGAGTAGTTTAAGTTTTCGTTTACTAATTTTAGGCCACCAGATTCATGGAGACACTGTGCTAAAAAATGTGATAATCTTAAAGGGGTATTAATTTTAAATTTTTCCATTACTAATGGAATTTGAGATATTACTTCTGCTGGAATAAGGCCAGATAATTTTGATAAATTCATAGAATTTTTTAATTTTCCATATATATTAGAATTCTAATATGAATTAATCTATCTTTTTAAAAACTAATTTACATGTTAAATTATGAGAGAGTTGTCTGATAAAATTAGAAGTAGCCTTTTCTCGGTGCATTAGTGGTGCTTTTTTAATTATTTTAAAGTTAAGATCCTCTGACACATATATTAATCCAGCATACTCTGGAATTTCCTCAATTGTTATTAAATCTTTAGGAACAACAAAATAAAAATAATTAGGCGTAAAATACCAAACATCTTTGATCATTTCATTATTTTCTTTAATAAGTCTTTCAGTAACAGATTTTCTTTCTGTCATTAACTTATGTTTTTCTTTCTTAAAATCTGCTTTGAAATCCGATCTTGATATTTTTACCTCGTGCTCATAAATGAAATTTGATTTACTTATTGATATAACATCACATTCTGACAATCCATATCCGGTAAAATGTGTAGTAATTGGAGAATGTTGTTTTTCATATAAATGCATTGCTAGCGATGCTTCGATATTTTTAGAAGCAATATTACTTCTTTTGATTTTTCTTATACTTGATTTTCGACTCATAAATTATATATATAGTAATATGAAACACTTATTAAAATATTCTTTGTTCGAAAATTATGGAGAGAATGAGGATATTGATGAGGAATTAATTAAAGATCTTTTTTTAGAGTATAAGGAAAAGTGGGATATAAAATGTGATCGGGTTCATTGTGAAAGTAAAGGAAGATATTTATTAATGGTTGAATTTGCAAAGTATGAGGATGGTACAATTATTGAATCTAAAGTTAACACCTCAACAATAGATGAGTTTAAGGAAGATATGGAATCATTTGTAAATAGAATGAAAAAGTATGCGCAAATATGTTTTTTATCCTGGATTCAGGATCAAGAGTATCATGGCGATTATTCATATGATAAATTTACAGATGACAATCAGCCTATATATTCGGCAGTTTGGATACACATTGACTTTTGCACTTCATGAAAATAATATATAAGATTATGAAAAGTATTATTAGTATAAGAGTAAAGTCAGAAGATCCAACTAAAAGGGAACAGTTCATTAGAGGAAGTGCGGGCACTGTACAAACTAAGATTATTAATATTATTAATAATAATCCAAATGTCAATTATGATTTTTTAATAGATGAGGATGGTGAAAAGTATATACAAACCGCAGTACAATTAATTGGAGAAGTGGTTAATATTGTAGATGAAAAATGTTTAGCAGAATTTATCGAGGATGATGAGGAAGATGTAATGATTTTACTAAGTGAGTTTGAGTCACTTGCTCAGCAACATACTGTAGACCAATTAAAAATGGTTAGAAAAATGTCTAAAGGAACTGATATTGGAGATAGAATCAGTGATATGAATAAACAAGGAGCTAATATTCAATATATTAGTAATCCAATTGATACTGGAGTCGAATCAATACAAGATTACGAAAGAAGCAATAAAAAGTTTGAACCGAATTGGAATCTTAAAAGGTTGAAGCCATTTAAAACTTATTTTTTAGATCAAACAACTTCAAATACATCTAAAAATAAAAGAAGGAAGAAAAAATAACTTTATGATTAAAAAATTTGACGAATTTTTAGAAAATGTAAAAAGTGGAAACCTATACAAATACGGATGTGTAATGATATATCCAAAGGTAGAAAATTGGAAAGAAATAACATCTATTATAAATATCGATGATGTTTATAAACCATCTGATCCGACTTATGGAATTGAAAAAAGTCCTCATATAACTTTACTATATGGATTACATTCTGACGTAACTAAAGAAGATGTTGAGAATGTTTTGACTAAATTTAAGGGTAGAGATATTGACATCTCTATTGATGGGATAGGAAAATTTGATGATGATGATAAATTTAGTGTGGTTAAATTAAATGTTGATTCCCCTCTCTTACACGAAATAAATAAAGAATTGAAAAAATTACCACACACAAATGATTATCCAGATTACCAACCACATATGACAATCGCTTTTGTTAAACCAGGCTCTGCTGATAAGTATTTATCAAGTGGTTATAGAAAGAAATTTACAAATATAGATAAGGTTGTTTATTCAATGAGTAATGGTGAGAAGGTTCAATATTCTCTATAAGAGAATATCATTAATTAAAGCTTCTCTTAGTTCCACATCGGAATAAAATATAATATTAAAATCAGATCTAGTCAGTTGTCTCCACGTTCCAAATTCTGTCATAGCTAAGTAGTCTCTCCACCCACCATTTATTTTGCGCATTTTTAAATCATGTACTGGATCATTAGACCATTCAACATGATTTACATCATACCATTTATCTTTAACAAAAACGTCCTCCCAATCACCATCTGACATAGATTGACATACGGACATTGTGCTTTTACATCTACATTTTTTAATCATACTATTATATTATATCCTATTAAATAATACTACTTTCTTCTTTCCCTTAAGTGAATCTCTCACCTTTGAGTGGCTATCAACAAAGCATCGAACCAAACATAAATAACATGATCTTCGTCATTAGGAACGTCAACCCCCCATGGACAGCTCTCTTTTAATCTTGAAATTGAAATGTCCTCAGATCCAATGATTAGGTTTCTAAGTTCCTCTATTTTTGATTTTGGTTCTAAAAATCCTGGAGTTGAATCTATCCACTCAAGTAATATATCCTTGTATTTTGTTAGTTTAAAGAAGTAATTCTCTTCATTTACAGATATCAAATCTAAATTAGGATGTTCTTTACACCTTTTTTTATGAATTTCCTTATCAACTTTAAATGACTCACATCCTACGCAGTATTTACCTTTGTAGTTCTTTTTATAGATGTCTCCTCTATCAACAAATCTGTTCCATATAACCTTCACTTTTTTATGATGTAATGGGTCAGAAGTTCGATAAAAGTTATCATACTCAATTTTAAATTTTTGACAGAAATCTACCCATATATCATTTAAGTTTGATATATGTTCTTGAATAGTTATTCCAAGCTCAATGGATTTGTTATAAACTTTTGCACCGTGCTCATCTATACCAGTATTAAAGAATACATTATCTCCATTATTCTTAAAATATTTAGATAATGAATCTGCTAATATAAATTCAAATAAGTGTCCAATATGTGGGACTGAATTTACATAAGGAAGTGTAGTTGTTATAAAAATGTTCTTGTTGAAGGTTTTAAGTTTTTAGTTAAGTACAAATATACGGAATATTTTTGATAATTATATATAAAAATAAAAAATAAATATGTCAGTTTGCCTATCCACCGCTCTCTATGAAAAAACCTACCAACATTATATTGACAATGATAAACTCAGAGGTTGGTTAAAAAAACTTAACTATAAATTTGATGAGATTATTATTATGTTTAATAATATATCCGATGAAGGATATCAAAAATGTCTTGAATATCTCAACTCAATTGATGAGAATATATCTCATTACAGATCAGTTGACCAAACAGAAGAAGTAGTTAAAGTATTTAAGTTAAACCCACACTATCAATATTCCCAAGAATATTACTATTCAATTGCTAATTTTTCTCAAATCATTTTAAGTAAATCAGACTATCTAATGTATATATGTGAAGATATCTCTTTAGTAAATGATTGTAGCAAATTTGTTTCACAGTCTATTGAGGTTATTAATAATAGACAAGATTGTATGGGAACAGGTATGAATTGGACATCACCTGGATATGGACCAGGATATGGAGATCAACCTGATGGTGATTCCCCAAAAAGAGAGGAAGATGCTGCTGAAAATAGTTTTGGAATACCTTTAATTAGAGATGAAAATTTCAGATTAACGGATAGTTTTGGTGACCATGTTTATATGATATCTAAAAAAAGAGCAATAGAAACTGATTACAATACTAGACATCCGGTTCCATCAAGTAGATTCCCAGGATATTCAGGTGAATCATTTGATAAAAGAATCAATCATTATATGCATAATAATAAATTATATAGGTTTGTCAGTAAGAAATGCTATTATGCACATGTTGGATGGCCTTACTACCTAAAAGATGAAACTTTTTAATACTAATATTATATAATACATAATCAAGTGCGAGCTTGATATAACAAAAAATAACGGCAATTTATGGCACAAGAATTAGATGATTTATTTAGTGGCAATTTGGATTCAAAAATGGAATTTTTGAACGAAAAAAAAGCGGTTAATGCTGATGGCATTTATCGTATCGACTTATCTAAAGCAAAAGATAAGAAAAAAGGTTACAAAAGTGTGATTCGTTTTTTACCTAATTTAACAAAAGATGGTAAAGTAGGACAAGCAGCAATCGAAAAGATTACGCACTATGTAGACATTAAAAATGCAAAAGAATTATCAGGTTGGTTTGATTCAGCGAAGAATTTTAATGAAAAATGCGCTTTGACTGATCTTTACTACAATATGATTAATTCAAAAAATGCAATTCTCATAGAGAAGGCAAAATGTTTAAAGTATTCTAAAAAGTACTACTCTTATGTCCTCATCATTGAAGATGATCAGCAACCAGAATTAGTTGGAAAGGTGATGATTTTCCAATATGGCAAAACAATCAAAGACAAAATTCTTGCTGAGAAAAATGGTGAAATTAGTGGTGTTTCGTGTAACATCTTCGACCTATCAGCGGGTAAAGATTTTGTACTTTCTGTAAAAGAAATACAAACAGGAGAGGAAACTTATCCTGATTACAAAGGTTCGGCTTTCAGAGATGTAAGCTCACTTCCTATCTTTTTTGAGGGTAAAGGGTTTAAAAATGCACCTTTAGTAGATGGTAAAATTGATCCTAAAGTTCAATCAACTATTAAAGATTTCTTATTAAAGAGAGATCATGAACTTGAAGAATTCTCACCAAAGAGACTAACTGATGAACAACAAGCTAAGGTAAATGAAATTATTTCTTATCTAACTGGTAAATCTTCATCGTCTTTCAAAAAAGAAACAGTAGCTTCGTCCGAAGACTTTGACTTTGAAGAATCTTTTAATACAGGCTCTACATCAACCCCATCAACTGATGGTGACGATGATGATTTCTTTAAAGATTTTTAATCAATTAGTGTATCCACTACCAAAAAAGACACCTATGAAAATAGGTGTCTTTTTTATTTAGTAAACTTTTGTATCTATACAGAATAAAAACAATGTATAGATATACAAAAAAATAAAAACATATGTTTCCAAACCTAAAGAATAGAAGATTTATTGATTTATCATCAAACGAATCATTCCAAGTAAAAGATCAGTTTGAAAATATTGCTATCTTAAGCAATAACCAAAGGGTTGATGTTAAAAGGCTATTAGATAGTAATTTCTATGATGAGCAAATTGACCCGAAAGACTTTCTTAGTCAACAAAGCTTAATAAGCCTTGCTGAAAAAATTAAATCAATTCCAACTGAAGCATTAAATACTATGAAAGATGATGATGGTCCCGCCATAATGGAATATGACCCAGAGGAAGAAAAACGGATGCTTATGGAAAAGGCTAGGCAAATGTCTAATCCAAATAGTGCTGCTCAAAGCCAGATAGAGAAGTTTAAAGACCTAATGGATGAGGAAGATATACCTGTTGTTCAGCCACATCAGTCACCTCAACATCAGCCAGTTCATCCTCAACCAGTTCAACTACAAGAATACCCTGTCCGAAATTCAACAATGGAAAATAACAATCCACATACTTCACCAGAAGATCCAATGATAACAATGTTTAAAAATACCAAAAAGAATACTGATCTAAAAATAACATTTGATATTGAAAATAAAATTCCTAGACCAGATTTTATTGAAATGATGGAAGATTCATATGAGGTTAGTATCATTGACTATCTATCTGAAGAATTTACAAAACAAATTTTAGAAAATCCCTCTATTATAAAGGATAAAATTAAGGAGGAAATAAATAAAATAGTATATAAAAGTAAGAAAGAAGTAAGAGTAATTCCAACTGTTTCAGAAGAACACAGAATGGTTTTACCGGAAGGTGCTCCCAAAAAGAAAAGAGCTCCTAGAAAAAAAGAAGAAACTAAATGATTGAAGAATCTTTAATAGAAAGTGCTAGGTCAATAAAAAGAGAGTTTAACTCCCTCAATGATACATTAGAAACATATGAGAATGATGTTAGAAAATTGGCTACACATTTTCTAAAAATATCTACCGAGTTAAGTGATATAGGTAAAAATATTGATAAAATGGACACCATTGAAGGCATTCGCGATAGAGTTTTACAAAAACTAGATGAGTTAGAAACCGAATCAGATAAAATCTGCAGTAAAATTAATAATGTAAATGAATCTATAGAGAAATTAAAGAAAGAAGAAATGGATCTATATAATATAATTAAAAAAAGATATCCGTCACTATCAGATGATGAAATAAAAATAGAAGTACAAAGACGAATATAAAAAATAAAAACCTTTCATACGAAAGGTTTTTATTTTTTATATATACTACTAAATATTAACCCACTAAGATGAGGATATCTAAATACATTAAGGTAGATAAAAATATATTAATTGAGTACATATATGATGACGGTAATTTAATAGGAGAATCATATAAAGTTGGTGTTAATATAAAGAATGGTAACTACAACTACATAGCAAATGATGTTAGTGGCACATTAAACACATCTTTAAACACGTTATTTCCAATTGATTTGGTTAATAATACTTATGGTAAATTTGATACCTCTTTGTATTCTTTCTTACAGGTTAAAGATTTTGCAAGTGGATTTCCTATCAGACATGATATTATAAAAGTTCACCTTCCGATAAACTACACATTCGGTGAATATCTAGGATATTACTTAAGAGTTTATGCATTTGATGTAACACTTAGAAAGACCTATGATTTATCTAATTTTTATTATGATATAACAAATCTAGACCAAGTAGGAACTGAACCAAATAAGGATATAATGGGATATACTAATCCCCCACTTTTCTTTCAAGAAAAATTGTGGGGTAAACAAATATCTATTGAAATACCATCATTATATGCGTTGGCAAATCAAAGAACAAATGGTGTCATAAAGGATAATACGATAAACTATAACCTAACATCTGGGGTTGGATTTGATCTAAATTCACCAATATTTTTAGACTTTCAATTTATAACGAGTAAAAGCACAGTCAATTCTGTAACAACTTATACACTAAATACCAAAAATACGATAACAATACCACAGTCACCGGAATTTGAAAAAATTGGTGTTAGAGTAGCAGAATCTATCAATGGTGATTTTTTTGAAATATATGGTGTTTATAATGATAACATCGGAGATTTTAATGACTTCATGAATAGATCCGTATATAATGGAAATCGATATTATGTAGAATATAATATAACTATGTATGAACAAAATATTCGAGGTAAGTCAATGAAAATTGTTGTTACTGATGACTTTCTAACCAAAGTAGAATACAGACCTATTATAAAATATTCAACTACAACTGCTATTATAGATATAGAAATGAACTTAATAGATGCGGTAGATATGTCACAAATAACAAGAAGGGCATCTTATGGTATGTTGCAGGATCAGGTTTCAAAATATAGTCTCCAATTAATGAAGATTAATTTAACCAATGCAAATAAACCAAAAATATACAACCTAAAAAATAGTATAAGTACGACACCAACTAACAACCAAAGCACCAACAACCTGGTCGTTGAGACTATTAAGGTTCCATATCCAGTATTAATTGATAAATATAACATTGTTGCAAAATCAGAAAACTCTACAGTTAATAGCACTACATTTTTTGGAATAGGTAAAATCATGATAACCATTTATCCATTTGATAATGTTATCAAATTTATTTTAGCAAATCAAATATCTGAAGGTAAAATTGAATACATGGATTTAACAAACATGGGTGAGATTAAATTGGTGATCAAAAATCAAAATATATCTACAGAAGCAACTTTATTTTCCGAGTCAGGAGAAATAGATTTATCAAAAGGATTTTTAGTATTTAAATTAGTATCTGGTAAAATTAATGATGTTAGAAGAATATATGATTCTGGTGTTAATGTGTTCTATATAATATCCACTCAACAAAACACATCCAGTGTAATTTATAGTGGATTATATAAAATATATGACTCATTAGATAATGTTGGTGAATTAAATCAAGCTCAATCTATAGACCAGCAAAATTTAGTACCAGGTAGTGATTTCCCATTTGCTGGAAACCAAGATGTATTAGCATCTGAAACTGCAGTTGTAACAAGGAAGACAGTCACAACTATTGTTAGTGACACAGGATCAACAGCCTCCTTTGTAACTATTACTGCTGATACAAATCAAAATATTGTTTAAAAATGAGGTTATCGAGTCAATCGTCGCAGTTTATATTTAATCTACCAAGTGATTTCTTACCCCAGGAAATTATTAACACCTATACTCCAATTCTAGAAAAGAATTGGGTGCAGTATGAGAACGTAATTGATTATATTAACTCTACAATTAAATCTGTTAATTTCCCAGGACTTAGTATTCAAACACCTGAGCAATCTTTAATACGAGGTAAAAAAAGGTCTTATAAACCTGCTACAAACGTTAATGATATTGTTTCTACCAGAGAGTTTCAAGTTACTTTTAGATCAGTTGATTCTGACTTAAATTATTGGTTAGTATTTGATATCTTTCAGAAGCACTATTTAGATGTTATTAACATGTATATTAATCCATTTACAATAACTGCTGTTGATATACATCGTGATGCTATTTATGTAATTAAATTTTTTGAAATTATCGCTCTATCACTAAGCGAGGTTAATTTTGATTACTCACAACAAAAAGTTAATCCTAAAGAATTTACGTTAACCTTTAAATTTAACTTTGTACAAATTGAATTTTTACTTAATAAATCTAAAGTAATGGAACTTGAAACCGTTCCAAGAATCATTCAGAAGATTTAATCTTTTTAATTACATTTTTAATTTTTTCCTTTCTTATAGAAGGGATCAACCCCTTCATTATTTCCCTATCAATGCTTGCTGATAGTTCTTCAGAAAGAATCTCCATTAATTTATCTTCAATGCTTTTTTTCATTTTTAAATATTTTTTCAAAAAAATCTAATAAATTATTAGTATCTAAATCATGTGGTAATTTATCATCTAAAAAATGACTTTCCTTTAAAATATTCTCATATAAATTATCATCATTATCTACCTCTTTAATATAATCAATGAGAGAGTTGATATCTTTAAAATCATAAGCATTGATAAATGACTTTGTATTCCAATCCTCACCAACTCTTGGATTTCCCCAATATATAGGAATACTATTTTTTAACTTAGGATGCACTAATTTTTCAGTTGTATATCCTGGATATTCACTATTTTCAAAGCAAATGGTAAATTTATAATTGTTAATAAATTCTAATTTATCACTAACGGCATACCCAATATTATTAAGTGCTCGTCCACCAGAATCAACTTGCTTATATTTTGATAATTCATAAAATAGTTGATTTCTTAATTGTGCATTTGGATTTGAAAATACAAAATTGCAGAACTTTGTCTTTTCTTTTTTTATTTTATCAAAATCAATTTCTTTTGGAAACTTATCTCTTATACCAGACTCATATAAGGTAATTGCTGATAGTGGGAATCTATAGTTTCTTTCATCATCTAGATAATCAAATGTCAATGAGTAATCACATTGGTTGTAATTAGGTCTCATATTTTCTCCAGTATAAAATACCTTTTTACAACTATATTGTGTATGTGAATTTCCAAAAACGCTGTAGATTAAAACATCTGGGTTGGTAGAAGTTTCTATATCATACCTTTCGGATAGAATGTCATATAATGTATTATCCCCATAATACATCTCTTTACTATTAACATTTATATCTGGATTATAGTTAAACCCACCCCAAAAATCTGCGAAGGCTACTTTTATTGACATATTATTTTAAATTTTTATCCATGAGTCAGGAACAATATCTGAATCATTTATATTTGTATGACTACCAAACCAATTTAATGGAGCCACTACCTTTTTATTTGGGTTACTATTTAACCAAGCTCCCCACCAACTAAATGAACTATTAGCTATTATATGATTTTTACACATAGACATTAACCACATTTCTTCTACATTAGAAAATCCAGTAGATCCCCCCATAAATATCATATTTTTGAATTTCAAATTATTCATACACCATTCAATATCGTCAGAAAAAACAAATATAAAGTCATAGTCTCCGATTATGTTTATAGCTTCTTCGTAATAACTTATTGGTTGAACTGGATGATATCCATTAGAACTTACGTAATCCGTTCTCCTTATATGCAAGGATAGTGTGTTGGTTTCCAATAATGGTGTCCTCTTTAGCCTACTTAATGTTTCTTCATCAGGTGATAGTTCTTTTCGTATTATATTTTGTGATTTAATAAAATATTTTTCACTTTGCCAAAATCCATTTAAAAAAACTACACAGTCATTAACATATGGTAATTCTTGAAAGTGATAATTATCATTTATTTCTATAATTGGTTTTCCAATATCAAATCTATTTATAGTACTAAACGTTAGGTTTTCAAAATTATATAATTCAAGTTGCCTAAAATTTTGATAAGGATAAAAAGATGTGTCAAATTTATGTTCACAATTATGAACATCTGAATATGATCGAGCCGCTGCCCATTGAAATAGTTGGTTTCCTAACCCGCCTTGTAATTTAGATATTATCATATTTTTCTATAAATTCTTTTAATTCTATTAAAACTTCATCTTGTTGTTTTAAATATCCACTATTTGAAAATTTAGTTTTATAATTGTAATCCATTCTATCTCCCTTGATAATTTTACAATCTGTTTTACCAAAAAGGTTTATTAGGTCAACTGTTTCTATTGGTTCATTAAATAAATTAAATACCTTTTGATCTGAATATTTATTAGATAGATACTCAATATCCGAAAATAGGTTATCCAAATTATACCATTGAAAAGTAGAATTCTCATTTATTTCAAATGGTGTACCATTTAATAGATCATAAAGTACGTTTTTCTTTATTTTTTTATTAAACAAAGCAGCTAGTCTAAATATTTTTAAATCATCACACTTAACAAACTCACGTATCATCATCTCAAATAGATATCTATTTGATCCGTATCCAAGTTTAAATATGTTTGGTATATAGTCTTCGTTACTACCCTTTGGTGAGTCACTATAAACGTCTACTGTTGATATAAGTTTGATGTTAGAATATTTCTTTCTAGAAAGAATATTTATAATATTGTTAATATTATCTAAATCTTGTTTAACATTTTGAGTAACTATTCTTTTATTAGAGGATAGGCAAGTTAATACTAATTCATCACCATCATTAACAATTGACTCAAATTCATTAATATTTGAACTATTAAAAAAATAGTCAAACTTTATATTATCTAATAATGTTTGACCAACTAAACCAGTATATCCAACAATTATTTTATTCATATATTTTATATTGTGCGTTATTTTCTCCACCCAAAAGATTATGAAAGCAAAATGGCTTGATATCACCATACTCTACGCCTTGTGGTGTTATAAGCGTCCTTTTGCCGTCTTTAAAAGACTCAATTAGTTTCTCCTCATGTGAGAAGTATTTTGCCAATTCAAATGGTGCAAATGTCATACCATTATCAAGAAACAGACTTCTATTCCAAATACATATTTGAGCATCCTCATTATAATTTCCATCATGTGGATGCCATGGCATATTTTTTAAGGTTGGTAACTCCATTAATCTTTTACTCCTAATCGAAATTCCATTTCCGACTTTTATTTGTTGACCATACTTATCATAGAAACAAGTGAACCCCCAAGGAGCTCCTATATAATCATAATGTAAAAAATCATCTCTCCACATATCAGGATTTACTACATATCCATCATCTTGTATCTGTAATGCAAAATCGGTATCTATATACTTATGTAATTCATAGATGACAAATCTGTTATATTCAATAATATCCATTTTTGGAACTTTAACAACCTCGATTTCATTATCAACGACATCAACATCAGTAAATAGTTTAACCGATCCAAAATTAATACCACTCATCGACTTTTTAAGTGCTTTGACTGTGGTATTTAACCTAATAGAGGTTATACTAACTAATGTAATATTTGGTAAATCTATTTTAGACATATATAAACTTATTACTTTTAACATCTGCCGGGAAGCATCCATTTTCTGGTTTATCATAGTAAATCCAATTTTCAGGAGCTACCGTGATATATTTATCACTGAGCCAAGCGGCCCACCAAGAGAAGGTAGAAGGTGATATAATACAGTATTTAGAATAAAATAATAGTTTATAATCAACCATCATATCATTAGATATAACTTCACACTCTACATCTTTAAATACATTTTTTGTAATATCTACATCTTCTGTGATTACTAATATTTTGATATTAGGATTTATTTCTTTAACTTTTTCAATAGCATCTAAATAAAATTTAAGTGAAATATAAGTTTGTCCCTCACCAAATACATGAACTCTAAAATGTATATAACAATAATCCTCGACCGGATATCTTTCCAATAGTCCTTTTGTTACATTATCCATATCTAACCTAAACCACTCCTTTAATTTATCTTCAAATCCGTCAAAATATTTTTCAGTTTGATAGTATCCATATATTCTTGTAAAATTAGGAATACTAAAAATATTTGGATCAAATATTTGTTGAGGATTTTCTTGATACTGATATAATAATCCACCATCTATTTCTCCACGATCTAAATTAGGAAAGTAGTTATATAGATGATGATTTGGATCTTCAGGATGTGGAAAAGGGGGTTCACCAACATTTGGAAGATAAAATTTATATCCATTTTTTTCTGCTATTATACGAGCTATTGCATATTGAAACATCTGGTTTCCCATTCTGCCTCCGAATGATCCGTGTATCATAAAATATTTTTAATTATTAGTAATTGTAAGATCCTTAGATAAGGAATCCCAATTATTTATCATGTATTCCCTTACACATTCTATTCCTTTATCCAAAGGAAATTGTATAGTGTAATTTAGAGCGGACTTAATCTTTGAAAAATCAACTCTATAATCTCTTGGATCATCAAAGTCTACGAACTTTATATCAAAGTTCATTCCACATTTCTTCAAATTATCAACTATATCTCTTTTTGTGAAGTTTAGTGAATCATCTCCAAGGTTATAAACTCCTTGTAACTTATTTTCAACTGCTAAAATTATCATATTACAAGCATCATCAACATATAAGAATGGCCTCCATGTCATTTCACCAAAAATACCGATGTACCCATCTCTAATACCTTCAAATATGAATTGATTTATAGTAAGATCAATTCTCATTCTATGAGAAATTCCAAATAGTGTAGCACATCTTAAAATGAGATGTGACTCTAAGTTATCTATTATATAATTTTCAGATTTGATTTTAGAATCAGAATATAGTCCTAATGGATTTAATTCTGATTTTTCATTTACAATATCACTATTTTTACCATAGTTTGAACAAGTGCTTAAAAACACAAGTTGCTTATTATTGTTTTTACAAACATCTGATATAAATTGTGTTGATAAAGTATTTATATCATAAATGATATCCTTATTTCTTTTACATACAGGCTCACCTACCAGTGCTGCTAAATGAACAACAATGTCATTATTCATTATTACATGCTCTAATTTAGGATGGTCTGTTACATCACCAACAATCAACCTATAATTTTTGTTACTTGTAAATTTTTCAGATACCTTATTATCATACATCAATTTATCATATACGGTCACATTGTATCCTTTTTCTAATAGTTTTTCGGCCAATTTAGATCCGAAAAATCCTGCACCACCAGTTACTAAAATATTCATATTAATCTTTTGTAGAGTTTCCTATTTTTATTAATCTAACACCTGTTTGTTCTTTAATAAATCTCCAAGGATCAATTACCGTCGAACCTACTGGAAATTTATAATCTAAAAAAATATCATGATTCGTACCAATGAAAAATATACTAGGTCTATTTAAAGGAGCTTCCTCATTATCAATCCAAGGATCATACATTTCTAATTTAATTCCCTTTTCTTCTAAAATGTTCTTTAATAGTATTGACGGACTTCCTAATATAAGATTAGTTTCTTTTTTAAATGTTTTACCAAGTATAATTATTGGCAAATTATTTTTTTCTCTTTCTTCAATTATTATATCGCCTAACCACTCAGTTTGCATTTCCCGGCAATTCATTAGGTTATCATACCAATCAAAACTTAAGTCAACTTTTCTTGCTAACCAAGAAAGGGCTATGTTATCTCTAGGATGACAACCACCACCATCTCCCATTCCACCTAATAAATATTTAGGACTTATTAACCTTTCATTTGCTAAGAATAACCCCTTCATAACATTATCACAATTTATATTCTCAAGTTTATGTGATAATTCCATAACAGTATTTGCTAAGCAAACCTTCATTGTTATATAGGTGTTATAAGTAACTTTTATCATTTCGGCTTCTTCAAGTGTACATTTATACACTGGTTTACTATGTATTGTTGAGTAGAATTTTTTAACTACTTCGTAGGCTTCATCATCATCTACACCAAATAGAACAAACTCAGGAGATGTAAAATCTCTAATTGTTGTACCCATAGCAATAAAAAATGGATTATAACATAGCTTAATATGATTACTTAACAATGGTTTAATCTCATTTCTAATAGTACCTGGTAAAACAGTTGATATAATAACTACAATTTTATCAGTTCCAATTTTCTCAACTTCATCAGAGATTAATTTCATACCATTTTTTAACCAAGTATAATCAAAGTCTATTCTTTCTTCAGGTATCCTTGTTGACCCCTCATACTTTGGATGGTGTGGTGTCTGAATCGGAACAAATATAATATCTGAATTAGATATTACTTCTGAAGCTGTTCCCCATTTTATATTGTGATTATCTAATAATTCTTGAGCACCTTCTTCTCTATACGGAAGTTTTTTTTCATCTAAAATGTCTTTAACCGATGGATTGATATCATATCCATAAATCTTGTGCCCTTTTTGTTCGATGGCTAGTGCACAAGGTAATCCTAATTTGCCGAGTCCTATAAATCCTATCTTCATCATTTATCTTTTATTTTTTAAATATGATTAGTATATCATCATATCTTTCTTTAACCTTTCTTAAATCTACTAACACCGGAGAGTGTTCTGAAAGTTTATCCATTATTGATTGGACTCTATCAGGATAGTTTCCATCAACATCTTCCATGACATAAGTACCACCCTCATTTAATCTACCAAATAAGAAATAAAATGTATTTATCATATCTTCTGTTACATGACTACCATCATCAATGATTATATCAAATCTCATATCACCAAGCTCTGAGCTAATTCTATCCATATCATTGATATCAGAAAATATCATTTTTACTTCTTTATTCTCATCTTTCCAAATTAAATTATATGGATCAATATCAATACCAACAACATTGCTACTTTTTCCAAAATATTGTTTCCACATATATAGGCTCCATCCTCCCGAAATTCCAATTTCGAGAATATTAATAGGTCTACCTAAATATTTATTAAAATGGTCATGGTAGGTCTCAAGATAACTATGCACGCTTCCCTTATCAACGTCATATTGTGTTGTATTTCTCTCACCAATTGTACCTGGTTCTTTTCCGGTATATTCTGTAATAAACTTTCTTGATATTTCCCAAGCTTCTTTTAATTCCATAACTATATTTATTTTTTTGCTAATAAAACACCCGCTTGTGGTGCATCTACGTAAGTGAATTTACCTTCCGCATAAACTGTGAACCCCCATTCCTCAAATTTTTCTCTAAATCTATCCAAGATATCATATGTGTGGTATTCTAAGGCAAATACCTCAACAGTATTCATATCTTCTTTTGTTAATGTGTAGAAATTCGTCTCATATCCTTCAATATCACATTTAATTGCTGTGATTCCATTATTTGATATTAAAGTTTTTAAGTCCTCTGGTGTTTGAATCATCTTCCATATAAATGTGTATTTACCATTTTTATTGATACCCTTTTCTTCTACAATTCTTTTCAATCTCTCAATTTCACTTGGTTCGCCATTCCAAGCATTTATAAGTGGTCCACCATCTGGGTTTCCATCGACCCCTATTACTTTTTTAGCCCCACTTTCACCTAAGAAAATTGGACTTTGTTGAAACTCATCAATATGTGCAACCGCTCTTCCACATCCTAAATCTAGTAAAACTTTACCATTTAAGTCTATATGTGGCCAATGGTCAACTGAATCTTCTGTAATGATGTTAAATCTAATCATGTTTTTTTATTTTATTTTTATACGTTTATAGTACCATTTTGTAAATCTTTAATAGACATAAATATCACACCACAGTCTATTAATTCCTTATTATTTCTTTTAATATCTTCAAAAAAATTCCAAGCTAATACAATTATAACATTAGGTAAATTTTCAAAGCAATAGTCCTTACTTCTAATTGGTATATTTACTCCTGGTATAATTTTACCAACTTTTAAATTATTATCCTCAATTGTGTATTCAATAATATTATTGTCTATTCCAAAGTAATTAAGTGCGGTTGTTGCTTTCGCAGGCGAACCATACGCTGCAATTTTACCAAATTTAGACTTCAATATATTTATATTAGAATTTACATTTTCTTTTATGACTTTTAATTTCTGTGCAAACTTTTTATAGATATCATGATCTGTCATTCCTACTTCTTTCTCTTGACTTAAAAATAAGTCAATACTTTTCTCTATGTTTGATTTATTTTTCTTAATAAATACTCTAATTGACCCGCCGTGTGTATTTATGTGCTCTACTTTATAAACACATAATCCTAAGTTTTTAAAGAAATTATTTATAGAAGTAACTGACCAATAATTAACATGCTCATGATAAATATTATCAAATGTCATATCCTTAATAGTATCCAAAAGATATTGCACTTCAACAATAAAACTACCGTCCTCCTTTAATAAAGAGAAAGCATTTTTTGTAATATCAATTAAAACGTCTGAGTGAGCAAATACGTTAGATGCTGTAATCAAATCAGCTTTTCCGTATTTTCCTGTGATTCTAACTACAGAGTCCTCATCAAAATACGCATTAATGGTCTCGACACCATTGTCGTTAGCAATTTTAGCCACGTTTTTAGCTGGCTCAACACCAACAACTTTCACTCCTTTTTCCTTCAATGGTTTAAGAAATATACCATCATTACTTCCAATATCAACAACTAATGAGTTTTGATTTAGATTAAATTCTTTAATATATTGATCCGCCGCTAATTCAAAGTGTTTTCTAAAAGAAGCTGCAGTTGAAGAAACATATAGGTAATTATCAAACATCTTTCCAGGAGGAACAACATATGACAACTGGACATTATGACATTTTTCACAATGCTTTATTTCTAAAGGAAATAGTTCTGCTTTTTCATCTAAACTATCTAGTAGATTATTGGCTAATGGGGACATACCTAAAGAAACAATATCTGTAAGATCATCATTTCCACATGCTCTACATTCTGTCTTATAGTTTTGAATTAGATTTTTTCTAAAATCTTCATCAACCAGCACATAAGGTATCGTATGTGTAATTCCATAGTTTTCATGCTCTCTTTCTCCTCTAACTAAATTTAGGAAAATAGAATCCTCTAAAAATACCATAGTATGTGCAACATTCGGCCTAATTACAGATAAGTCACCAGCTTTGATAATTCTAGTTTCTATTTCAGCATTTGGAACAGAAAGATCTTTTGTTACGCTAATATATTTACCAGTTATTAATAAACATTTTTGCTCCTGTATTGGATGATAATGATTAGCTCTAACAGATCCTGCTTTTGACTCAATGTATCCAATTAAATTAATTGGCTCTGTTAATTCAAAATTAGAAATTTTACCTCTAGCATCAATATATTCTTTACTACCTCGTATAATATATTCTAAATCTTCTGGATGTTGCTTTAGTGTCCATTTTTCAATCATTTCTTTAATACTACTTTCGATATTATAAAGAAATTTAAATCCGGTGGATAATAATTTTTTATTTGATAGTGTATATCCAAGGTTTGGAATTTCATCACTTGTTTCAATTATATTAACATTAGGATTAAATTTTTTACATAGGTTAGCAACCTCTTTAATAGTCATATTTTCATTTGTTAAATGAAAAGTTTCTCTTGATATTTCTGATTCTCCCAAAAATTTCATTGCTCTTACAACGTCTATTAGATTGACTAAACTTTTATATTGAACACCACCAGAGAACAAACTAATTGTTCCATTTTGTGACGCAATTTTAGAAAAAAGATTAGGCATGATGTTTATCCTCATTGTATCGGTAGAATACCCATAAACAGATCCAAGTCTTACGATAACATAATTTAAATCTGAATTTTGTAAATCAATTTCAGATTGAACCTTACCAGTTGAATAGGTTAATACAGGACTAGTTTCAAAAGATTCTTCGATGTCAAATTTAGTTTCACTCAATCCTTCATATACAACGTGTGTAGATGGGAATAGAATTCTACAATGTTTGGGAACATATTTAATAACATTTCTAGTTCCGTTTATACCATACTCTCTGATTTCTTTATCTTTTTCTACATTAGATTGTGTTTTAGTATAAGCAACATCAGTAACACCAGCTAAATGATAAACTAAATCTGCGTCCTTTAAGACATCTTCCATTAATTTGTCATTTAAGATGCTACCATGAATAAACTTCATACCCCAGTCAGTTATTTGAGTAACTCTCTCGGATACAAATCTGGAATCCATTACAACTATTTCTTTATATCTAGCTTCACCTGAATATATTTTACATAACTCAGTACCTATGTAACCAATTCCTCCTGTTATAACTATTTTTTTCATCTTGATCTATTTTTTATATTCTATTAAAATACTTAATCATTGTTTTTTAAGTAGCTTAAATCAACCCGTTATTTTTGTAAAAATTCAAAGCTTCACTCTTACAGGTTTCAAAATCTGATATATTTCCGTCCCTATCCATATATTTAAAAAATCGGGAGTACAAATCACCTAAAGACCAATATCCATTACTTAAGTTAGACCTTCCCCAATATTTAGGACCTAATATTAGTTTAGCACTTTGATTTAACCATCCACCCCACCAACTAAAAGAAGAATTTGCTAGTATTAGGTATTTAGAGTTTCTAACAACATAGAAGTCAAAACCTATTTCAACATGAAAACATGGAACACCTGGTATATACCTTTGAGCAGTAGCAGTATCATCTGTTATTATTATAAATTTAATTTGAGGATTTATTGATAACATATGATCCATACAATCTCTCCAGTATTTTGGGGATGCTATTAGATTTGGAACAGAATTCCATTCACCACCCCTAAAGTTTATAACACATAGATTATCATCAAGTGTTAGTCCTTTTTCAACTAACATTTGTTTATACTTATCAACATATTCATCTTTAAAACTGAACCATTGTAATACGTCTTCTCTTCTATCTATTAGATAGTCTTCTGATTGTGATTTAATATGAACCATTGTATTATCTTGTATATTAAATACATTTGGATCATACATGTTAATACAACAACTATCAGTTGGTGTATTGTGTACTTTTAATTCATCATAATATTCATTTGGAACTCCTTCAAACATAGCTAATCCCATAGAATTCTGTCCGATTATTTTAACCTCCTTTCCATAATCAATATTCATGAAGTACATTTGACTTTGTCCGTGTAAATAATCATGTGATGGGGTCGGATTTACTCCCCACTCATAACCTAGTTGTTCAGCAACAAGTCTACATATGACATAGTTCCACATATGATTACCTAAGTTACCAGTTAAATTTGCTGTTAACATATTAGTTTTTATTTTTATATTTATCTTTAATAATAAAGTTATTATTGAAAATAGTATAGATGCCCCTTTCTAAAATAAATACTTCACCCGGTCTTATATCCCATGAGGTGATTTTTTTAATTAATTCGTAGAATTCCTTATTATATTTTAATACATCTTTTTTTGTTATTAAATGACATCCTCCTGGTGTAAATCTTATGTGTGTTCCAAAATTTGCGTTTTCGAACACTTCATTAAAAAAATCTCTAAATCTGTGAAAGTATTTTCCGGGATGTACTACTTGTAATAAATAATCCACCTCAAAAATATTTTCCCAATAACCATCACTCTCATCCACGTATGCATATGATCCCGGAGTGTATAATGGAGTTGTTCTTATATAATTTTCTATTGGTGTATAGAAATTATTTTTAATTATCTTTTCAAATTTTTCTTCACCACAATGTCTTGGGATAACATCTGCTTTTACAAAAACCATTATCTCAGGTAAGTTATGATAGTTGTTAACTATAAAATCAGCCATATCATAAATATTCTCACCTACGTTTATTTGCTTTTTTATTTTATCAGTTTCTTCCCATCTATCTGCTCTATCATAGATTAAGTAATCTTTTGCATATTTTGATACCCATGATTGAGATAAATCTTGTGTTAGGTGATTATAATCGGTTATTACAAAAAATGGACTATTCATTATTTACATTATACTTTGACCATTTTCCATGAAATCCAAAAGGAGTTATTCCCTGTATTTCAGGTATTTCTGCTTCGTGTGAGAAGTATTTAGCCACATCAATTGGAGCATATACACATCCTTGAGCTTCAATTAAATGTCTGTTGTGGCAGGTAAAAAATCCATCCTCATTAAAATAACCATAATATGATCTCCATTCTAAGTTTAATTTAGTCGGCATTTCTAATAGTTTTTTAGTTCTAAACGAAAAACCGCCATTACCAACTCTCATTATATTACCAAACGGATCTCTAAAACTTACAGAATCGTTTGGTGGTGGTAACATCCAAGGTGCTCCTATATAGTCATAGTTAAAGAATTCATCTCTCCACATCTCAGGATTAATTACATATCCATCATCTTGAACAATTAATACATAATCAGTATCTATGTACTTATAGAGTTCAAAAACTACAAATCTATTATAATTTTCGTAATCCAATCTATCAATCTTAATAATCTCAATAGTATCATCTGTAAAATCTTCAGATGTCAATAACTTGGATGCACCAAAATTTATACCATACATTGATTTATGTATCGCTTTAATTGTTTCCGGTACTCGCAAACAAGCTACAGAAACTATCGTTACATTTTTTAAATCTATCATCTTATTTAATTATTTGTATATTACCATCTTGGTAATAATTAAGTAATCCAGTTCCCCAAGTATGACCAATGTCGGTTATGTCGTATTTTTCTACTTGCAATCCGTCCCACCAAACTTTCATCCATGGTGCCCATGGTAGGTTTATATCATCACAAAGAACATATCCTTTATATCCTATTCTCTCCAGCATATCAGTAAATTTTTGTTCCTGAACACCGTCATGAGCAATATCAAAGAATATTAATTTAGCTGACTTAATTATCTCTGGATCCTCATCATTGATATCCATTAATTTAAATTCTAAATTTGTATAGTCTTTAGCAAATGGAAAGTTCCATATATGCATAATATCATAGGATATTACTTTATTATTTTTATTTTGTGATAAAGAAATAGCAGAATCTCCCCAATTTGTACCAACATCTAATATTGTAATTCCGTCAAACATATTTGATAGGTATGTTAACAACTTATAATGTTCACCATTATTTCCTCTCTCATCAGCAAACTGATGAGTATTGTCTAATGGTGCAGTATATCCATCATAGTTAAAGTCCTTTTTGTATGATTCAGTACTTATACTCCTTACTTTTTTGTAATCTATTATCATTTTAATTTTTAATTTTTTCTTCTACTTCAGATATGATATTATCATATATTACCTTGATATCTAATTTAGACATATCTAAATTCAGTGCCTGTTGATATAAATGATCATTATTTTCTAATAATTCCGCAGTTACCTCCGTAAAATCGTTAACCATAAGTACAGGAAATCCTTCAAATATTTTCTCTAAATACTTCGAACGGATAACAACAGGAACTCTTCTCATATATAATACTTCCCAATCTCTGTGACATTCACATCCAATAGCGTTTCCGTCAGGACAAATCATGAACTTATGATTTTTAATATCTAATAAATAATTTACATATTCATTAGTTCCGGCTGGATTTTTAATTGTAGCCCAAGGTTTATCTGAAAAATATTCATTTATTTTAATTCGATTTGGATTATGTCCAACATTATGACTCATATATAGTAATTTAGTTGGTGGATATTCTTGATTAATGAACGTTGATAATATATCATGTCTGTTATCCCATGGATACAACTTTCGTTGAATTCCATATGGGACAGGTGTTACTTTGCCTCCAAATGAGATTGCATTTGCCGCATAAACACCGACAACATTCTCTGGTATTTTATCAAAAATAAACTCATCAATTGGTGTATCATCAAAAAATGAAAATATAACAAACTTCATATCAGGTAGCTTAGAGCATAAATCTAATAAGTCATTTTCTCTAAAATATTCAACCACGACTTTGTCCTTGTATCTTCTAGATTCTTCATTAACGAGTTCCACAGCCGAATATTTTATACCTGATCTATTATAAAGTCGGATACTATCAATGAACAAGGTCATGTAGGATTTCTTACCGACAATATCTCTGTACTTATTCATAAACTCTTGGTTATTAATATTAGCTGGTTTCATATATCCACCAAATAATCCTAATCCAGGGTGATCCCCAAATGAATAGTCACATATATCTCTTATGTATGTTGGGTCTAATAAATTCATATTATTCTCTTATTAAATAACTATATTTTTCTTTTATAAGATTAACCATTTTTTCTGGGCACTCACTCATATCTGTAACTAACATATTTTCATAATAAAATGTTTGTATTGGATTATTATAAGTGTGATTTCCTCTTCCAAATGGATCTTGTTTATTATTAATTCTTTGCTCAATTCCATTTAAAATGTATGGATTGTTAAACTCTTGGTGTGAATAACTTTGTATTTTATTTCTAACTCTATCTGGTCCACCAACAAAGCTAAAGTGCCACCCAGCATTATCTATTCTCTCATAACTTTTGCTCTCATTTCTAAGATGTGTTAATGAGACATCCTTTGTCTTTGAATATTTTACCACATAAGCACCATACCAATTAGTATGAGCAACCATATTTACATAGTAGTAATAACAATTTTGCATTAGACATTTATCAACAATATTGCCTTCTCTTATTTGGTCAATAACATCAGGGTTTGAAATTTCATCCAAATCAGATACCATAATTAAATCATCGTCTTCACAATTGATTAAACCCAATTTTATATACTCTCTTTGTAAGTAATCTCTACAAAAATTAGGCCACCTCTTTAACTCGTTTTCGTGTTCTTCTTTATCATAAATGTCAGATATGATATTATACATATCATTGTAGGGGTTACTTTCTTCCTTCTTTTTAAACTTTAGTATATCATCTGGATAGCATTCTTTTATATGAATAATTTTATCCATATACTTTTCAAATAAATGTTTATTTTCATCAAAATAATATGGTTTGTCCATATTTGAGTGTGTTTTATTTGTTTCACTTATTACAAAGTAGTCCACATGATCATATAGTGTACTTAGTCTTATATCCAATACATCAAATTCGTTGAAGAATTGAAAGCAATCGTAAATTTTCATTTTTTATTTATTTTTTATATTTATTAATTACATATTGAAGCTCCTTATTCATAACTTCAGAAGTTACTGTGTTGGAGACTCTTGTGCTCTCATCTTCTCTATTAACCACAGTAATTACATTACAAATTCCAGGAAGTCCATATCTATCAAATAGCATTTTATAATAGTCGACATCCACTAACCAAAATAGATTTTCATCAAATGGCATGACATTTTCATTTTTAAACATCAATACACTTGGTGAGCTTATAGTGTTTTCACCATATTGTATGTTGTCATGATATACTGGATAAAACGGTCTATATAAATTATATCCATCTTCAGTATGACAACAAGCAGTAACTAACCAATATTTGTCATTATTTGTGAATTGAAAGACAAGATTTTCCAATGATTTATCATCGAATAAAAAGTCATCCTGACAAAGAATTTTAATAATATCACCCTTTGCCTGTCTTATTGCATTATTAGTATTATTTGGAAACATTCCTCTCCCATCTTCATTATAGAAATGTTTAATATTTAATTTACCTTGCCATCTTTTACAAACATCTTCAATTACATGTGTTGTACTATGATCGGATACAATTACCTCAAAGTTTTCATAAGTCTGAAGAAACATTCTTGTAAATGAAAACTCCAGAAATTCTGCTCCTTTACCTTTCATTTCATATGTTGGTATACATATACTTATTAATGGTCCCATTTTTATTCATAAATTTTGAATTCAGGTAAAAAAGTAATAAACTTCCCACTGAAATTGTCTTTAACACTTTTCATAATAAACTCCGCAAAATTGTGTGTTAATATTATCAAATAGTCTACCTCATGTGTTTGTAAATAATCTCTACTTACAATTTCGATACCTGTTCCAGGCATAAATTTTCCCTGTTTTATATCAGTGTCATCTACGATATATTCTATTTGTTCATTTGTTATTCCTATTGAGTTAAGAAAAATACATCCTTTTGCCGCCGCTCCAAATCCTGCTATTTTCTTACCTTGTGATTTTAGTTCTAAAATTAGATCCTTACATTTACTTAAATGTAATTTTATTTTAGCACCCCACTTTTTATAATATTCTAAATCATATTTCTCTTCCGTTTCTAAAAATTTCTCTAAAGTTCCATCAGAAATCATATCAGAGTCTTCTCTAACCATCACCAATCGTAATGTACCTCCGTGTATTTTCTGTTCCTGTATTCTAACAATTCTTAAATGATGTTTCCTCATCATTAGGTTAAGTGGAACTATAGAGTAGTAATAAACATGCTCATGATATATCTGATCGAATTGTAGGGTTTCTAAATCATGTATCCAATAGGGAAATTCTAATACCCATATACTGTCTTTATCTAAGAGATTATGAACACCTTTAGTAAAAGAGTTAATATCTTTAAGATGTTGAAAAACATTTGTTGATACAACTACCTTTGCTTTTCTCCCCACCTTTTCAGATACCTCAAAAGAAAAAAAGTCACATATTGTTGGTATTCCTTTTGATTCAGCTAATTTTGCTAAATTTTCAGAAGGATCGATATTTAAAACATCCCACACTATCTTTTTACAATCTTTAAAAGCATTTAATAAGGTTCCATCATTACCTCCTATATCCACAATTAAATCATCATCTTGTACATCAACAATACTATCAATATATTGAAACATAACCTTACAATGTTCTATGTATGGGCGGTTGACTTCAGATTTAAATAGATAGTTAGAAAATAATTTTTCTCCATCAACAGCGCAACTTAATGCTGTTAATTTAGACTCGGTATATAAGTCAATACTTAGTGGATATCTTTCACAGTTAATCGATTCCTCTCTACTGGTATTTAGATTATTTACCAAAGGAAAGTTACCTAGGTCAAAATATGATATTTTATCTTGGCTATCGGTTATAGGACATTTACTTATAATTTCGTAACTCATTTATTTAAATTTATATTTAATTTTTTTATTGACATAGATATATCCTTTGGTACATAATCTGGAGAAAATGCTGCCTCAATATTCGGATTTCCTCTCTGAGCCAAATCAATCATTGTTTTTAGTTCTGTTCCAATATTATACACTCCATTTAAATCCTTGTTTATAGATTTAATAATTAAGGGGGCAATATTTTCTACATAGTCAAAATTTCCAACTTGGTCTATCCACGATTTATTGAAAGGTAGAGGATTTGGTTTATGCATACACCTACATATTAAATAATTATTAGATAGAAGTTGAACTATTCCATCTCCTAATAGCTTTGTATAACAATACCAATTATCACAATGTACCGGGACATCTTCTTCTGTTGCGTTTCTAACTGATCCAGCATATAAATACTCGGTTGATATATGGACTAGCTTTATATTATGTTGATTACAATATTGAATTAGATTATATACATATCTATAATTTAGATTCCAGTGTGATTCTTTATCATTTGAGTATGTATCTGTGTTCGCTATACAATTAACTACGATGTCATATTCAGAAAAATTCCAAGATTCAACATCATCAACATTAAAATTATCTTTCTTTCTAGAAATGTAATTCCAATTAGTTAGTTTAACTAACTCCGATCCAAGTAAACCATCACCAAGTACTAGTATAGATTTGAATTTCATATTTAATGGCCTTTCAATTTCACAATTAATACAATTAACCATATTATTACCAGGATGCTTAGCACACTCACCAAATTTTAATTCTCCCATTTTTCAATAAATATTTTTTCAATGTAATTAAAAACATCATCATTATAATGTGGTGATGCTCCTAAAAAGAATACTTTGTCTAATACAGTATTTGAATTAGGATATTTTTTCAAATCATCTAAGTGTTTAAATCCAGGATGTAATAAAATATTTCCTGCAAAGTAATTTCTAGTTTGTATTTTATTTTCCTCTAAAAAAGAAACCAATTTTCTTTTTTGCTCTTTAGACTCACATACAAATGGTGTTCCAAACCAACAGGTTTCTGATTTTTCTAAACTTTCTATAGCTCTTAAGTTTGACACATATTTAGTTAAAATTTTAGATATTTTATTTTTAGAGTTTTTTCTATTTTTATCAATCTCATCAAACTTTTTTAATTGTTCAATTCCCATAGCACCTTGTAAATCAAGAGGCTTTAAATTATATCCCATATTAGCAAATACATATTTATGATCTATTACCCCATCATATGATTCTAACCATTTATCAAATCTATTACCACAAGTTCCACAAGATAAGAGGTTAGCTGATCCAACACAATAACAATCCCTTCCCCACCAAGATATACTTACAAATAACTTTTTAAGTTCTTCTATATTTGTAGATATCATTCCACCTTCTCCAGTTGTAATATGATGTGCTGGATAGAATGAGGTAGACCACGCAACATAGTATTCATTGATATCTTTACCATCCCATTTCGTCCCAATACTGTCACAACTGTCACCAATTAATTTTAGATGATGTTTATCACATATTTCTTTTAGTCTATCCATATCTGGTGGATTACCCAAAACCGGAGAAACGAATATTCCTTTTGTTTTAGTAGTTATTTTGGATTCGATTTGACTTAGGTCAAAATTCAATGTGTCATATTCGATATCAATGAATACTGGTACTAAATTATTTTGTACCAGTGTGGAAATAGTTGTTGGAAATCCAACAGGAGATACAATTATCTCATCTCCATCTTCCCATTTAAAATACTTTTTTAATCCTGCTATCAATACTAAGTTAGCAGAACTTCCTGAGTTAACCATGTGTGAATATTTAACTCCAAATTTCTTAGAAAATTGACTTTCAAATTTATGTACATTTTCACCAGCAACAAGCCATTTTCCATTTAATAATGTGCTAATTGCTGCTAATATTTCCTTATTGTCCCAATATGGACCTGAGTATAAAACTTGATCTTTACCGGCTACAAAATTTTTATTGTATAGATACTTAGGACTATTTTCTTCTAAATATTTTGATACGAGTTCTAATATTTCTGCATTCATTTATTATTATTATTATTATTATTATTATTATTATTATTATTTTAATAAAACTGTCCACACTTTGGACATGAGTTAAATCTTTTCGGATCTTTTCTTTCACCACATTTTGAACAAGTTGGTTCGGATCTTTTCCATTTCAGCCATTTTTCCATTCTATCTCTTTCTTCTTGTATCCTAAGTGCTTCTTCAAATTCCTGAGTAGGAACTACTAAATTTTTTTCGACTTTTTTATCTGTTATATCTCTATATAGATTGTGATCTTTATTGAGTGCTATTAACTTAGCTTTAAATGGAACATCTGAATTTCCTTGAAAAAAGGCTTTGTTATCCTCTGGATAACAATATCCTGGATCTAGTGATATTGTAGGTGGGTTTTCAAATAAATATTTATTTAAATGTGACTCATCATGCCAAATTGCTATTATATTGTTTCTATGATCTGTTTCTATGTTATGATCTAGCCTAAAACACATTTTCATAAATCTTTTATATGTACCCCCATTAAATCCCCCAGCATAATATTTATTTTTTGATCCAACCGGAATATAAGCTAATGATTTGGAATTTCTTTCGGGTGTTCCGGATCCGTCTTCTCTGTTCCAATATCCCGGATGTAAAGTTCCAACAAGATCGCCTAACACTTCATCACCTACTTCTGATACAAACCTCATATCAACATCACAATAGTATAAATAGTCCATTGATGATAATATATCTGAAGAATTTTGGAATATCTCATATCTTCCTAGAGTCATCCAAGGCCACTTTTTGTGTTCTGTTTCTATCCTAACCACCTTTCTATCTGTATTCAAATTTATTTTTTCATTGGTAAAAACAAAATATGTGACTTCTTGATTCTTTAAGAAATATTCATCTGCTGTAGATATCAATTCATCTAAGAATTCGATATATTTATTTGTAGCAATCAAAAGCAAACCAACTTTTTTAGAATGTTTTTTTGATTTTTTTCTAGCTTCTTTGACCTCTATTATAGAATCAGTTTCAGATATCTCTTCTTCTCTCTTTCTTGAAACCTGATCTTTGTGTATTCTATAATTTAGTAAAATTTTATCACATATATGAAACCTATAATCATTAACAGTTCTTTTCCATAATAGTAAATCCTCTCTTGGAATTTCTTCTGGGATATATAAATTTTCTTCTAAGAACTTTTTTGAATAACAAACAGATGGGTGAGCTATTACATTATGATCTTTTTCTAAATTTTCTGCGATATCAATTTTGGAAAAATCCATTTCCCTAATCTCTACACTATTTTCATCTATATAAACAAAGTTAGAACTAATTATATCATATCCTTTATTAATGTACTCAAGTTGTATTTCAAATCTATTCAAACTATAGTTATCATCCATATTTGTATTAAACACGGCGTCACAACCATCTTCAATTGCTTTATTTAAAATGAAGTTCATGGCTTGTGCATGATTATCAAATGGATTTTTATAATAATGATATTCTTTATCTATTTCGAATTCCTTATGTAGTCTAAAATTATCATCACCATAATTCAATTCGTATATGGCAAAATCTTGATGAGTCTGTCCTAAGATAGACTTAACACACTCCTCTATCCATCTCTTTGGATATAATTGTGATATATTTTTATGATAAAAAACAACCCCTATTTTCATACTAACTTTTTTTTTCTTAAAAAACCCTTTTAAAAGGTTTCTTATTGAATATCTCTTTTTCGGTATCTTTTTGTAATTTTCCATATAAAGAATGGTCATTGTTGGGGTGTAGTCTATAGTAATAAATTGGTATATTATTAAATTTAATGTTTTCTAGTCCAGCCATTTCCATTAGTGGTGTCATGATAGCTATATCATAACAAGTTTTATAGAATTCTCCATTTGCATCTTTATAGCAATCAAGATTAGGATCTTCCACTAATAATTGCTTATAAAGTTTATACTTGAATGTTCTTAAATGTGATGCCCAATATCCACCTCTTCTAAGACTAGCAAATGATGTTGGGTTATATTCAATGCAGTGTCCAGGTGATCCATTTGGCCAAGCATATTGACCATATGTTAATAGTGTGTTATCATTATATAATTTATCAATAATATCAATAGCATCTTTTCTAAATAAGAAATCATCCCCGTCTAAAATACAGATGATATCATCATCATTTAAATTGCTTTCCATTATTCCATAATGTATATTTGGTAATGCGGTTATTCTCTCAGAAGTTCGTTTTATAACGAATCTGGGTTCATTTGGTAGGTCATCTAAGGTTCCATCATCAGACACATCATCACAGAATATAGCTATCCAATTTTGATTATTTTGAGCCAATAGTGACTCATAACATTGTTTAATAAACTCTTTTACATTTCGGAATGGTATTATAAATACAAATCTATTCATATAGATACTCTTTTATGTTTATAAAACAAAAAAAGAGAAAGTTTAACTTTCTCTTTTTCTATTACTGATTTAATACCAATATTATTTCTTCTTAGCCTTCTTTTTTTCTTCCTTGAAAATCACTTTATCAGCATCTTTATCATAATCCATAACCAGTTTAATTCCCTTTTCTGGATTATTAGATATGATTTCCTCTGTTAGAGTATCCTCAATGTATTTTTGGATAGCTCGCTTTAAAGGTCTTGCTCCATAATCAATATCAAATCCTTTATCAACAATGTAGTCTCTAAGATCACTTGTTAATTCAAGCTCATATTCGAGACCCTGTACTCTTGTAATAAGACCCTCTAACTCAATATCAATAATTTTATTAATATTATCTTTTGTTAAAGAATTAAATGTGACAATATCATCAATACGATTGAGGAATTCAGGAGCAAATGTTTTCTTTAATTGCTTTTCAATAACTGCTTTAGATTCTTCATCACCTTTGTTTTCTCTACTTTTAGTTAGAAATCCCATACCTGTTCCAAAGTCTTTTAACTGTCTTGAACCAGTATTTGATGTCATAATAATGACAGTATTTTTAAAGCTTACCTTTCGACCCATCGAATCTGTCAATTGTCCATCGTCCAATACCTGAAGTAAGATGTTGAATACATCAGGATGTGCTTTTTCAATTTCATCTAATAAGACTACTGAATAAGGTTTCCTTCTGATTTTTTCAGTTAGTTGACCACCTTCATCATGACCAATATATCCTGGAGGAGCTCCTACCAGTCGAGATACAGTAAATTTCTCCATGTATTCACTCATATCAATTCTAATTAAAGAATCTTCTGAATCAAACATATATATTGCCAATATCTTAGCTAATTGGGTTTTTCCCACGCCGGTCGGACCTAAGAATAAGAAGGTTCCAATTGGTTTATTTGGATCTTTTAATCCAATTCGACTTCTTTGAATCGCTTTTACAACTTTTGAAACAGCATCATCTTGACCAATTACCTTTCCAGTAAGAACAGATCCCATTTTAGAAAGTCTATCATTTTCCTTCTGGTTAATTTTTTGTAAAGGAATACCACTTATCATCGAAACAACTTCAGCAACATTATCCTCACTAACTAATTGTTTGTGATTTTTTTGGTCTTCTTCCCATTTTCTCCTAGCTTCTTCAAGATTAGTTGTAAGTTGTTTTTCAACATCTCTCAATTTAGCAGCCTCTTCATATCGTTGACTTCTAACTACCTCATTCTTCTTTTCCTTAACCTCGAGCATTTTAGATTCAATGTCAGTAATTTCTTTAGGAACTATAATGTTTGAAATATGCACTCTTGCTCCGGCTTCATCTAAAGCATCAATTGCCTTATCTGGAAGAAATCGATCCGTCATATAACGAGAGGTTAGTGTTACACAAGCTTGTACTGCCTCAAGACTATATTCTACGTTATGATGTGATTCATATTTATCTTTAATATTTTGTATAATTTGTAAAGTTTCTTCTTCCGAAGCAGGCTCTACCACCACCTTTTGAAATCTTCTTTCTAAAGCTCCATCTTTCTCAATATGCTTTCTATATTCATCAAGTGTTGTAGCGCCGATAATTTGAATTTCGCCTCGAGCAAGTGCTGGTTTAAACATATTAGAGGCATCTAAAGATCCAGATGCTCCACCCGCACCAATAATAGTGTGTATTTCATCAATGAAAAGAATAACGTCCGGGTTTTTTTCCAGTTCAGCCATAAGCGCCTTCATCCTTTCCTCGAATTGTCCACGATATTTAGTACCAGCAACCATAGAAGCTAGGTCTAACATCACAATTCTTTTATTATAGAGAACACGGGAAACTTTCTTTTGTCCGATTCTCAAAGCAAGTCCTTCAGCAATTGCTGATTTACCCACTCCCGGCTCTCCAATTAGTATTGGATTATTTTTCTTTCTTCTTGATAAAATCTGTGAGACTCTTTCAATTTCTTTTTCGCGGCCAACGATTGGATCAATTTTTCCATCTTGAGCTTGTCTTGTTAAGTCTCTACTAAAAGTATCAAGTACTGGTGTCTTTGATTTAGGATCAGCACTTTTTTTACCACCTTTAAACTTACTATCACCCTCATCATCATCGTCTTCATCAATTGACATTTTTACTTCATTGATTTTTTTCAATTCTTCAGGTGTTTCTTTTTCAAAGTATTTATCCATTGTTTTTAGTTTTATTAGTTTTTATTTATATTTATTTATTACTCTAAAGTTCTATGCCATTCGTATGTTCTTAGGATGAAGGTAATCACGTAAGAATAGAATCCTATTTATATTTTCTTCGGTATCATTAAATTGTAATTTCCACTCATCATAATCTGACTTTTCATCAGCCAATGATGTGTCTAAAAAATCAGGATCATTTCCGTTATAATCTGGATACTTTTCTCTATTAAATACCCTTTCATCAACGATAAAAACAAATGCTGTTAGTTGGTCTCCTAAATCAGGCTCATGAAAGGTAGATACATAAACACCTGCATCTCTTAAATTCTGTAGATGCCTATTTAAACCACCTAATCTATCCGGATTTAAATTAGTAGTAGTTCCATTTAATATAATAAATGTTTTCCAATTTTTGGCCCAATCTTGGTATATTGGTGAAGAGTGATATTCTAGCCCATATTCAACTACAGCATGTCCAAATTGAATACCTTGTTGAATCGGACTTATATTATATGGAACGAGTCCATACATTCTCAATTCTAATTTTTCCATATTATTTATTGTATTTTATTAACTTCTTTCATAGCAATAGATAAATTCCTATTACTGAATTGTTTCAAACCAGTTACTTCCATGAGTAAGACATCTGAAATATAATCTGGTATAACTACTCGATAGCTCTTCTTAGGAATTTCTATTTCAGCAACTATTAGTCTATATCCATTATCAAAATTATCAACCTCCCATTTTAGATCTCCATATTTATATATGTATCGTTCCTTAGATATAAATCTAGAATTTGGATCCCTAATACATTTATTTCTAAATATCTCAAATTCATCTTTTGTAAGTTCTTTCTCATCTTCGATATTTACACTTTTGGAGACAGATTTTTTAATTGTATGTATATAACTATCTCCGCTTATTTCAGAATGATATGTTCTTGCTCTTTCCCATATATTACTTTTATTTTTCCAATAATATTGGTCAATTAAATACTTATCATCATATTTTTTATTAGGCAACGCTTTTAGCAAGAATTTTTTTTCTATTTCTAATTTCATTCTTAGATGTTTTTACAAAATTAAGTAATTAAATTGATACTTAAATAAAAAAGTCGGTTAAAAATAAAATTAACCGACTTTTTTATAGTTTTCTAAGAAAAATTAAGCATTTACAGATTCGGATAAGTAAGAACCTGATTTAAACTTAACAACCACTTTTTCAGGGATAGAAATAACTTGACCTGTTTTTGGATTACGACCCTTGCGAGCTTTACGCTTTGATGCGGAAAATGATCCGAATCCAACAAGAGTTACTTTATCACCATTAGATAATGCTGTTTTCATTGATTCTGTGATAGAGTCAATAACTTCACCAGCTTTAGTTTTTGTTAGGCCAGTGGATGATGCTACTTGATTAATTAAATCTGATTTGTTCATAATATTTGTTTTTATTGTTTAAGTATTATATGCTTGAAAAATCAAAGGTTTTAAAAAATTTAAGATTTTTTTCAAGCAGGGCTTGATTTGTTTATAATTTTATTGATATTCAATTGTTTATATTTACCTTTAATATAAGGGATTTGATTAATTCAATAATGTTTCTTTAAAAATTTGATAATTACTACCAACCGAGTTTCTATCATTTAATATAGCGAATGATACTCTACTATAAAGTGAAGAAAACCCACTATCCAAAAGACTCTTAAATAACTCAGATACAAAGTGTGGATCATTTTTAAACACTCCACATCCAAATGCACTAAGTACTAAATTCTTACATCCATTTTTATATGGTATGTATAGCATATTAGATATTTTTTCTTCCATGATTTCCTCATAGTTAGCTGGTGTTGATTCACTTCTATTAATAGCAGCAATTGTAATAATATCACAATCAAATGATGGTATTACCTGATAATATTTATTTTTGAAAAAGGTAACATCTTGTGTATAAATATATTCATCAATACTTAATGGATAAAATTCTTGTGGTAATCCATACATTAAATTAGACCTTCTAGCCAATTCTTCTTCTTGAGCCATTGCTCCACTTTTAACTCCACCACCCGGCTTCTTATAAGATGCCATATTAAGCATACATGTCTTTCCTTCTTTTGATAGGCGACTCGCAACCTCAATACAATCAAGATTCTCAACTGTGATAATTCCTGGTTTCTTTATTATATCGGAATCCAATTCAATTGAACTCAATCTATTCTTACTACAATGAAGATCTTTATTATACTCTCCATTTTCTATATGACTTACTGTATCGGTAAATACTCTTATTAATTGTTCTCTCATATTATTTTTATTTTTTCCATATTGATGAAAAAGTATTTTTTCCATATAAACAATACATTCCAGAATTTTCTAAAACGTTATGTAAATTTATAATATTAACATCATTATGCATTGGCATAATTTCTTCCTTTCCGGTAAGATCAATAAGTGGTATTAAAACCCCATTGTTACTTACATAAGATGCTAATTTTTGCATATACCTTACTTGTTGTTCTTCTTCTAAATGTTCTATTACAGCATCTGTAAAAATAACATCATATTTTTGAGGAAATTCAAAATCATTTTGTGGTATGATTATTTGATTAACATCAATATTTCTTTTTTCAAATCGCCATTTAGCAAAATCTGATATTTTTGATTTTATATCTGCGTAATTAACTGACATATCTGGCCTCATCATTTTAATAATCTCACAGAATAATCCTAATCCACCACCAAATTCTAAAAATGATTTATAATTTGGATTAATAACTGTCTTAAATAAGAATGGTGAAAATAAATTAATCTTACTAATTAATTTATCTTTACTTGTATTATTGGATAATAGGTCATAAATATATGTATCAGATTCCTCATAAAAGTCAAAACTATTCTGATATTTATGAAACTCGGTTTTGTTTATCAATTGATAATTTGATAGTTTATTGACTAAGTTAGTCATGTTCTCACCACTAAACTCCACATAATCATTTATCATTTGGCTATTTCTAAATTCTCCTATCATAACTCTGGATTGATTTTTAATGATGAATAATAAGCAATATACATTTCATTCTTTGTCTTTTCTTTTGTATATAATTTGGTTACTAAGTTTCTTCCTTGTTCCGACATTTTTTTCATTTCATCCGGATTACTAACTAAATATTTAGTGTGATTTATTAATCCATGTATATCACCGAACTCAGCCATCATAGATGTAACTCCATGAATTAGATATTCCTCAGGTGCTCCACATTCCCAAGATACAACACAACATCCGGATAACAAGGCTTCCACCATAGGAAATGATAATCCTTCAGCTGGAGAAGGTATAATAAGAGTGCCTACATCCTTGTAGATATCTCGTAGTTCTTTTGGTGTTACATTATCTACTACCACAAGTTTATCACCAAACGCCTTTTTAAAAATATCCATTGTATTACCCATTTTTCTAGGCAGCATTAATATTTTATTTGGGTCATTGATCCCGGTTGAATAATTTTCAAAGTCGAAATAAGGTGTAACGGATGTCCATTTTAATTTTTTCTTTCCCACCATCATAGCAGTATCTGGCCAATCTACTGGTCTATCAATTGGTAATCTTGTTCGATGTTGATATCTCTCATAATGAGCTGCCTCTATACAATATGATAAATGTGTCCAATTGTTATATGTCCAATAGTGATTTTCCCAAGAGTGTTCACTCATTAGAGCCCAGTTTTGTAAATATGTAACTCTTCTAACAGGAACATCAAAGTGTGGTCTCCATCCGTAAATTTCAGGTAAAACGACGATATCACCTTCTTGAATACAAGGTAGATTATACTTATCATATCTAAATCCAACATTTGGTATTTCTACCCAATACTTTATTAGATCAGTTGGATCACAAAAATCATATGGATATTCACTTAATACCCTTGCTTTTATCCCCAATTCGTCTGCTATTTGACATAATCTATAGCAGTTATTTATACCACCAGTTGGAGCATCAGTTGATGGCATGAGAAACCATATATTAGCTTTCATCTGTTAGTTCTTTTAATTTTTGATCACGAACTTCTTGGATCGTGTTATTCGAGCCTGTTTCCCATTTTATTTTAAAATCATCTATGTATTTTTTGGCAGAATCCATATCAGCAAATTTAACACCGTATAAATTCGGATAAAATAAGAGTAGACTTACAAAATCAGTATTACAAGAAATTATTCCCTTACCGCTTCCAATATCATCTGTCATATTTAAAGTGTTAGTTGATACTGATGTAGTAGTAGATACAGCATAATATGACCAATGTACCTTATTCGTATCAAAAACACCAATAACCCTAAGTGTTACTTGAATATTACCTCTAAGATAGTCTTTGGGGTCTACACTATATAATGTTTTACTCTTAAGCATATTTTCTTTTATAAGTTATAAAATGATAATCAAAATCACCGTTATTAAACGTTTCTCTACTTTCTTCTTCCCACGTATCATCAATTTCTGGAAAATAGGCATCTCCATCAAATTCTTTATCAACTAAAGTAAGTTCTATAACATCTGCTCTTTTAATCATTTGTTTATAAATTTCACCACCACCAATAACAACAATATCATTGAATATTGGTAAAACTTCTTCTAAATGATTATAGACATAAACACCTTGTGGTGCAAATGTCCTGTCTCTTGTTAAGACAAGATTAGTTCTATTTGGAAGTGGTCTTCCAATAGATTCATATGTTTTACGACCCATTAAAACAACCTTATCAGTCGTAATTTTTTTAAATCTTTTTAAGTCCTCGGACAGATGCCATGGTAATTGATTATCCTTACCAATAACTCTATTTTTCGAACATGCTGCAATTAGTGTTATCATTTTTCTTCAATTATTTCATCAATTCTTTTATCTCTCGCATAAGCTTCATCATAGTCTGCGGGATCATATCCCCACATTTCACAAGCAAATACAGTATCTCCTTTTATATTTTCTAATAGATTACCATTTTGTAATTTATAAGTTCCACAATTACTACCAATATCTTCATCTGCATAATTTATAGTAAAGCTAATTGTAGGGTACTTTTTTGACAACTCTTCAATAACAGGATATGGAGTAGACCATGCTGTCTGAAATGATATAGTATTTCCACAAGATGAAGAATCAGAAGAATTCCATTTTGTGCCCCAGTATTTACAATTCCACTCATACCAATCTTTACATCCATATTGGATTATATTTTCATAGGCAAGTCTACCTAATTCTTTACTGTATCTATTACACTTTTTAATGTATTCACAGAGTTCGGATGTATTTGTTATATTTTCTGTCTTTACCCAAGGATATGATAGATAATTTACTAATCTAATATCTGATCCAGTTTTTTCAAATTCATAAATAGCTAAGGAGATATCAGTATTAGTACCAGACTCTATTTTCATAGACTCTGGCGATGGAATAATTTTTTCAAAGTCAAAATTAGATTCATCTGATTTAACAGAGAACATTAATTCATCAATAATGGATTGTTCACCTTCAACTTTGATTGTATTAATTACGTAATTCGGCATAGTTTATTTTTAATTCCAAGTATATTTTATTAATTCTATTTGTGATTTCATCATAAGTTTTATATTTTCATAAGCGAGTTCTTGTTTAGGAAATAATCTTCTTGCTTCTTTTAATGATGGTAAAATCCAATCTTCGGCTTCTTTAACATATTCCTCTTGTTTTGTTTTGGTAAAAACTCCAACAATTGATTGTAAATTATGAATCCTATCACCACCTTTTCCAATTGAGGCAATTGGGTCAGATGCAATTCCACTAAAATAAACCTCGTTAGTCTTCTTTACTCCTCTATAAAACTTAGTTAATTTTTCAGTAGATCCACTTACAATAGGTCCAAATTTTTGAGTAAGTTCATCAAACGAAACGTCATAATCTTCTGGAACATCATGTAATAATGAAACACAAATTGTTTCAGATGGATATTCCAAGTTGTTAATAAGACTTCTGATGTAATGTGTAATTGTTAATTGGTGCTCAAATTCGTTTGTTACACCATCCTTACGTTTTCCGGTATGAAACTTAGATGCGAATTCTAAAGCCTCAACACATTTCAGATAATCAGGATTTGATTGAGCCATTCCCAATAACCAATAACGTAGAGAAATTTTCATCTTATCATACTTAGTCATAATTAGATTATTTTGTAATTAAATATACAAATTTTTATTCAAATTTCAAAAAATAATATATACAATTATGATATAGATAATTTCACTGATGATGAAATTAATACTATCAAAGATATAATTAATAATTTTGACATTAATTCTAAATTGGAAAAAATATATAATAGTCTTATTCGACTAAAAGTTAGAAAAAAGGAAATAGATATTTCGAAAATAAAAGATGAATGGTTTTTAATAGAAGTTAGAAATATTAATAACTATGATAGAAATCCAAATTTTTTATTTAAAAGTGATCAATTTGAGGGTTTAGTTTTCCTAATTAGGAAAATTATATCTGATATGATAACAAACAAGGCACCTGAAGTACGATAATTATTTAATCTTTGATATTAATATTTGTTGAATTTTAATAATGATATTATTTAATTCTAAGATCCTACCATTAATAACATCAGACGGCCGGCGTTTTAATTCATTTTCTAGCCACTCAAGCCTTTCCATAGCTTCTTTATATAATATTTCTAGTTCATTCATAATGAAACAACTTTATCGAATCCTTCTTCATGTGAAACTGGTTGATAAGAAGATAACATAGTTTTTAATACGTGTTCAGGAATATTTTTGTTTTCTTCTTTTTTCCTTTTTTCATTTCTTTTTTGAATCTCATCCCAATCAACAGGTGGAAAAATAACCGCAATCTTACTGTAGTTATCATCAAAATAACTTAGTGTGTGTTTTCTTCTTTTAGAAGTTAAGTTTGTCATATCCACAATAACATTCTCACCATTATCCGAGGCTTTTAATAGTGTTGATTCTAATACATTATTAACCCTTTTCTGATCAACATTTTTGAATGCTTCGTCATAATCATCACTACCATATACATCTAAAACTATCTGATCTCGACTTATTAGTTTTACATCCTTATTAGCAAAATTCTTTTTTATCCATGTTGTTTTACCAACCAATGGAGGTCCAATTAAAATTAGGACATAAGGTTCTTTTAATTTATTTACATTCATTCTATTATCTTTTTTAATTTGTTATCTCTTGATATACTCTTTATATATTCTAAATTTTCGATATTATTTTTCAAAATAATAAATCCCTTCACTGAATCCGAATCTAGTTCTTTAGAATTTAGTTTAAAAAACCTCATATAATCATATTTATCATCATCTTTGAAAAATTCTTTGGTTCTATATTGAGATATTAATATCGAAAATCCCAATACTGATAATTTTTTAAAAGAATATATTTTATCTTTTTTTACATTATAGAATATAACATTCTTAACCAAAGATACGAAAAATTTCTTAGAAAACAGATCATCTTTAAGTTCCTCTCTCATATATTCCAGTAATTCCTTTAAATCATTTTCTTCCATAGTGATGAAAATGTATTTTTTCCATAAATACAAACCATATCAGATTGCTCAAGAATAGAATGTATTCTTAAGATATCAACATTTTTCTTTAGTGGAGATTCTGGATTTTCTCCACTGATATCAACAAGTAGACATAGTAAACCATTTTTAGATGTAATATCAATCATTGATTGAACTAAATATTCTTGATCAGGGGAATCTAAATATTGTAAAAATCCATCGGATACAACAACATCATAATTCTTATCTTTATCAATGTATCCTATAGTTGATATATCTAATCCTTTTTTCTCAAACCTCCATTTTGAGAAATGAAAAATCTCATTGTTGATACTATTAAATGTTACTTTTGAGTTAATTAAATTTTCTTTTATGATTTCAGACAAAACACCCACACCACCCATATATTCTAAAAAAGATGTATATCCAGACGATATAATCATATTCATCATATATGGTGAAAATAATTGATACTTAGCAAGTAAATGAGCTTTGTCAATATTAAATGGATACCTGATAATATCATAGATTAAATTTTTTGAATCTACTAATATATCGATTGTGCTTTTTTCTCTATTTTTTTGATATGAACTGATTTCTTCAGTAATTAATTTATTACAAATAGATATATTAGATTCAAGTATATCAACACTTTTACCCGAATATTCAGAATATTCTTTAATCATCATTTTTATTATTTTTAGTAGCAGGTATAAATTTTACTGAAAATTTACCTTGATTATATTTGATGTAGTTCACACCAATAATTGTTTTAGCATCTTTAAATCTAGTTGAAAGAACCTCTTTTAAATCCATTACAACAATGTCAATATCCTCATCTTCTAATCCACCACCTACATGTGTTTGTTCTGACACTTCACAATAGTAAATACTAATTACCTCAGTAGTACCGCCTGGTGACATATAACATTCATCAATTAAAACAATTGAGTCTGTTTTATATCCAATTTCTTCGTCAATTTCTCTTATCATAGCTTCCCTTGGGTCCTCACCAGGTACATCCAATGTACCTGCTACAATTTCAAGAATATCAGAATTGCTACCAGGCCTCCATTGTGAGACAAAAATAAATTTATCTTTTTTAGTATCATAAACAATCGCTGCAACAGCATCTTTACGAACCATTACTTCTCTTTTGATTTCTTTCCCACTTCTGGATTTAAGGGTTAATTCATCAACTTTGAAATGCCCTTTGTACTTTGTTTCTCTATTTGATACCATCTAATTAATAATTTTTTCGTTGTAATATTTATATAACAATTCACATTCTGTTAATGATTTATTTATATCATCTAATAACTTTGTTTGACTCTCTGATCCTTCATATTTATCTAGTGTACAATCAGACAAATCCTTTAATTCCTCAATTGTATTACTTAAAAAATCAACTGTTTGTATATCGTTAATAGAATCTACTTCTAATAACTCTAGAACTTTTAAAAAAGTTAAAAATTCATAGTGTGTATAATCATCATTTTGAATTCTATTTTCCCATAATGATATTTCATCTTGTATTTGATCTTCATTTAGTTTTTTAAAATAGTCTAAATATAAATGTATATCTGACTCTGACACAATATTACTTGTTTTCATATATACTTATAATTTTTACCTTATCCTTTTTACTACTTAATAATCTATGATATCCATCTATTACCCTCCATTTACCATCATCCAATAAACATACTCCCTTTATTAAATCGAAATGATTATCCGTATAATACTCTAATTCATTGTCAACTTTTTTTCGATAGAAGTCTTGTCCAAAAATTATATCTGATTTATTTACTTCAATAACTTCATAGTTTCGTGTTTTTATTTTTTCTAATAAATATCCATATTCTAGAATTAGTAGATACTCAATTTTTTCTTTTAAATTTGGAAGAGATAAAATATGATCAATATCTGTGCATATTTTTTGATAAACTACATCAGAAATTTCTATTGAATCTACTTCATCACCATAGTACCCACTACTCCAATGAGGATCCCAATTTTCTGGATCCCATAATTTATTAATCCTCAATATTCTATCTATACAGTAAAGATCAATTTCTTGATTAAATCCGTACAAAATTTGATTTAATTTATTATCCCTCTTATATTGCGTGGATTTTGTGTTAAATATTTCACTAAAAATAGAATTTGATATGTATAGAACATCAATATCTCTTATTACAACATTTGTTATGCGAAAACAACGGCATATTCCTTCATCATCACATCCATGATTTTTGCAATCAGTGTTTCCTTCTGTTTCGTAATTTATACTATATTTATAATCTTTTTTAAACATTTTTAATTTTTTTTCTAGGTGTGATTTTTACAAGTTGGTTTGTTGTAGTTCTACAATAACCATAAAAATCTCGATTTTTTAAACAATCTAAAATTTTTAATAGGGTACTACCACTAATTCTTTTTGAAAACCAATCCGAGACAAAATCTGTTTCTGTATAATGAGGGAATAATTTATAGAATTTTATTCCATCAATTGGTGTATTGAAGTAAATAGATTCAATATCTAATTCCCTTTTATAAGTATAGACTAAAACATTAATCCTATTAACTATTAGTCTCCTTAAATCTAATTTCGGGTAAATTTTATTTAAAACAATTGTCATTCTCTTAATTTTATTGGTGAATAGATAAAATGTTTTAGACTGATTTTAAATATTCTTTATCTATAGGTCTTAAAGTTTCAACTCCGTATAAATTGATTCTGTCTAAAATAGAATCCAAATTTAAATTTTTTAATATCCACGAATTCAATTCAAATAAAAAGTTATCATAATCAATATAATTATAAAAATCAATATAATATTCTAAATCGAGTTCTAAATTTATTTCATTATTTATAACTAAATCACTATAGTCTTCACAAAGGTAAGGAATTAAATTGTTATTTAGAATATTTTCATACTCTTTCATTTCATTATGTGGAATGATTAAATATCCAATATACTTATTATTAGAGTTGTAATAAAATGATGATAAAATAGAGAACGATTGTATTCTTTCCTTTTCTATATCAGTTAATAACCCATATATATCGTTTAGGTAAGGTATATCAGTGTTAAATGATATTTTATATAATCCTATATTCATATTTTATATATTAAGAAGTTGATTTTTATATATATGTATTAGTATATATATCATGATGTTACATGTTATTAAAAAATCAATATAGTATGGTTATCATTAAAAATGTTAAGTATGATATTTACCAATTTGCACCAATTACTATTCAATGTAAAAGCTATTCTGAATTGCTAGATGCCTCCATTAAATTGACTAATAATGGGTTAAAGCTAGACGTTTCATATACCGAAAATAATGATGTTTGCTATAATGATAAGGAGTTATTTCAAAAGAAATTCTATTTTTCAATAAAAAGAATAAATGAGACGGTTGATGAGGGTTATGAATTTTTAAAAATGTTTGATATATTAATTGCAGATGCTATAGAAAAATATTATATTTTTTATAAGGAAGAATGTGGTGAGGAAGAAACAAGACAAAAAAGACTTAATGATTTAGGAATTTAATATATAATTTATGATACACTTAAAAACCTACCAACATTAGAAATATGATAAAGGATATGAATTTTTAATCTCCAAGTAATTTATTGATAGTGTTGATCCTATGACGTATAACTTCATATTCTTTTTCCTCAACAATTTCAGCATCATCAGTTACAACTTCATATTTAAAGATGTTATTTTCATAAAATGAAACCAAAAGATTACCATTAGGTAGTATTCTAACGACTTGACCTAGTAATAAATTTTTTCTTAACAAAACCTTTTGATCTACATAATATTTTTTCATCTTTACTATATATATCAAAACTAAAATGTTAACTTGATTGGACTCGAACCAATATTTTTCGCTTCAGAGGCGAGTGTAATTAACCGTTATACGACAAGTCAATTTAGTTGCTCCACTTGGACTCGAACCAAGCTCTTCTGCTTCAAAGACAGACGTAATCAAACCCATATACAATAGAGCAATGTTGAGATGGTAGGGGTCGAACCTACAGGGGAATTTCTTCCACCGCTTCAAAGGCGGATGCGTTACCATTACGCTACATCTCAATGTGTTTTAGGGGCTGGATTCGAACCAGCATTTGAAAGTTCAAAGCTTCCCATCCTGCCGTTAGATGACCCTAAAATATTTGTTATCTCGCCTGGAATTGAACCAGGACCTGCGGGACCAAAGACCGCCGTGATACCACTTCACCACGAGACAATTTAAATAAAAAACCCCACTCAAAACAAATTGAGTGGGGTTAGTTTAGCAATACAACTCCTTATCAATCTGTTCGATCAATTTGTTGTTGCTGTTGCTGATATGATATTACGATTCTCATTTTTTAATTTTTGTCGAGATGGCAGGATTCGAACCTGCGAGTTCTCCTGCTCCCAAAGCAGGCGGGGTAACCGGACTCCCCAACATCTCGTTATTTGCGGTCCCGATGGGAATCGAACCCACTACGGTTTTTAAATCCACGGAGTGACAATCCGCTGCACCAGCCATTATGCGCCGGGACCAACTTGTTATTCAACGTGGATTCGAACCACGACTAACAGGACCAAAACCTGTTGTGCTACCGTTACACCATTGAACAATCCTGACTTTTTGATAACCTTAGAAGTCTAACTAGTCCCTTCATCAGGGAATCGCGGTCGCTGATGGATTCGAACCACCGCTCTCCGGCCCACATGCCGGCAGGGACGACCTCTCCCCTAAACGACCCAATGCCTGCTTTATACAGACGCAGCCCTGTTGCGGTCTATACGAGAATCGAACTCGTGACATCAGCGTGACAAGCTGACATTTTACCATTAAACTAATAGACCTTTCCTTTTTGCGGTACCAACGGGATTCGAACCCGCACCTACACTCATAGACAGTGAGGTAGCCCTGACCAATGATGGATGGCACCGTTTGATTTTTTATTATTACACGCTAGAAATCTAACTAGACCTGTCGAAAATGTTGGATTCGAACCACTCCTCTTCCTTCCAGGGGAAGTATGCAACCGGTTTACAACACATTCTCGTTTTTTAATTCTATGATTCCCTTTTATGCGGTCTATGAATTAATAACAGTCTCAATCAGTCGGGTAGACAGGGCTCGAACCTGCATTCACTCCGGTCCAGACGGAGGAGACTCCCAATTGTCCACACTACCCGATATAAAACAAAAAAACCCATTTAGTTTAGGCTAAATGGGTAGTTATTTTGAATTAATTTTAAATCGTTTATAACATACAGATAGCCTTTCCCTTATCAGGATCCTGATCGGGTTGTTGAGTCGGCTGAACTTGTATGTTAATAAATAATTTCATAATAGTATATATTATATTTTAATTGTCCCTTTTAGTTTATTTTTTCTTTTGTTACACAAAGATACGAAATCTTTTTAAACCAACAAAATTTTATTTAATTTTTTTTCTCTTTCCTCCTGAACTAGTTCAGGTATAATATCTTTAAATAAATCATATAGTTCTTTATAAGATTTAATGTAATACATCGTGTAATCCTTCATCGACACAATTTCAGTGAACTCTTTTAAATTATCATAAGTTATTTTTAAATACTCAGATGTTTGACTTCTATATTTATTGATATTATCAGATTGGTATAAAAAGTTTGCAATCTTATTATTAATATCATTATACCTTTTGAATGCTTTATTATAGGAAGAGTGACTAATTATGATATCAAATATCATATGTGTTGACCTATATATTATATAGATAGATGATAATAATAAAATAAAACGAATAAATATCATACTAAATATTTGGACCCACTACCTGGAATAAAAGATTCCAATTGACGAATAGAAGAAGATGAAACGTGTTCATATTGCTTATCACACATAATAAACACTGATTTAACCTCAGGTTTAAAGTCATGTATGAAACTCAATTGATTATTTTCATAAGCGAGATCATCACCATTTCTTAGACCTCTAACTAATACAACATCGTATCCTTCTTTCTCTTTTTGTTCAATAAACTCATGTAGAAAGGAAAAATAGGCTTCAACCTTTCTTCCAATCTTATTCTCTAAAAGAGACATTTTTTCTAAGGCTCCTTTTCTTACTTCATCTAACGACAATTTAGCTGGATTTACACCCATGGCAACTAGTACATTTCCTTTTCCAAAAATTTTTTCTGCCTTTTCCAAAATATTCAAATGACCAATGTGAAATGGATTAAATGATCCAGCGTATATTGCTAATGTTTTCATTTTAATATTTTTAATAAATCTTATCACTAACTCCTTTATAATCTTCAATTTCTTTTTTCCAGAAATCAAGATTTGGTAAGAATTCAGTTAGATCAGCTCTCAAGCATTCTGTAGTATGATCTGCTGGCTCATTGTGTTTGACCACAAGTTTGAATCCATCCCATTTGACCGCCTTATAATCTACTTCAAGTGATTCAAGTATTTCAATGATGGATGATTTTTCATCATCAATTCTTTCAGGTGCAAAATCTACAGAAATTAATCTATCACTAAGCTTATTCTTCTTAAGAGAAGATACAAATTGGTATTCTTCATCATAGAAGTGTAAAGTTTCATCTTTTTCAGGCGGTGTATATGATGATGCGGATGCTGCGTTGGAAATCATTCTAGATCTATTTCCATAAGATCCATATCCATAATAATCTTCCCATTCAGACTCCCAATCACCGTATCCATAACTATAACTTCTGTATTCATACTTGCTTGGATCTCTTGTTACAGGCAGTTTTTCCCATTCAACGTTTAAACAAGCTTTGCCTAATTCTTCTAAGTGATCAATATCTTGATTTTCAGAGAAAGTGTGCTCAGACTTATATCCAACTGAAATGTTGGTACATTCTGGATAAATTCGTGTAAATTGAGCAGAGTCCGTATAGATACCTGTTGGATCTGGCTTATAATTAAAAGCTACACCACACTTATTTAGGTCATCTGCTAAAGCTTGAGCGAATTCATCAGAACAGCATCTGCTACTTGCTTGATAGGTGATAACAGAGTCATATCCACGCCTATCAAATGAAATAACCTTATTGATCTTATCAAATGGATATTCTTTTGTAGTATTTAATTTAGTAGATAGTTTCTTAGATCCGATACAACCAACCTCTTCACCTAAGAAGAAATAATATAGACCAGGCACTTTATTCTCAATCATATAAAACATGATAGTAACACCTGCCTTATCATCTGCGCCTAAAATTGATGTACCATCTGTCTTAATAATATTACCTTCAAAAACATGATTAACATCTGTCTTAGCAGATGTGGCTGTATCCAGGTGAGAAGTAAACATACAGGTGCTTTCGCCAACTTGTATGTATCTGTTACCAAACTCGTCAAATTCCAATCCGTCGATTAATAGATCGTACAGTTCAGACTCACTTCCATGTGGATAAGTCTTACTTGTCAATCTTAAAAATGTTTCTTTTATGTTCATTATACAATAATTTTTTACAAATATACGAACATTTTCGGAATAAACAAAATTATTTTAGGACATCATCTATCCTCATATCTCTTTGATCTTCAATAGTATAGAATCGTAAAAGTATTTCACTCATTTTAAGTAGTGGGTATTCATTAGCAATGAGTTCACATGTAACTACCCAAAGGTCTCTATTCTCTTCTATTTGTGTGCATTCATATGATTTATTTTTATACCATATGATTTGATCAAATCCATTTTTAATATCTTCTTTTGGATAAATCTTCATAATTACAAATATACAGATTCTTTGTGAAATACATTTTTAATATATATCATATTATGTATTCTGTAGATAAAAACACACTTACTGGAGTTATTTCAATAACTGAAACATTTGCAACAGGAGAAGAACCGCAGTTTGTGGGTATTGGTGATACCTATATACAATCAATATTAAACTTATCAGATATTGAGAAATTCAAAACCTTTGATTATAATTCTTCTGGAACAAGCAATTCTAGATACCTAAATACATATTATAGAATATCAAGGAATAATACAACATGGACTGGATGGTCTGAATTGAATAGTACCATACTTAATTTTCAAACAGTTGATCCAAAAGATCCGATGTATATCGATATAAAATGGGAAAGAGCAGGGACATCTGACATTGGAACTATTAAACTTCTCGATTATACATTAAATGGGGCAGTTGCTAGAAGTATAACCGATGGTGAGAGTATTATCACCTTAAATACTACAAATACATCTATTGTTATTAAGCCACCTTATATTTATAAGGTCTTTAAAATTGATGATATAGAAATTCTATCAAGTGGTGATATTACCAATGCTAATATAAAGTATAGATTCTCACAGGATTATGGTAGAACTGTATCACAATGGGAACCATTAACTAAAGAAAATATATCAACTGTTAGAATAAATCCAGTAAGATTTTTTCAAATTGAATATTTAATAGAATATAGTGGATCATCAATTGTTAAAATATTTGATATTAATTTAATTGGTGACTTCCAAAACGTTACACTTGATGCACAAAAAACAAATTTATATGGTGTCAGAGAAAATTGTAGTTGTCTAATGTTAGGCATTGTTGGTGGAACAGCTAGTGATTCTAACTCTACAAGCGGTCTTTTAGATGGATCTAGTTGTGATGCTAGTCCATTAAAACCATTAACCCCTGATGATATATCGAAATTATTTCAACCATATCAACAAACACAGGCAGTAAATTTACTTAATCAATTAAGTAATGATTCGACCCAAATGTTTGGACACGATGTAGTTTATTTTCTAACCGATCCTGATAAGAAAGGAATAGATTTTACCTTCCACGAATATCAATTATACAATTATGTGTGTAGTGAGATGATGAAAATAGCGGTTGATGGAAATAATTTTCCTGATAATCAAATAGCAATGAATCAATTTGACCTTTCTTTATTTGATAGTTTTGAAGTTCACATACCAAAAGAAATGTTTAAAAAGGCATTTGGGGTTGAAAAAAGACCAAGTAAAGAAGATTTTTTGTGGTTTTGTAATTTAAACAGAATGTTTCAAGTAGAGCATGCTCAACAATTTAGAAATTTTAACAACTCTGCTTTATACTATAAGGTTATGCTTAAAAAATATGTACAAAAATCCAATATTATTGGTGTTAATCAGACAATCACTGATAAAGTTAAAGAACTTACTAAGAATTCTACTATTGATGAACTATTTGGACTTGAAAATTCTCTAGATAAGAAAGATGTCGCTAACAAGGAACAATTTAGACCACTTACAAGAGATGTTCTAAGAACTGAAATTCTTGTTGATATTGATAAAGAGTTAATTGAAAACTCTACTAACATTATTAGTAAGTCCAATTATGATTTAAATAGTATTACTTATCAATCTACTGGTGTTACATATAGAAACTTCAGAGATTATTTCAAAGTGTCTGATAATTTTAGCTTCATGTTATGGTTTAATATAAATAACTATACCGTTAATGATAGTTATAATTTCATAAAATATTATGATGATACAAATAGTTTAGGATTTAAAATAAATCTAGAATCTGATGTGATATCATTTACATTAAATACAGATAGTTATAATTTTGCTATAGGAGTTACTGGAAATGCTAACGCTTTACAGGAAGGAACGTGGTACTCATATCTTGTGAATGTTGATCAAAGACAACGAAAAATAAACCAATGGATTTATAAAAGAAATACTGATGTTGAATCAGATGCTTCTTCAATAGATTCTACCATACTAAAGAAAGTATATTCACAAGAGAATGATTTAACAATAGTTAATTTTGAATTGGAAAATACAAATGCTACAATATTAGGGTCTGATATGAAGATTACGAATATTAGATTGTTTAATGATATTGTTCCTGAGTCAGAACATAGTAAATTATTAAATCAAGCAATAATTGGAGAGGATTATAGGTACTTAATATTCGCAGATAATGCAAATATGAGGCTAACACTACCTAATTATCCATTAAATCAGGCTGATACTAGTATAATAAGAGGTGAAATTAATAAGGAAAATTTATAATATATAAAGTATGATTACAAGATTCGAAAATTTTGTGAATGAGAGCTATAGAATGCATGCTCATATATCTAATAACTCTGATCCTAGTAAGAAGGTCGAGAGGAAAATTTCCTTTACTAAAAAAGCATTTGAGGAATTTAATGAGATGCTTCAATTAAATAAAAATGATTATAAAAAAGTAGTTTCGTTGATAAATGATATGGCTAGAAATCCCGAATTGTGGAGACCACAAAGTGCTGGGCTAGGAAGGTCAGAACATTTAAAAGGTGATGGTAGATGTTCGAAGAGAATAAATAAGAAAGTAAGATTAGAATATAAAGTTAGTGAATCCGAGGTTTTGATATATTCCTGTATCGATCACTACGGAGATACTTAATCAAGTAGGTTTTTACTTCGGATTTCCCGTCTGGTGACGTTCATAAATACAAATATACTATTTGTTTGGTAAAATAACAAAAATTTGTCTTAAAATCATTTCTTCCCAGTTCATAATGTATGGATTTCTAAAATCAAACCACACCCTGATAAAATCTTCTTTTCTTATTTTCCTAATTTCAGCAATTTCAGGATCTATTAAATAAATATAAGCATCATCTAATCCAACAACTATAGAAGAGTGACCATTTGGAACACCTACATCGGTTGGTAATTTTGTATCATATACAAATCCTTCAGATACATCTTCATCATCTAATTTAACACCTGCGAACCAATCTACAATAACTGGTATTCCCTTTCTAAGAAAATTATTTATATCATCAAATGTAGATTCATTTTTAATGAAAACTTCATACCCAAGAGATTCACATGCTTGTTTCATATGAACATCATCAGTTCCTAATTCATAAGTATGATTACATAATTTTGCAATTTCAGATTCGGTAATATTGTTTCCATAAAAATCAAGTATCATTTTTATAGATGCCGGACCACAAAGAGAATCATCACTTTGTTTAAAGATTTTAATATCTAATAATTCACCATTATAAACTTGACTCCCGATGAATTCTTTTATAGAAAAGACTTTATCCATAGGAGTATATATTAAAAATTTTTTAAGAAGTCCCGGAGTGATTCGAACATACCTTAATTAGTATATAAAAAAATCATATATGTAGGTTCGAATATTTAATATATAATACATGAATGAAATCGTAATTAAATTGAGAAAAAGTGGGAAGTCTATTCGTGAAATTGCCATTGATATAGGAGTATTTGCGTAGAAAATGGATTGGGAAATATTGGACTAACAAAGCGTGGTAAAAAAATATCAGAATCTACAAAATTAAAAATATCAAACTCAAGAAAAGAATTTTATAAAAATAACCCCGACAAACATAACTGGAAATCAAAAGAAAAATTCAAATCAATACCTTGTAATAAATTCAAAGAAGCTCTATATGAAATGAATATTTTATATGTTGAAGAATTTACACCACTTACTGATAGACATTTTTCAATAGATATTGCCTTTCCTAATAAAAAAGTTGGAATAGAAATAAATGGTAACCAACATTATGAAAAAAATGGTAATTTGAAAGCCTATTATCAAAATAGGCATGATATAATAGAAAAATCAAACTGGAAATTATACGAAATACATTTTTCTGTTTGCTTTAATAAAGACATCATAAAAACAATAATAGAAAATATAAATAAGGAGAATTTAAATATTTTTGATTTTGATTATGATGAATATTTATTTAATAAATTAAATAAAAAAAATACATATTGTGTTTGTGGTATGAAAATATTAAAACACTCTAAAATGTGCTTAAAATGTTTTAATAAACAAGATAAATCACAAACAAGAAAAGTAAAAAGGCCAAATTATGATGTAATATTAGATGATGTGAAAAGATTAGGGTACTGTGGCACGGGTAGAAAATATGGGGTTAGTGATAACTCCATAAGGAAATGGATTAAATATTATGAATCACTGGTGGGAATCAAACCCACATCCGAAGTTTAGGAAACCTCAATTCTATTCAGTTGAACTACAGTGATATTTATCAATAGTTAGATTTTTTGTGATTTTTCCGTTAAGTTACGATCCTTTTGATTGTCTTATTGACTTTATCCAACCTTTCATAATTTTAATTTTTATACTTTATCAATGGAAAACATACCTAATTTACTCATTCCTAACTCTAAATCAGAGATTAGTGTAGAGAAAAGTTCTATATTTTCTTTGTTGTTTTTTATATAATGTGTCTCATATAACTTATTAATTGACTTACAGTGTTTTACTAGAGATTCAAATAATAAATTAGGACTTAAATTTACTTTTGATTTTAGTTCTGCAAATTGTAATTCCTCTGATACATAATTTTTAATTTTTTTTGTTTCTACTCCACAACTTTTAATATGTGCCATAGTGTAACTTAAATATAACCCAAGTGATAATTTAGGATTACTAATTAGTTTCATATCAATTGATTTACTACTACCTGGTGCTGATTTTAAAATTTGACCAGCTAAAATATTATAAACCAATTTTATATCATTAAACATTTCTAATAGTTGGTTTATAAAATCTTTTAATAGAATGATATTACCTTCACTACTTGACATTTTCTTACCATTTAGAAGAACTAATCCTAAACCTATATGGTTTGTCGATGGAAATAGCTTCTTTAATGATTTGAAGTGATTATCCTGTTCAAAACCAGTCAGATAAAGAGTCGATGAATTTAAGTGTTGAGCTAAGGCAACATCTTGATAAAAGTAAGATGTTAATCCAGAACTCTTTATTCCAACTATTTTTTCATCACCTAAATCAAATACTTTTGATCCTAAGTAGTCACCTTCTCCCTCTTTTAAAATATCATCCTTTAATTTCATGTCAGAAGCGTAAAAAATTTTATCTACTTTATAATTGAATTCTTGACAATATTTTTGGTATGATGAAAGTGCATCTGACTTATTTACCTCACCATCTAAGGTATCACCTAATATTGCAATGAACTCTTTTCCTATTCCCAATTTCTGCATTGCATTTGCAATAACAAGATTTGATAAATGTCCAACATGAAGATGTTTATTTAGGTTAGGACTAAATCCATCTACATAGTCGTAACTGACTGATTCATTGAATATTAATTCAAAATCTATATCACCAACTATTATGTTAGTAAATGGTCCTGATTTTTCTGTTTTAAATTTCCAAAAATCAACCCAAGATTTTACTTCTTCTGTTAATTCACCAAATTGGCAGAAATTAAATCCAAGTTTTTCTGGTGTTATTTTTATTTTGTTTATATCAATTTTCATTTTTTTAATTTTTAATTTTTAGCACAAAAAAACCCGTCATTTCTGACGGGTTATCTTGTTATTTTTTAGCAAGGAATATCCAATCAGACTGAATCTGTTTCTCTATTCCTATTATTTACCATTAATTTCATATTACAAATATACTATATTTTTTTTATATTCCAAAAATTATCCAAGATGATATCTAGATGCAATAGTCATTAAACGCTCCTGCATATCCCAATTAGGATTTTCATCTAAGGAGAATAATAAATAGGTATTCTTTGGAATATTATTTAGTAAAATTTCTCTACCCTCTTTAGAATATTCTCCGCTCCAATAATTTTCAATACCATACATTCCAAAATTTTTGTATAAGATATTTGGTCGGACATTTAGTTTTTTACACATAGCAAAATCATCACTATCATATTTTAAAAAGACACTGTTTATATATGTAGATAAATCATCCTCATCACACTCTTCTATTGTTACTAGCTTGTACTCATCTTCAAATGACGGATAGACTTCTCTGATCATCTCTTCTACTATTTCTTTAGTCTTTCCCTTTAGAACAAATAGTTCAGAAGATGAATTCGTTATTATATCTATTGTATTATCTACATTAAATTCAAATATTTTCTTCATAGATTTATATATTATTTTTAGGATTTGTATTATAACTTGATATTCTTAGTGTTTTATATGAGTCATCCATTATTCTATATCCAGAATATATTTCTGGCTCATATATATCTATATCTAATTTGATATCATTTTCATTAATCCACTTATAAAATAAGGCACCAAATGCAAACTTGGATTGATATCTTTCTGGTAGTGAGTATATAAAATTAAAAAAATTATTCCATACTAAAGAAGTTTCTATTTCCTTTCCTCTTCCTGATGCTTGATATGGTAGTATCACAAAATATTCAATATCATCTTTATGTATTTCGTACAAATTTTTTACATCAATTAATGATTGATCAGTTCCCAATATTATATGAATATTGAGTTTTGTTTTAATAGATTTTAACTTTTTTATTGCAATATCAAATACTTTTTTTATATGCGGATGATAACTAAGTGCCACACCCCCGCAATATTTTTCTGTGGATTCTAATATATCAGAAGATAAATGCATACCATTTGTTGTATAATTAGGTGTTATTCCTAAGTCCTTAACAGATTTTATGAAGTCTATAAATTGTGGATGTAGAGTTGGTTCACCAGCACCTCCTATAGCAATTTGAAATGGTCGACTATTTTGACTAACGGATCCCCAAACGTCTATAGATTTCTCCACAATATTATCAAAATTTTCTCCAGATGATAGAGCAGACACATAACAATAATTACAATTAGCAAAACATTTACTGTTTATAGCAACATCCTCTATTTCTGCAAATTTTGGTGAGGTAATTGGAATATTTCCGTTTATTTTTTGTCTTATGGTTTTACCATTGAAAAAAATAGACTTATAATTTGCATCATTATCAATTCTAATCTGAATCATAAAATATCTTTTAAACAGGATATTAATCCATCTATTTGGTCGCACTTATAATATTCATTTATATATGCTGGATCAAAATAAGATCTTTTTTTATCATTTTTCAATATAACATTTACGATAAAATATTCATCCTCGATTTTAGTTATTATAAGTGTCGGAACAACCTCACCCTTTTTAAAAAGTATAGATGATTTACGGTAGTTGCTTTTTTGACTATCGATATCAGAAAAAGCAATATCAAATCCTAATGATTTTATCAGTATAGTATCTCTTTCATCAAAATTTGAAATCCTATTTAGATTAATAAGATATCCATACTCGTTAGTTTCACCCATTAGAGAACGATAATCATTATTAGATATTTGAATAAATGATGATTTATAATATTCGTAGTACTTCTTTACCATTAAAATATATATATTAATTATACAACTATTCTATTAATGATTTTGGTCTATCGTCATTTTTAATAGTTTTTTTAAATCCTAAATTACCAGCAATGTGATAAATTACAATTCCTTCAGGATTCATAAAACCCGGAGCTGCATAACTACCATGCTCAATAAGTTCGTTAAGAGTATCTTGTATTGCATTGGTATCGAAAATACCAGTATATAATACAGGAACTACTGAACAACATTTTGGTGGACACTCAAATCCTTTTTCTTCAAAGGAATTTATTCTCCATCTACCTGCATTGAATAGCGAAAATCTTTTATCACCTCTTGGTAGATTATATCCCCTTTGAATACCATTACCCCACCATTCACCAAAGTGATGACCCTCACCGAGCTTTACCAATTCTTCGGCATTTTCTTTTACCCAACGAGCAAATCCTTTGTTATCATCAGTTGGTGTAACCCAACGAGTTCTACTACCTGCTCTAACAGTAAGACCATTGACATTCTCAATTATTTCGGGGTTACTGCCCTCTTCCAAAGCAGCACTTTGAATAAAAACAGATGAATTAGTACCATCTATTTTTTCAGTGATGATTATCTCTCTTGATAATCTTGCTATTTTTGGAAACTCTTTAAATATCATATCTTTCTTTTAATATCATTTTTTGTTAAAATTGGACCACACTCTTCATCATCTTCCGCAAATCGAATATGTTCGTAGGTGTATCCATTGTTCTGGAAAATATTTAACACACTCATAATAAGCTTGAAATTTAGTATAGGCTACAACTTTTATAGTAGCCACTTTTTTATTATCTTTTAAAGCACTAAATTTATATAAAGACTTATCAATACCGTGTATTTTCATAGTGACCCAAGTAGGAGTCGAACCTACACGACTTTTAGGTCAGCAGGGTTTGAGCCTGCCGCGGCTACCGTTACGCCATTGGGCCTTTTTAATCTTTCGGTGTATCCGATAAATCCTCAAACCATTTTTTAATAGTTTTATCAGAAACTCCATATATTTTTGATGTTTTTGTATATCCAAATTCTTTAACCTGTCTTAATAATATTTGATCATCTGGTCTATCATATTTTCTTTGTAATATTTTGTAACAGTCCCTACAAACATCCGCATTAAAGCTACACATTTTACTACAATTATTGCATTTTTTATTTTTTATTTTTTTTCTCCTCTCCTTTTTTTTCTTTTCTTTTCTTATTTTTATTTCTTTTTCTGACTTCGGTTTATTTCTACCTTTAAATGTTGGTGTTTGAGAATGACAATTTGGACACAAAAATCTTAAATTTTCAATTCTATTATCAGTACTATCACCGCTTATATGATCCAGTTCTAAAATTATTTTTTTCCCATTCCATTCATTGGTAATTCCACATTCTGAACATTTATATAATATTAATCCCTCTTTAATTATTTTATTTCTTAAAACTCCTCTGTGAATATTTGAATTTTCACAAAGTGCTATATATTTATATTTACTTCTAATTCTATTGTCATTTGCGGAGTCTAATCCGTTACTCCATCCATAATTACACATTTCTTTTTTAATTTTTATTATATATATATTAAAAGTCCGAAGTGGTAATTTCCAATCCGAATTAGTAGCATGCGTGGGGTTCGAACCCACTTGACAGTCCTTATGAGAGACCGCTCTTTTCCTCTAAGCCATGCCATAATGTTTGTATTAATAGGACTCGAACCTATGATCCCTTATACTATCTACCTCGTACATCAGGATGGCGGTTTTCGTTCTTGAGTAGAAGATTTTGGAGTTTACCCGAAATCAATCCCAGCTTCGCCATAATACAAACTATTCGTGCCCAGAACGGGGATCGAACCCGTACGCTACTATTATTTCGCCACCGCTTCTAAGACGGTGATGTCTCCCTAAATTCCAACATCTGGGCAAAAAACATCACCCGCAAGTGATGGGTAGATTTTTTATTTTTTACTTACTTCTTTATCTATTTTGCTTGCGGTCAAGATAAATTTTCATTCAAATAAGGGCTACTACCATGCTTATAGAGCCATAGAGCGGTTACGATCCGCTGTTACAACGATACCAACGTTGCGTAATACCAATTATACGACTACGGCATTTTGTTGATTAATAAGGAATCGAACCTTAAACCTCCCTCGTCGGGTGTGCCCTTTACACCATAATCAATCGGATGTTTCGAACCATCCAGTCAATAGTTGATCAGACTAAAGATTTGTATGGGAGGATGGACTTGAACCACCGACCGCCTGCCTCGATGCAGGTGCTCTTACCAACTGAGCTACTCCCACATAGTGATGAACCCGGATGATGGGGTTACATCATCACCATCACTACTTTGTTGGGGATGTGGGTAACGATCCCACTACCTTTTCCATGTCACAGAAACGCTCTACCATTTGAGCTAATCCCCAATTAATAACTTCTACCTTCTTTATACCTTTCTCTTCTTTTATGTCTTCCTTTTCCCTTATTCAAAGATTTATATGTTGGTGTTAATGAGTGACAATTTGGACAAAGTAATTTTAAATTATCTAAGTTGTTATTTTCTGAGTTACCGTCTATATGTTCTAGTTCTATCGGACATTTTCCACTAACTGTATTCTTCTTATCCCATCCACAATTCATACATTTTTCACCAAATTTTTTTATTAGGTACAACCTAGCTGTCTTGTTACTTACTCCACCGTTATATTCTAATTTTTTAAATCTTGAATCTTCTACATACTTTTTATGACAATCAGTTGAGCAAAATTTTCTATTTTTTGATATGTTTCTCCCACTTATTATAAATTCTTCATTACAAAACTCACATATTTTTAATTCATTTGACTTTTTCTGACTATTAATAGAGCATTCCCTTGAACAAAATTTTCTATTATCACTCTTTATTGATTTAAATTCTTCATTACAAAACTCACATTTTTTAATTTCACTTTTAATTTCATAATACTTTGAATTCAAATTATATTTAGACTTTTCTCTAACAATAGTTGATCTAGAAACATTTAATTCCTCTGATATTTTTTTATTTGATAGTCCTCTATTAACTAGTTCAATTAATATTTCTTTTGAAATTCTCATAGTTTTTATTTTTATATATTAAAAATATGAGCCTTCCTACTTTGAGCCTGGTGAGGGATTCGAACCCCCGTCGCCTTTTTAAGATCCTGCTTACAAGGCAGGTGCAATCGTCCACTATGCGAACCAGGCATTTTTTGTTGTCTCGGTCAGAATCGAACTGACGGTATCCTATTCGCCTCCGCCTTGTAAGGGCGGTGCTCTTAAACCACTGAGCTACGAGACATTATGAGCACGGAGTGAGATTTGAACTCACGATGAACCTTACGGCTTCTAGTTTTGCAGACTAGTGTCTTCAACCACTCGAACCATCCGTGCATTTATTATATTACTAATGATGTTAAAATATTTTTTGTCTCTTTCTGACTTAAAGTTTTTAGAACCTGACGTATCTATTATGCAAAGTTCTATATTTTTCTCTAAGCAGGCTTGAAATTTTCTATCATCATTATTTTTAATATTTTTAAGTTTTTCTTCTCCATAAATAGGTTCATAGTGAAATATACCATTTAACTCAAATGCTAATTTTAAGCTTGGTATATAAATGTCTAATTCACTATTTATGATTTCTTTTCCATTAAAAATAATTTCAAATTTATATTCACTTTTCAATTCTTTCTCTATCCATAACTCTAACTTACTTCTTCTTGTTCCAGTAGACTTATTTCTGTTATTAAAAGATGCTGAACAGCTCTTACCACAAAAAATATTTCCACTTTTACTCTTTTTTCTCTCTTTTCTTTTTTTATAGACTTGTTTCCCACAATTTGCACACTCTAGTAATATTTCTTTTTTAGAATTTCTACCGGAGCATTGTTTAGAACAAAATCTTATTCTATTTAATCCTTTCAGCTTTGAGTATTGAACATTCCTTTTTAATGGAAAAAATTCATTACCACATTCTTCACAAATATATTTTGATTCCATAAATTATATATTAAAATATAATTTTCGAAAATCACTCAATAAGCGGGAGATAGGATTCGAACCTATGAAATCGTTATTCACGCCTCGATCTTAACAGGATCTTGCTCTGACCAGCTGAGCTAATCTCCCAATTTGTCGGCGTGACTGGAATCGAACCAGCATTTTCACTTACCAATTACCCGTAGCAATCTTATCAGGATTGAGGGTTACACGCCGTTTTTGTTGTCAGTCCGGGTTACGATCCCGGCACCTCCTGTGTATCAGACAGGTACTCTACCAAATGAGCTAACTGACAATTTAGTTGGGATAAGTGGAATCGAACCACTGCCTACCCCCTTTCGCGAGGGCCATCTACCACTGATGTATATCCCACATAGTATTTCTACTATGTATTCGTTATTTGCGGGAATTACCGGTAACGATCCGATGTCTAAGAGTTAACAGCTCCTTGTTCTTCCATTGAACTAAATTCCCATTTCGACATCAAGGTAGGATTCGAACCTACTACCCACCATCAACTTATAAATCTTTCTAGAATATTTATAAATCAAATTCTGTGGTTTTTAATTCTTCCATTTCATCTTATGATTGTCCTAGAAACTCTCATAGATATAGAATCTTGACGATATTTGAACTCCCGGAGGGATTCGAACCCTCATTTTCAATATCCGTTACGATTAACTGCTTAGAAGGCAGACTCGATTACGGGAGCATTTTTTGTGACCAAGGAGAGACTCGAACTCTCACACCGAAGGTACTAGCTTCTTAGACTAGCGTGTCTACCATTCCACCACTCGGCCAATTTGTGACTCTGGTCGGGGTCGAACCGACACGGACTTTTTCTGTCCATCAGGGTTTAAGCCTGACGCGTGCTACCGAAATTTCGCCACAGAGCCATATAAAACAAAAAAACCCGAACTTTTTGAGTTCGGGTCTTGCTTTTATCTTAATTCTTTTTATCCATCTAGTCCATCTGAATTAGAAATAGCAATACCCGAACAAGGTCTAATACATAACGTATTCACCACGTTGAGATTCATAATTGTCATATTTCTTGTATTCAGTTTCATTGAAATTATTATATTAAGTTATATATTAAAAGTTTAAAGTCCCTTTTTACTTTTTTCGGGATTTGTTACACAAAGATACAACTTTTTTTATTTCCACCAAATTATTTTTTTAGATTAATAGTTTGCCTTCTCCAATTCCTATTTCTCCCGACCTTAACGATTCCGTTTATTTTTCCAGAATTTTCTAGATCATTTACTACTGAAGCAACAATATCTCTATCAGAGTAGTCATCCAAATAATCTTCAAAATCTTTAATTGTTTTTCGGCCAGTCAGGTCAGTAATTTCATTTTCTAAATTTTCTCCCTTAATGAAATCAATAATGTTTTTATATATCATAAATTAAGATTTTTTATTTCCAATACCAATATTTCAATCGAAGTTGATTTATCTTATGTTTAAGACTTTTTATTTTTTCACTATGTTCATATAGTCCATAATGTTTACAAATTCTAATCCATTGTTGTACATCCTTACTTTTTGATTTTCTACAAACAATTTGTCGAATTTCCTTTTGTTCTTTTTCGGCAATTTTGAGTTGTTCAATTAACTCTAGTAACTTTTTCATTTCCTAATATTTATTTTAGGAAGATACTATCGTGAACTTCTATAACGCCACCAGTTAATTTTGAATAGATTAACGACTATTACACAAATATATTTATTTTAATTGTTTCGACCAAATTTTTAATCAACATCAGCATCATGTTTCTTTCCATTTTCATCAACATACTTCAAACTTAATCCTTCAAAGACTAGAAAGGAATATTCTGTTTCAGATCTCACACCTTCAAAGAATTCGTTAGCATATTTCTCATCCTTCTTATCTACTTTGAATTTTGGCTCTTTTGGATTAGGAGATTCCATATCCTCTTCTTCATATTCTTCAAACATTATTCTCATAAGAAAATAATAATCATCTTTGGTTATTTGTTTTTCTTCATATGTTTTATATATCGTTTCACGGTCTAATATAATCCCCCATGTTCCTTGAGTAGGTTTTAGTGAATTCAGAAGTTTATAATATCTTTCAAGAAATGGATTATCCTTTGATATTTTTACTTTTTCGCTAGTATCTCCATTTGCATCACCAATCATATAATTATATTTAAGTATATAATGTGGATCTGTTTTCTTAGACTTTTTTGCTTCTTTTTTTCTTATCCTAATCGCCATTTCGTTAAATTTTTGTAGATGTTTCATTAAATTTAATATGTTTTAAGTATATATTATTTTATAAAACTCAAAATACTTTTATTAACAGTATATACTATTGATAGAAAACTAAAAGCAACCGCTATAACCTCTATTAAAGACATTAAAATTTCTTTTTAATAGTGAGATAAAAGTTTGATAATGCATTTGTATAATATCTAACTCTCGAATCAACATACCCGCTTGTATAATATTTATTATCTGTTAAATTATTTCCTTGTAGTACAAAGGTGTATGATTTTTGTTCGTAACTAATATTGAAACCAAATATGATAAATGATGGTATTGAATAGTTGTTATCAAAACTAATATAAGATTTTCCTTGGCACTTACTATTGATGCCAAATGATAGTTGATTATAGTTAAATGTAATGGATTGATTCATAACAAAATTAGGCGTATAGAGTGGCTTGAATTCACTTCCTTTATTATTTACCTTATTATGTGATATATTGAGATTCGTATAAAATGTAAGATCATTAAATATATATGTAAAATCAACTTCCACACCACTTCTAAGACTCTTATCGACATTAATCATTAGTGGAAGACTGTTTGCACCCATTGGCCCAATTGGAGTAATTTCATTACGAAAATTCATATAATACAAATTGCCCTGAATAGATAATTTATCATCTTTGAAATTCACACCCAATTCATAATCAATAACTTTCTCCGGATCAATCTTATTTAATGATATTAAATTATCACCACCACTAAATAAGTTAGTTCTTGTTGGCTCTCTTTTTGTAGTCCCCACTGAAAAATAATAGTTTAAAAATTTATTTTTTGTATAAATAATACCTGCCTTCGGATTGAAGAAATTCCATTTGAGTCTATCTAACTTAACATCACCATGATATTTAAAATCTGTATAACGATATTGAATGTCTCCAAAAAATGTTACTTTTTGAATATCATAATTTAACTTCGAGAAGATATTAATTTCACTTTTATATCCAGTATTTGTGTACCCTAGAGTGTCATTGCTGTGATTCCTATTATATCCAGATATACTGGCACCAATATTAATTTTAACACTATTTTTATGATATAAATAATTACTAACTAGTCCATAAAAATTAGATGATAAAAATAAAGTTCTTGTTCCCGGTGATATGAAGTGTAAATCATAAGAGCCATCAAGCCTATTATAGAATAAATTAGAAGAAAATTTAGAATTTTTATTTACAATTTTAGTCCATTGTAATTGAGCAAAAGTTTGGTTGAATTTATCATCAGCATCACCTTTATTATAATTAGTTTTTCTATCGTATTTAATATCATCTTCAGAAACAGCAAGCCATGCCATTTGATTAGTTGACATACCAGTAAATGCTGTAAACTTAAGTATATTAAGATCTTTGTAGTAACCTCCGCTCATAAATAATGAATATCCTTTTCCCCCTGAATTATACCTATATCCATCACTTGAGTATAATGATAAATTGGTAAATAAGGAGAGGTTTTTTCTACTTAATCCTGTACTATTTGAGTAGTTAAGTCGTTTAGTATTAAACGATCCATACCCTAAATCAATTTCAGAACCCCTATTAATACCACTTTGACTCAAAAAGCTAATTGACCCACCATATGAGGCAACACCATTACTTGATGTTCCTACACCCCTTTGAACTTGAACCGATTGAATTACATTAGCGAACCCTGGATAGTTAGAGGTATAAACACCTTGATCTTCTGGTTCGTTTAGAGGAACTCCGTTTAGTGTCATATTAACTCTTGTTTGATCAATTCCCCTAATTCGAAAATAGGTATATCCTTGTGTATGACCTCCATCGGTTTGAGAAGTTATAGATGGAGTTTTATCTAGCAGTATTGGAATTTCCTGCCCTTGATAAAATTGTGTGATTTCTTTCTTTGAAATTGTCTTTTGTGTTATTGGTGTTTTTTTATCACCTCTAATTCCCATAACAATTACTCGATCAAGTTGAGTAATTTGACCTGTATCACTTTTCTCTTGTGAAAAAGCTTTGCCCCCAATAAGAAGGCAAAGCAATAAAATAGATTTTTTCATTTTATATTTCTAGTTAAATAATGCTTCATAGTCTTGCTCAGTTGGTTGGTCAACCATTTGAAATTCACCAACTCCAAGTAAAATATGTTCAGTATATCCATTTAAAGTTATTTCACTTCTATGAAAATGTCCATAATAATGTTTGATAATATTATTTCCATTCTCTTTAAGAATCTTAAACATTTTAGTTACTATAGCTCTTTCATGTTTTAAATCATCAAGCAATCTATCATCACGATCAGAAAAACCAAGAACAAAATCATTGAATCCGCTTCGATTATCTGGAAAACACCATTCAGGAGCAGTATGTGTTACAACCATATTAACATTTTTGATGTCCTTTAACTTATTTTCATCTAGTACAAATGCCTCATCAAACCAGTATAGATTTTGTTTTATTCCCACACTAGCTGCAAGTTGCATTTTGGATAGGCTTACTTTTCTATCTACAGAAACTGCACCACCAACAAAAAGGATGTTATAACCATCAACTTCTATTTGAGTATAATCGGGTAATAATTTAAGATTACTAAAAATATGATCTCCCTTAAAGTAAAATGGATCATCATGATTTCCACGAATAACATACATAGTAATATCATAAAGATTTAAAAAATCATTTAAATCTTTAAGTATTCTATCACAATTATCTCTGCTAGTAGTCCCAATACCGAAATCACCAACCTGTATAATAGTACAGTTGTTTATTTTTTTGTTTTCGATCTCACGTTGACTAATTTTTAATCTTATAACCTAATAAATAAAACCCGGTTATGAGTTACTGGTGTTTAACAATTGGGTAGCGACTACCAAAATTAATATGTTCTTTTTTATGACACTCTCTGCATAAAGTAATACCATTTTCTAAATTAGAGTCTAATATTATATCCAAGGATATTAAAAATTTATATAAATCTTCATTATTATTAAATTCGAGCTTGTGTAAATCTATGATATTTTTAATCGGAATCTTATGATGAGCTTCTATTTTATCTTTAGAACCACAATAAACACATTTAAATCCATCTCTCTCATATATTTTTTTATACCAACCATTTCTATTTTGAAATCCTTTTACCAGTCTGGTGATAGAAACTTTACCACCTTTCCAAGCCGTAGCATTCTCACCTATTTTACCTGTTCTAGCAAGTGACATTTTACTTTTAGTAGTATCTGACATTTTTTTACCATACATTGGATTGTCTTTTCCACATATACTTGGTCTATTTTTTATAGACTCATAATAAATATCACTTGATTTAATAGATAATCCGTGCTTAGATTTAACATTTGAGTCCTTCCAATATTCCTTATTACACTGTGGCTTTTTATGTGCAGACAAAATAAAAGAGCAGTTTCTACAAATATCTTTACCATCCCACTTTGGGCGAAATGATTTAATATTTTTTAAAGTTCTTGTGAATTGTAGATTACAATTATCACAAATAACATCAACTACATCAACGACTTTTAAATTGGATATATCTTGTAATATCACAGAACGAATTAATTTAACATTATATATTAAATTAATTCGTTCTCCTAGAGAATCTTTTTATCCTCCTTTTGACAAAGAAAAATGATATGTTTTTAAAAATAACGGGTTGCAAATCCGTTTTGGAGCGGAAGACCGGGCTCGAACCGGCCACCCCCGACTTGGAAGGACGGTGCTCTACCAAATGAGCTACTTCCGCTTTTTTATTTATTAAGTAGTGCTTAAACTTTCATCAACCCACCTTGCTAAAAATTTACCCTCCATTTCTGGTAGAAAATCTGCATCTCCTGCCATGTCCTCAAATGGAATGTTGTAAATTAATTCAACATCACCAACTACTGATTTGTAATAAGCTGATCCTTTTCTCATATATTGAAAAACAGCGACTGGTTTATTCAAATATAAAAATTTTTTAAGTTCATTCTTGTTCATAATACTTCTTTAATTTTTTTATCGCGGTTATATGACTTTTCATCATACACCTCGATTACATATCCTTCAATTTTAAACTCATAAGCCCAACAGTCCCACTGATTATAGTGAGTGTCTTCTCTTGCTTTTTTCATAGCATCTTCTTTACTTTCTGCTACAATAGTGTAACTTGGTAAATTGGTGTGCCACCCACCGTCGTCAAATGTTACCTTGTATAATTTCATATTACAATATACGACTTTTTTTTGTTCTCTCCAAATAATTATACAATAACCTATCCGAACCTAAAGCTATTTCAAGTACTAATAAGTCTTTTTCTATAACTCTATCTTTTACATGAATTCTAGCTTTTTGTGGAAAATCTGTCCTCTTCGATATTGAACAAACTTCCATCCATTTATCATCATTAAAAACTTCAATATCCATCGTTCTTAAACTATAAGAGGGTAATCTATCACTTTCAACAATTCTTGCTGGCAAAGCAATTAGAAGGTTCTAATACCTTTTCCTGATAGTCATTCAAAGTATCAGAAGCATATATACATTGAAACTCTTGTTGATAAAACTCCTTCAGTCTCATGTTTTTAAGAACCTGATCTTGCTCTCTTCTAAATGATTTAGATGTTTGCCAAACCACAAGTGGTGGTAAGCATCTATTAGAATTAAGTAGGTGTTGAGCATATACGTAAGAACTTGGTGTAGTCTCTGGTTTTAAAACTAACTCCTTATCCTCTTGAATCCATATATCTTCACTCGTATAATTCGGATTGATTAAATCAATTGGAATCAAACAAGGTGCTTCAATTTGATAAAATTTCCACGCTGAATTTTGAGAAAGAAGAATAGATTTCATTTCTTCTTTGATCGAATCTTCAATAAATCTTCTTATTCTAATATCTTTTTCTTCCCAAAAAACTAAACTATTTATATTATATAATGTCTCCATCTTCTATTTGATTTATGTCAATTCCATGTGTATTCCACCACCAATCTTTTGACTTGTCTTTATGCTTATCCTTTAACCTATTCCACTTTTCTAATATCCTTTCCTGCCTTTTTATTTCATCCAAATAATATTGATGATTAATTTCAATATTTTGTAAATAACATATCCTCAATAACCTACGCAATAAAGAACCTTGTTTATTGTATGTTGGCTTAAATCCACTTTCAATTATTTTAAGTATTGTTTGTGTAAGGGTTTCCTCTTTAGATTTTCCTTTACCATTTAATACCATTTCAATTCTTTCCAATCCAAATCCAACATCTATACAATTATCCATGGTATTTACAATATTTCCTATTTCAATACCATTCTTATAAAACTCAGTACAGTAACCACCTATTTCACCATCTGTCCATTTACATTCCTCGTCTATTCTTATTTCTACATTATGTTTTTTATACCACTCTCCCCAATTTAATTTATTAGGATGGATTGTTACATAGTCAGGAATTATTCCTATTTTATTTAAAAATTCTATCCAAAAATCAATTGTTTCTGATAGACTCAACTCTCTGAATGAAAAAAGTCCAATCATGTTAAAGTAGAGTAAATGTGTTCCGTCACCAATTTCTTCTATATCATTCAACCTTAAACAAGATTGAATATTTGATATTGTTCCTTTGTAGCTTAAGTCTTTAAACTTAGACTTAAACTGTTGCATTCCAGCTGGACAAAATAGTGTTGTATCATCATAGGATTTTACATTATCATCCATTTGGAATTTGATTCCTTTTGAGTCACAGAAAGATTTATACTCCTCTGTGACGTTTATGCGTCCCGCATGATTTCTCCTTTCATAGTGGAGGATATCGGATTCGAACCGATGACCCAAGGCAGGTGCTCTAGCCAACTGAGCTAATCCCCCAAATGGAGATCCCTACACTTACACCATCGAACTAGGCAACCACACCCGGAACATTCTCAGTATAGGATTTACTCTCCTGGTTTATCTTTTTCTATTTTTTCTTCCTCTGCCTTTATTTAAGGCCCCAAATGTTGGTGTTAATGAGTGACAATTTGGACATAATAATTCTAAATTTTCTATACTGTTATTTTCTGAATTTCCATCTATATGTTCCATTTGTATAGGAACTTTTTTTGTTATTGGATTTCTTTCAGACCATCCACATTTCATACATTTTTCACCATATTTTTCAATTAAATATTTTTTATATTGTTGAAAGTATATTGATGTGTCGCCATTTGATATTCTTTCAAAAATTTTATTCTTGTTGTATGAATTATTACATTCCCTACAACAAAATTTTTTTTGTCTTATTGATAAAATATTTTTACAATTATAACAAAATTTACTTTTTTTTCTTAACCTATTATTGTGTTTTATGCTACAAGATTTTGAGCAAAATTTTCTATTTTCATACTCTAAAGAATCAAAAGTTGAAGAACACTCTAAGCAAGATTTATTAACAATTTTAACTTGATAATATTGTGAAGTTATAATTTGAATTTCATTTGCTTTGTTTCTTATACTAGACTCTGTTCTATTTACAATACTTGATATTTCTTTATAGCTTTTTCCACATTTAATTAATTCTATAATATTTTCTACTTCTAATTGGGACCATCTCATAATTTTTATTTTTATATATTAATTATGAGCGTTTCCCTATTTTCGGTTGTGCGGGTGACCGGGATCAAACCGGCTCTGTTCCAGAATGGCAATCTGGTGCACCATCATTTATGCGTCACCCGCTGGAGAGGGACACGTTATTTATCCGTTTAAGGGACTCCCTCAGACCCTATGGTGGAGGTTATGGTGGACGATACCATCTGATTTCTTGATTGCAAGTCAAGTGACCACTCCTGCTGCAGTCCCAACCCCCATATTTTAGTCAATTTTATTTAACAATTCTTTGAGTAATTTGTTAAATCTTTTGTTTTGCCTCTATTCCAAAATTTTTTTTCTTTTTGTTTTGATCCTTTTTTATTCCAGCCACCTGGTGGTATTGAAGCCGTGCATCGATCAATTCTTTTTTTATTTAGATGTTTAACAAGTTTTGCTTCTCCTGTCTCTTCATCTATGATAAAATTTGTTGCGTAAATACTCATTTTTACTTTATTTTTTGAGCGAATAGTCGGAATCGAACCGACATCCGATGCTTGGAAGGCACCTATAATATAGCTTTCGCTTCCATTATACGATACTCGCTTGATATTTTTATTAAATTACACCATTCTAATAATTCATTAATTGATAAGTTTTGTTTAATTTTATTAACAATTGAACAACATAGAACTATATTACCTCTAGTATATCCACCATTTGGATCAATTCTATCTACAGTCATAGCTGTTTTTTCATTTTTACTATATCCCTTTAGAGACATTTTAATACCAGTATAGTAACATTTTCCTTCTTGTTCCTCCCATAATTGTATTAGATAGTTTCTTAAATCGATATCTACTACATTAGATCTTTTTAAAATATTTCTTACTCTTGTATAAAATATTTTTTTAAGATTGTTATTTTTTTCTAAATAATTTTTAACTGATAATTGTCTACATTTTTTACAAGATGATTCATAAGAATTCCTATTCTTTTTAAAATAAAATTCACTAACACTTTTCTCTTTATTACAATTTGTGCAAATTTTCATTTCTAAAAATTATTTTTGTCGGCGGGGTGGGATTCGAACCCACGTCTTCCATTTCCCGCTACGAATATCCAAGGTATAAGCTTGGCTCGATACCCGCCGAAATCGAAAAACCCAGTCATTTGGTGACTGGGTAAAAAAAATCCCAGTCATTTTTGTGACTGGGTTTTATATTATCTTAAATCATAACATAGCTCAGCCACTGACAGACGCTCCGGCGCCGCCCCCTATTTTCGCTGATATGTTATGTATCTGTTTCATTTTATTTTAATTTTATTTTACAAATATACGGTGGATTTTTTATACCACCAAATTTAAATGTATATATTATATTTTTATTTTCCCTTTTTGTTTATTTTTTTTTACGGCTGAAATGCCACACGGTAAGGAATTTATTATTTAATGCCAAACCTAGTCTACCACTATCTGCTCTCATTTGATCAAATGACGGCCAAATTTTATCAATTTTTACATAATCTTCACCACCGAGTAATAGTTGATCACCTACTGTAAATATTTCACCATCTGATAACCTTTTTACTGAATAGATTTCTACTATATCTTTTTCATATTTTGAAAGAATGCAATCATAGATACAATCATTAAATTCTGGATCCTTTTCTGTAATTATTCGATAATCATTTTCAAAAAAACTATATTTAAAAGATAGAATTTTAAAAAATTTAGTCCACTTCATTTTCTCATTAACCTTACCACATTTGTGACAGGTGTATGGATCTTTGCCTCCTTCTTCTAAATTCCATTCCCAACCACATTTACAAGTGACCTTTTTTCCTTCAAAAATTTTAAATGATGATAAATATTTCATAATGTATATATTAAAATATACTATAATTATTTATCACCATCATAATACCAATCAGGTATACAGTCGGATATGGGTTGTGATAGATTTTTGAATTTCCAATTAGGAGCAATTGTATCTGAGTTAATATGATGTATATAGAATACGTAAGCATTATCAGATATTTTCATTGAGCAATATCCATTTACTCTTTTGGAGATTTGATTAATTGTGTTAATTATATGAGTATGAAAGGTAATATCTGTTCTATCTTGTTTGACAACAATTTTCCAAGCTGTATGTTCAACTGGTTCGGATATTGATACCAATGATATATTATATCGGTATGCTTCATCACTAAATTCTATCAAATTATCTTTGATATCATCGGTGCTATTCCATACTAGATGTTTTAGTTTATAGTAGGTGTGATATAAGTTCCTAAAATTTGGTTCTATATCCATTAGTGTGAATATACAATCAATTTTTTTAAGATTATAGTTACATTCTTTTATATAGAGGAATTTTTTATTGAAGTATGTTTCATTTGTAAACTCTTCAATATTTTCAAATTTTATACGATTGAATTTTTCAATATCAGAGTTATATATAGAAGTGATTTTATCAGGATTAAAAATGTAAACGAGAGTGTCATTTAATTCTTTAGTCGTGCATATTTGTTTAATAACATCTTTGCCACCTAAAAATGATGTATTTTTAATGTAGTGTTTAAATCCAATTAGTGTATCTATAACATCTTTTTGTTCGAATGTTGCCATTTTATTTACTTTTCATGTAAATATAACAAAAAAAATTGACTTTATTTATTTTTACCACAATATGTTTCGCTTTGAGCGTGACAATTTGGACAAATTAGTCTTAAATTCTCTAGTAAGTGATTATGTGAATTACCATCTATGTGATCTAATTGCATTATTAGTGGTCTGCTGTTCCACTCAAATATTCCACACACTTCACACTTATTTTCTTTTATTCCTTCAGATATTAAACGGTTTTTTAATTTAAATGTTTGATAATCAGGCTTTTTTCCGTCTATTGTAGAGTAATTCTATTATGAGCTGGTCTTTTTTTATCAGACCATTTTATGTTTAACTTTTTAGCTCTCCTCCATAGACTTACAACAGTCATTGATAATTCAGAAGCAGATTCATGTAAAGTTTTATTATTTTTATAGTAGTTTAGAATAATATCATCAGAAATTTTATCCTTGTGATTTTGTTTCATATATAATATTTTTATTTTATATATTAAACATTGCGGACCAAAAATCTGCTGTTTTTCAACGTATGGTTGGTAGAGAGGGATTTGAACCCCCGAACTCCAAGGAGAACAGTTTTACAGACTGTCGGCATTAACCACTCGCCCATCTACCAATTTGTGGATTGTGTAGGACTCGAACCTACGGACCCCGAAGGGAGGTGGGTTACAGCCACCCGACTTTGCCGCTTTGCTAACAATCCATGTGGGTGACGAAGGAATCGAACCTCTAAACTGCAGACCAGCTACCATTTTGTTAACGCAGACAGGTTTTACAGACCTGATGTAGCAACGCCACCCAATTTAAGTACCCAAAACCCCATAATGGATGATATAATAGTACTTGTGAGTTATCTATCGGAAGCGATGCGTCTCAAAACGTCTTTTGAGGTAGCTTTACTCGTTCATTATGGAGTATCAGGGTCTATTGCCTGTCACCATTGACCGAATGGATATTTTGATAACTACTTTTGTACTGCCGACGGGATTCGAACCCGCGAGAGCCCTTCGGCTCACAAGATTGAAAGTCTTGCGACATAAACCACTAGTCGACGGCAGCATTTAATCTTTGTAGTCCCGACGAGAATCGAACTCGCATTTTATCCGTGAAAGGGATACGTCCTAACCATTAGACGACGGGACCATTTGTAGTCTCGACGGGATTCGAACCCGCGTCTCGTGGGTGAAAACCACGAAGCCTACCATTAGCCGACAAGACCATTTGTGGGAGTAGCAGGATTTGAACCATACTTACCGTCCGTACGCCTGTTTGATTAGGGGCGGCTTACGTGCCGCTGGCGTTATACTCCCAAGTGTGGGTAAGGTGGGAGTTGAACCCACGAACTCCGAAGAGGACGGTTTTACAGACCGTTTGCTTTAACCACTTGCATACCTACCCAAATTCGCATAAAAAAAGCCGATTCTTTGTAGGAACCGGCTTTTTAAAACATCTTCTATCTTCATTATAGAAATGCCAGTCCTACTGAGCGAGTTTCCTCCTCATAATAATATCCCTCATAAGAGATAGTAACTGATATTTCTAAATTCTTGTTCATTTCTTTAATATTTGAATACAAAGATACGAAGTATCTTTTTGTTCACCAAATTTAATTTTTTGTAGCGGGGACTGGATTTGAACCAGTGACCTTCGGGTTATGAGCCCGACGAGCTACCTGACTGCTCTACCCCGCAATGTAAATGTATATATAAAAAAATTATTCCTTTGTTTTATCTTTTCTTATTTTTTTGACACAATCATAAATTGCACTTTTTTTACAACTTAAAATACTCATCATTTCTTTTATACTTAAATTATTATTCATCATTTCTTTAACTTTATCTTCATCTATGCTTTTTGAATTTTCTCTCATATTGATTGACTTATCAATAATTATTCTAAGATTGTTGTTAAAAAAAATAGTGTCTGTGTGTAGTTCTACATGGCAATTATTACAAATAACCTTACAAACATCTAATTCTTCCCTTATATTATTTGTCAAATCTATAATTGAATTAAAAGTGGTTTGGATGTTTCTAAATTCTATTTTTTTATTTAACAGATGATGAAATTGTAGAGAATCTATACAAGATTTATATCCACAAATTTCACATTTATCTATACCTTTATATTCCAGATAGATATGTTTATTTTTTTCTTTTTTTGAATACCTCGCTGATTTATCAAGATAGTGCAGTTCAGTATGACAGTTATGGCACAACACCTCACACTTATCAATTTCATTTTTAATAATTGTCCATCTATTATATTTTAAATTATTAAATGTGTCTTCCTTTTCTTCTGGGTTTATATGATGAAAGCATAATTTATGTATGTTTGTCTCGCCACATCTTTTACAGGATCCACCCAATATATTTATTCCACGCAATTTTTTTGCAAAGATTAAAATCTTATTCAATTTTCTTTTATTGTTCATATATTATATATTATTCCGTTTCACTCCCATATATAAATAAAAATTATTTTAATATATACTTAAAATATAAAAGTAGATTATGAAACACATTATAAATTTTAAACTTTTTGAAGGAAAGACCTTCAAAGACACCAAAAAATTATATCCTAAGAAAGTATGGGATGCTGATAAAAAGGTTGATTTTAAAATTCAAATTAAAAATCATGTTAAATCACAAAGATTAGAAACCAAGGAAGTTGGCAACGATTTAGAAATTTTATTTCGTGGTGATGTAGTTGCTCAAGTTATGTTTCGTAATGATTATGTTGGTGTAAAAGCAAAAGGTGAAAAATTTGTAGATGAATTTAAATATACAGAATTAGGCAAGATAAAATCTGCCGTTTCTAGTATTATTAAAAAATGTAAAAATTAAATATGCAAAGACCAGAAGTTAGAATAATAGACAATCAACAAGTTACTTCCGCAAATCCTGATATTGATCAATCAGAGGCGGATTATCTATTAGCAAAATATGGGTACAAACAAAACCATACTCCTTCACCTACCCCAAACCCTTATCAAAATCCACAATCTTTTGAAGATATGATTAGAAATCAAGAAACAGAACAAAGAAGAATACAAGAAGAAAGGTATCGTCGAATGAATGGTCCTCAACCGGTATCATTTGATAACCAAAATATTAATTACTCCGAAACAAAATGGTCCGATATGGAAATCGAGGGTAGTAAATTAGGAATTAAAATACAAATAGTTACAGACATGAAAATAAACTAAGTTAATGAAATATATTATATTTTTATTCCTATTAATTCCTGCTTTTTGTTACGCACAAAAAATCGATACAGTCATAAACGCTGGTATTTACAAATCTTATTACAATTATGAACTGAAACAACCTATATATGTGTCTTATAAACTTTATAAAGGAGGCGGCCCTTGTAGTAGAAAAGGCATGTCTTTTAAAACAGGGGGTCTTAAATCATCAGCAACCTCAGATGACTATTATAAGTCAGGGTATGATCAAGGACACATTGCTAATTTTGAAGATTTTGCACTTGATTGTGAATCAGCAGAATCTACTTTTAGATTTTATAATGTAATACCACAAACACAAAATTTAAATCGGGGAGTCTGGAAAATGTACGAATTTATTATAAGAAAAGTATCACAAAATGATTCACTGTTAATAATTGGTGGTGGAAATCAATATAATAAAACAATAGGAAATGGAGTATATGTTCCAGAGCATTGTTGGAAAGTGGTCTATTCACTATCAAAAAAAGTAATTATATATTGTCTTTGGTTTGAGAATAGTGAATCAGAAGCTACTGTAACTGACGAAACAATTGGCTCTCTCGAAGAGAGACTTGGATATAATATAAGACAATATTTAAAATAGTTATGATATTTAAAATTAAAAAGGGAAATCACTACTCACAGCTAAAAATCAAACTTTGGTTTGGTAAAAGATTATTTACATGGCCTATTAAATTTGATGATTCCTGTAAATATGATTTTAAAGACGATGATAATTATGATATAAATAAATTAGTAGGAATTGGATGGTTACCCCATATATGGGCTGATAGTATTAGATTTGGATGGGTATACAATAATCAAAAAGATCGAGTAGATGTATATGCCTATTGTTATGTAAAGTCTATTCGTACTGTGGAGTTTATAACATCTGTCAATATTAATGAAATCTATAATTATACTATAGAGATTGGCGATAGTAATTATCAATTCACCGTAAATAATATTACAGTTTCAATTGACCATTCCAATAAAAAGCTTTTTCAATATTTACTTAGACCATTTTTTGGTGGAAATAAACCAGCACCACAAGATATTACTATTCACATTGGTTAGAACTTTGGAGTTGTAACAAGGATTTGATTAATGAGTTTTATTTTTTTATATTTTTTAATATATTCTTCATTACTTCTATACCTACCTAAATGTATCGAATCAAATTCATCTTGTCCATTTTCCCGAATAACACCATATTCTGATAAAATTTTATCAATAGCATTAAACTCGTGATTTACTTTAATTGTCTTATAATGAAAATTATCACCATAGATAATGGTTTCATTTAAACTAGCAGACTGATCGCCAGGTCCATACCTGTTGGATAAGCCAAAATAGTCAGTATTAATTGCTATGAAGGTGACTCCACCACCAAAATTTTTACACACGTCTGCTTTTTCCAGAGTTGGAAATGCTATAATATCTTGTGGTAAAATTATATATGGAATATCTGATTTTGGAAAATCACCACCATCAATTATAGATGAAATTTTCGAATTCCTTAATTCGGCTTTTCTAATTAGTATTAAATTTACACAATGCATTTTATTTCAATTTGAGTTTTAGTTTTGATTTTACATCATCAATATGACTACAATTTCTTTTGAATTTATATCCAGAACAAGTACACTTCCAAGATTTATCAAAGGTCACCGTGTATTTTCCTTTTCCTCTTTTAGAAGGAACTCTTTGAATGATTTCTGGTTTCTTAAGTTCTTTTTTAATCCACCTTTCACTTACCTCTTGTAGAGTCATTGCATGTGGAATAGGAATCCAAGGGGATCCTATTGCAATGGCATATTTTTGATTGTCTATTGGTGATGTGAATATGGTTGGTGCCCAATAACTTATAATTTTAAAGTTATCTTTAAATTGTTCTAATTCTTTTCCTTGTAAGTTCTTTATCATTTTTTAATTAATTTATAATTCTAATTCTTCACTTGTAGATATCGGACACTATATTACAAATATACGAGTTTTATTGACTCTTTTTATTTTAATTTATTTTTAATTAATTTATCATTAAAATTCTCTCTTCTATCAAAGTGTTTATTTACCACTTTGTAAGTATCTTTTACAAAATCACCTTCTACGGTCTTAATTACTATACCTTCTCTGACGCCATTTGTATAGTCAGACCTCATTTCAGCCCATCTAATAACATCAGAAACACTATTTAAAGTTGCTTTGTATGGTTTGATATAAGATATATCAGTTTTGGATAATAATTCATCTACTTTAGCCGGAGATAAAAACTTATTATCCTCAACAACCCAAATATCATATGCGATAAACCAATCAGGCAACCCGTTATATGCAATTGAGTGCTGTGCAACCATCCATTCTCCATAGATTGTTATTTCAGACATTACTATTTCTGAAATAAGTTGAATGTCTTTTCTATTGTCATGTACCCAATTCCAGGTAGATTTAAATTGCTCTTTGGATGGTGTATGAATTTTCGAATAACCTTTCTTTAAAATGTTACTTCTATTTCTAACAATAGGACCATTTTTATACCAAGACACTCCTAAATTTGCTCCGTCTATTTTTTCTTGAACATATCCTTCGATCGGATAGACAATAGCATTATCAGAGAGAATATCATCATGTGTCATTTTAGATATATTTTTATCCAAATGAGGTATTCTCGGATAGTCTGGTGCTATTCCTCTTAAATTAAATATTCTTTTCTTAGTATTCATATTCATTCAGTATTTTAGAATCGTTATTAAATTCTTCCAATAAAGCTTTTTCACCATATAATAATTTAACTTTATTGACCCATTCTATTGTTTTAATTTTTGTCATCCATACAACTTCACCTTCTGATTTTGTTTTAATGGTGCCTTTGCAGATAACTCCTTCTTCTAAACTAAGTTGATTAGATTTAACTCTATCAACTAATTCTTCGTCGTAAATGCCTTTATATACGATTTTTGGTATATCTAAATGCCCAAAATTATCAATGAATTCAGTAGGAGGTAAAAAACCTCTTTTGAATTGATTTACATCAAAAAGAATGATATCTTTTTTATCTTCATCTACATGTTTTCCGGCGAATGAATGTTCACCAAAAAATTCACCAAATACAACAAAGCTATCAACCCTTTTGTACTCTTTTCTAAAAACATCATCTAAATCTTCTCCATATTTATTAAGAAATATATCAATTGCATCTCCAAACATAGGGGTGTTTTTATCAACCATTACATTTCTTGTTCCATATTTATACCAACCCCTTTTCCTACTCCATTCTGCTCGGAAATTAGATCCATCGTACTTATAGAAGGCATAGCAGTTCAGGCCAAATGGACCTTTGTTATAATGTTCTATTTTAGGATAGCTTTTCATTTTAATAATTTTTTAATTTGTTCTTCTCTAACTAATTGTAAATCTACCATGTATTCTACACGATATTCTTTACCATATAGATAATCTTGACTTCTTCTATATTCATCTATAATGGATAATTTTCTATTTTCACAATTAAAGGTAAATTTTAAATCCACAGAATCATAAGTAGACCTAACACTTAAAACGCTTTTAGCATCTGCTATATAAGGAGACTTACCTCTTACTATTTTTACTTTTTTATTCATTTTTGTTCACCAAATTCATTTAAATAAAAAATTTTATATTCACTCTTTTTGATTCTTCCTGTTAGAATTTTACTAACCTTATTGGGGGTCAGTCCAATTTTTTTTGCTGCATTTGATATTGAATCAAATTCACCAATTTTATTATCATTTAAGTCGAATATTATAACTTTCTTTTTAGAATGATCAGACATTCTTGATTTTATATCATCTGAATAATTTAGTATCAACCCTTTGTTCCATGCTTTTTGTCCTTTATGTGATATTGATAGATTTTTACAATGCTCTTTTGTTCTCTTTGGCTTCTTTTTACCTTTTAATATAGATGACATTTTTTGTGAAAATTTATCAATTTCTTCTTTGGATAAAGATTTCCAATATTTTTTCCCTCTTTCTGATAATATTTTTTTATATTCTTCACTATATGGCTTTCTTTTAGAATTTCCACTCCCACCATTGATTTTATTAACAAGATTGAATCCAATTTCAATAAAAAATTTTATACATTTCTTTTCAAATAAATTGGCTTCTTCTCTCGTCATATTGTGTTTAAGTGTACCAAAATAATATCCATATTGACTAACAATATCGTTCCATTCAGCACTCCTTCTTCCTTTATCAAGTATTCTATTTTTTCGGCCAAATCCTACATAAAATGGCAAATCAGTATTTTTGTTTATATGTACATATACATAAAAGTTATTTTCTATAGAATTCATCAATTTCTTTTTTCATATATATATTATTTTGATTGCGTTCTCCCCTTTTTACAGAACGATATTCACGTTTCAAGTCCTTTTTTATTCTTTTTTTCATTTCAGGATCTTGAAGTAATTCGAGCTTTCTTTTTCTCTTTTTTATATCTTGGATTTTATCATTCATCCAATTTGTATCTTTAACTTTCATAACCTTTAACTTTTTTTAATTCATTAGGAAAGTAGGCATATCTAAGACCTGATGGTAACCACCTAACATTAACTTCTGGTGCCTCATCAATATCTGGGAATACCCTTTCCTCAACGATGCCTATACAATTTCCAAATTCAATTGCGTGATCTTCACACCCATTTGATGTCAAAATTGATTTTAACTTTTCACTCATTTTGACCTTATCTCCTTTACTTATTTTCATTTTAATCTTATTAATTTTTAGCAATAAAAAACCCAGTCAAAGACTGGGTTAAATGATATACAGCAGTCTAATTCCGCTGACGATATCAATAAGGTCTATGACTTTACTTCAAAAATGTTAATTGTTCTTTTTTCATACTACAAATATACAACTTTTTATTAAGTTGACAAATTTTATTTTATAGTCTATATATAAAAAAAGTTGGCTCATTTCTGAACCAACCTTCTATTTTAGACGGACAAGGATTATTTCTTATCTGATACTACTGTTTTAACTTCATCTTTCGATTCAGTTTTCATTTCAGTAGAACTGTCTGATTGAATCTTTTTAAGGAGTTCCAATCCAAGTAATCCAGAGATAGGACCACCATTTTCACCACCAGTGATAAGAACTTCAGGAATGATTTTGATACCATTCTTTCCGATTTCTTCAGTGATTTTGAATTTGGAGAAGTTATCACTACCCATAGCTTCAACTTGTTTTCTATAAGCTTCAGCAGTTGCGTTACCAATGCTTTCAATCTTAGTTGCTTCAGCCTTACCCACTTGTTCAGTTTCGTAAGCTTTTGCTTCAGCACGTAGTTTAGTAGCTTCGGCTTCAGCACCTGCGTTAAGTTTAACTGATTTCGCTTTACCTTCTGCTTCTTTAACAAAAGCTTCAGCTCTACGTTCAGCGATTTGAACTGATTGCTGAGCATCTACGATTTCCTTTTGCTTATTAGCTAACGCAGTTTCTTTTTCAAGAGTTTGCTTAACTTTTTGAGCGTTCATCTGAGTTTCATAAGTCTTTTCTTCCTCTGATGCAATTTTACGATCAGTAAGGGTTTTCATCAAATCACCAGGAGGTGTGATGTCACCGATAAGAGTATCCACTGCAGATACATTATACTCTTTTAATACTTCAGAGATACGTCCTTTTGCTGCATCTTGACGTTCTTTACGAGAACTTAAGAAGGCAATAACATCAGAATCTTGAGCTGAGTTACGGAAGTAGTTACCAATAGTAGGTTCAAGAACTTGAGATACAAGGTTTTGAATGCTACCGAAACGAGCAATTACTTTAGGAGCTTCTGTTGAAGGAATATGAATGATTTGAGATACATCCAAGTTAAATTGGAAACCGTCTTTAGAACGAACGGTAATTGTGCTTAGATTTTTATCTAAGTTGTGAGACTCGGTTCTTGCGTCCGCCCAGTTCAACACAAGGTTAGTTGTTGGTACAACTTGAATTTTGTGTGTATATGGGTTGATAGGATATTTACCCGGATCTAAAGGATCTTTCCAAACACCTTTTTGGCCCTTGCCTACGATGTTACCGTGTTTGAATTCTTGACCAGATGTGTCAACACCTTCATCACCTACATAGGAGATAACGATACCAACATTACCAATACCAACTTCAGTCATTGGCACTTTTTCAATTGTAACTGCCCATGGGTTGATAGCGTAAGAACCCGCAAGAACTACTTGAGTTTGTAGACCTCTTTGTCCACCACCACTTAAAAAGACATCAAAATCTTGGAAGTTGTTATGACCTGGAACATCTTTACCCGCGATTTGGCCTTGTTGAAGAGGAACACCATCGAGTGTAGTTATTACACCTACTTGACCATCTTCAATAGTTTGAATCTCAGCTGGTATAACATCAAACAACAATGTGTTAATACGATAAACACCTGTGTTGATGTAACTAACTTGTTTACCTTTTTTACCACCTGATGTTAAGAATTTTCGAGCATCTTGGAAGTTGTCACATGATACTGCGTTTGCGAGGATACTACCTGCTGGTAACTCATTACCATCTTTTGCGATTACAAGTCCGATTTGACCTTGAGGAATTTTTGTAAATCCCTGTAGAGTAATATCATATTGCCAAATCCAATACCCGAAATAAAGTCCAGGTGCGAGAGGGTCTGCTTGGTATCCAGCCTCTCCATTTAATGCGATAATTCGTCCATCAGGAAGCGATTTATTTGCTCCAAATAGAACGAACTTTTTGGTCACAAGACCAATTTTGTCTTCGGGGATCAACACCATACCACATAATACTCTTAGAATCCATTTCCATGTAAATAGCACAAAGAGAACAGAAGCGATGCCGATTGCCCACGGCGACGTTAAATAACTTAAATAGTCCATACTTTTTTGTTTTGTTTAAAAATTTTAATAAATGAAACACAAAGATACGATGTATTTTTTTACCACCAAATTTTTTTAATATATAATTATGAAATTAATTTTTAAAAATGATTAAAAGATATAACGAGTTTGTATTTGAAAATTTAAATAAATCAAGAGCTATACTAAAATCTAAGCTTGATGATTATGAAAAGTTAAAAAAATTCCTAACTGACGAAAATGCGATGGGGTATATGGGAAAATTTACTGAATTATTATTTAGTAATGTTCCATATAATGAATTGATCACACTTTATAATAATGTTATAGACTTAAAAAGAAAAAACATTAGGATAAATGTTGATGATTTTGATAAGTATGAAAAAATTCTTGATGAAATAGCTAAATTACAAACTGGGTATAAATTTAAAAATATTTTTAACCAATTTCCAAAAGAACAAAAAGACCTCTTTTATGGTGGGTAGTGAATTGAGATCGGATTGGAAGCAATCAATAAGTAAGTTATATGATGTTGATTATAAACCATTTATGACTAAAATATCGAGGTATAAAGATGAGTATGAATTAATGGATGCTATAGAAAGATTTCTAAGTAGTAAAACTAAATCATTTGAAAAAGATGATGTTAAGGCATTACTTAGTAATGATTTAAAATTAGTTTTCGAAAATGAAAATATATTAATAGTTAGAACATATACACATGAATCTATATCATTAATTGGATCTGATACGTCATGGTGTATTGTTTCTAGTGCATACACATTTAAAAATTATACATCTAAAGGCGCTCAATTTGTATTATTTGACTATACAAAAGATAGGTTCGAGAGTGATTTTAAAATTGGATTTACGTTAAATAGTCAAAACATGATATCTTATGCACATGATGTTTTTGATAAATCAGTTATACCATATACAAAAGAATTATTAGAAAAAAATGGAGTTGATCTTGATGTAATAAATGTAGTCCCAAAGCCTGACATTTCTAATCTATCTACTAAAACCTCATCATATGATCTATTAGATTTTGTTCAATCAAATAATATTATTAAATATGACGATATATTTAGAAAAATATTATCTATCGCATCATCTAAATTATCTGAAACACCATTAACAGCAGTGGCAACTAATGGTCGAAGAACCCGACGTAGAAACATAAACTACTATAACTTAACGGAAGTTTTTATAGAAATGTTCCGAAAATTAAAAAATCATATTGGTCACCCATTAGAAATAGAAGAATTTGATGCATACAAATCTGAATTAGGTGAAAGTTATAATAAAGTTATAAAGTTATTAAATGATTGTTATGACTTGATAATAATATCAGATATACCACCTAAAAATATATTTTCAAACACAGATATATTATTAAAGAATTATAAAAGATGGAATCATGAAATCAAAATAGGAAACCCTAATCAATATATTAATTATATCGAACAGGATCCACTACTTGTTGAACCTATTTTATACTATTGTGGTAAAGGACGAATAAATAATACCAAAAAGTTAGTTGCGGCATATTGTAATATGGTATTGGGTGAAAAAATTAATATGACAGATGTTAAAAATATAATTAATAGGAGTTTTAATAATAATATTTCTTTAATATTTTTGGAATTAAATATTCTTATGATGATAGTAAAATGTCACAAATGAAAGCAGAAAATATTATAGGTGATATAAAGTTAAAAAATACTGATCCATCAAAGTTAGTATATTTATCAGCTTTCGCATTAAATAGTAACTATGATAAACCTTTATATGTTACATATACTCAAGAATATTTCACATCACTAGTAAATAAATCTTATAAATGGTTGAATAAGCAAGTGGCTAAAAAGGTATATGCTCACGAAATTGATACTATTTTAATTGAGCCGGTTAAAGATAAAATAATTTCAAGAAACAGAAGATTACAATTTTCTGATGAAACAGAATTTCCTATCGAATACGAAATACCTTTAACTGGAGATAGATATGACCCGTCTGGAAAAGCTTTAGAAAATCCAAAATTCAAGTCAATTCAAATAATTATTGAATAATCTTTTCAATTTTTATATCCCTAAGAATCTGTATATTCTTAAGTATTTCTGATAATAAATTAGAAGAAGCATTTCCATTCCAAGAATATCCATCTTTATTTTCATCATGTAAAAATAAAACAACATCATTTATATTTTCAAAAACATAAGCACCATTAGACAAATTAATACACATAGATCTAACAGAATCATCATCAGCTCCTTCCCATGAATCACATCCTGAACAAGATCCATAATAATCATTATAGATAGCAAATTTACCATTAGACAACATTACACATGTAGCCACCATACCTTGATAGTCATTTTCATTCCAATGAGCTATTAAAGTAGAGTCTTTAAACAATCCAATCATTTGATCGTCATGACCACCAGCATATCTATTCATTTTCATGATATTATCCCAGTCAATCATTTTTTGCAATTCGTCTGTTTGGTAATATTTTTTCATAGGTTATTTTTAATTTTTTCTTGTTCTTCTATTTCTTCTTTATTTGCTTTTCTTATAGGAACAAATAATGCATATCCATCATCATCTTCAAAGTGATTGCAATTATCCCAGAAATATCCAAATTTATATCTTAAATAATCAAATTGATTATCTTTTTCATTCCATTTAGCTACATTACATCTTCTGTGGTCTCCATAATACCACTCACCATCTATTAAATCTACTTTAGGAATAGCCCCTTTTTCAATAAGAATCGGAACAAAGTATTCTTTCCACTCTTTTGCATCTACCTTTGGTAGATCTGGTATATCTTCTGCATTTACAAATGGTTTTATTTTAAGAAAATCTTCCTTCTGTTGTTCTTTCATTTTCTTAATATAATTCATTTTATATTCCGGATCTTCTTTCATCCTTTTAAGATGCTCTTGATAATCTTTAAGATTCATATTTATCTCCTTTTTCTATTATGTGTTATAGTTTTGTCATAAAAATCAGGCTCTTTTTTAGAAACCCATTTTACGAATTTAATAATTTCGGGATGCTCTCTAATTAACTCAGCATTATTATATGTTTTAGCTAACTCATTTTCAGTAAAAATAGAATGTATTTTTCTATGACATACTCTATGCACCCATTCTGTTTCTTTTCCGCCTTTGCATTTTGGATAAAAATGATGCCGGTCAGATGAGTTATCATCCCACATTTCTCTATCACATATTGGACAATTTCCTATTATCATAAAACTTTATCTATCTTTTCATCCCTTATAACTGACAATTTATTTCTTAAATTTTCCTTGTGAGTTAAAAATAAACTTTCATCAGAAGTTACGAAGGAATAGTTTCCTTTTTTTCTATCTTCTTCTGATTTATAGATATAAAAAGTCCTTTGTTCAACAAAAACTAATCCATTTATATTTTCTTCTAAAATCATAATTTTAATTTTTGCGGTAAAAATGAGATTCGAACTCATGCGCCAGTTTCCCGACCTACTTGCTTTCCAAGCAAGCCCCTTACATCCTCTTGGGTATTTTACCATGGCGGAGAGCAACGTACTCGAAACGTAATCAGTTACCCGATCCACTCGCTTAGCAGGCGGTGGTAGCACCCTGGCTACTTTACTCTCCTTATCTTCTATAATATTCTCCTTTATAATATTTATTTACAAATCTCCTAACTTGTGTATGTGTTATATTTAATAATTTACTAGCTTTTTCTACCCAACCATATTTAGACATATCAACTGTTTCGAGTATTTTTAATCTATAATTTATTACATCCTCTCTTAATCTATTACTACCCCCAAAGTTTTTACCCATATATGCACCGATATCCTTTCTTTTTTCAGCTGAAACCAAATGATATATTTTTTGTAGATGATTTTTTCTACTTTCTTTATTCCAACAATTTTTATTTATATGTTCAAATCCTCCATGACCTCCTTTCATTATATTATAATTCTCACGACTAGATAAAAATAATTCATTTACCAACTCAGACTCCATTTTAAACATATCTTCTTGATTGTCAAATATTTTAATATATTCTTTTTTAAAATTTTGAATTCCATATTTGTCAATAGCTCTTTTTATATTTTTACCAGATCCCATATATCCATCGTCTAAATTTTCTGTTTTATGAACTCCGATATAAATTTTACCGTTTATTAAATTTGTTATTTTATATACTGTGTATTTCATTTGAACTCATATTTTCACTATATATTAAAATGTGAGTTCAATTTTTTTGAATTCTTGGTAGGATTCGAACCTACATCCTTTCCGTTCGAAGCGGAAAACTCTAACCGTTGAGCTACAAGAACATTTGAGGAGGGAGTAGGATTCGAACCCACGGATCGGTTGCCCGACCTCCTGATTTCAAGTCAGGTGCAATAGACCAACTCTGCCATCCCTCCATTGCGGTGAGCTGAGGACCCGACCCCCATCCGATTTAACGAAACCCAGGTTTCAAAGCTGGTCGCCACTCCAATGTAGCTGCTTAACTCACCAATTTGAAGTCCCAATGAGATTCGAACTCATATCTTAACCTTCGCAGGGTCATGTCCTATCCAGTTGGACGATGGAACCATAAAACAAAAAACCTCGAATTAAATTCGAGGTTCAATATTGTATAGCAATAGAATACAATCAACTTCGAATTTTCGAGCTGTTAGAACTACGTGACGAACTTGTATTTGTATTAACCATTTTCATAATTGTATATATTATATTTTTATTCCTTTGTTTTCACAAAGATACGATTTTTTTTATTCCCACCAAAATTATTTAAATAATAGGGCCAACTAATTCATTATCTGTTAGATAATTTGCTACTTTATCAAATAAAGATCCTTCTAATCCATGACTCACTTGTCTCATCCATGATGCTTTCCCACGAATTCCATTTTTACATATTTCAAGATCTGTCCACGTCATCATATCAAATTTCATATCATGATTATATCCTAGTGAAATTAAAATATATGTATCATCATCCTCTAATAATTTTATATGTATAGATCCAAGCTCTCCATTAAAATCAAGCGATGACATATGCTTTAAAGAAATCACTGACCATTAATTGGTCTATAAAGAGTTGTTTGATTAAATTTTATGTGTTTCATTTGTAGTATCTAAAAAATGATTTAACTAGTTTACTTTTTTCCTTTGATCCATCATATATAACAGATACGTGTTTAATTTTTGAATTGTGTTCAGATAAAAATCCATTTATTTTTCTTGCAGTTCCACCAGAAAAATAAGAATCATCTACATATACATAATCCTTGTTTGATAAATCGAAATCTGGTGGATACCAATTGTTTACTCCGGTTTTATTTGTCATCATTTTACCATTGAAGACAACTATTCCTTTACACCTAAATTTTCCCCTTTTCCATAGGTTATAGACCCTATCTCCAAATCCACCAGATGCTGCTATCCATTCATTTGAATTGCCCTTTAATAAAGCAAGAATCATATCTTCATTATAAACATCCTTAATAGCATCATCCAATGCGTCAAAAAATGGCTTACCACCTTCGTGTTTAGATAATAGATCATTTACAATAGAATGTAATTTTTCTTTTATTTCAGACGGTGGATTATAAAATTTTTCAAGTACTTTTTCGGATGGATAAAATGCAAATGTATAACAATCATTAATAACATCATATCCAAAATATGGTTCACCTCGAAAATCATCATGTACTGCCTTTCCAAGTTGATACCATTCAGCCATGACCCCATATAAACTTAAGTTTAAAAACTCAGATCTATTTTTTATAACATCTGTTTTTTTAGACATTTCAGAGTCTAATTTTTTCCAATGTATTTTTCTATCCGTTAAATCTTTTATATAATTTGTTTTTGATATTCTAACAATAATAGCATCTTTAGCTTTATATGTTTTTTCTCCTTTACTCATAATTACATCTTTATGATAGTTTATAAACTTTTTACCATAAACATGTCTTAACTTTTCGGATATAAAATTTCCACCCCAATCATCCCTATCCTCAACTATTTTTAACTCAAAACTATTAACTACATATCCTTCTTCTTCAAAGTCAATAAATATATCTAATATTTCATCAAGTTTATTATAAGATTCATATTTTTTGATATACCTCATCCATTATATATTAAATTACTCTAATATATTTGTAATACTTAATTCTCTTTGTAGTACTGTAAACACTTCTTCAAATGAAATATTTCTTAGCTTTCTCATAGATACAATTTTGTATCCGTCACTATTTGAAGGAAATAGAGTTAATAAAATATCATTTTGACCATGACGAGCACTGCCTTGAACCCATATCTTTCTATAAACACCTTCATAATGTGTTTCTAATCTTTCTCTTATTGTTGTTAGCGTTTCCATAATTTTTAATTTTTTTGTTCCAATATTTTATATAATTTTTTGACTTCCTTATTCGATTGAATCATTATATGATCTTTTGATAAACTATGCTTTACATCATAAAAATTTAGACATCTTGAAAAAATATTTAGTATATCAATACTTTTATTAGTAAAACTATAACAATAAGTGCCTGATCTATTATTAAAATAATAAGAACCATCAGAATGGAACAACCCTTTTAATAAACAATCGTAGTGAATATTATCTACTAATATTTTAGGTAAATAAATACCATTCATGTGTTTTTTCCCACTTCCGTATTTTAAAAAAAGTTTATCGACTATAATAGATGTATATTTCACATCAACGGAATTAGAATTTTTTCTATGATAAATATATGGAAATTTACCAAATAAATCATGTAAATACGACTCACACTGCTTAATTATATTTGGATATTTTTTATCTAAAGAAAATGTTATTGTTGATACATTTCTATCCTTTCTTTTATATAAGCATCCATCGCCTAAATATAGTCCATATAAATAGTTATATACTCTATCTTTTTTTATAGCTATATCTTCTATATTAAATTCTTGTTTTTCTCTTTTTGGTGATATTCCCTTACCAAAAGCCGAATATTTTGTTTTTATTTCATATTTTTTTATCCAATATTTAACTTTAGATTGTGTCACCCCTTCATATTTGGCGATTTCACGAGTAGACAAATTATCAGATATATATTTTAATAGTGTTTCCTTATTCATAATAATATATATAATCATTTACTCTACCCATTGAGTTAAAATTTGTCCTCCCGCCGGGAATCGAACCCGGCCCCACGGTTTAAAAGACCGTTGCCTACTGCCAGTTTGCTACAAGAGGTTAGTTCCTTCGGTGGGATTCGAACCCACGGTGGTGATTTCTCACATCTGATTAAGAGTCAGGACCGTTCGACCAGCTACGGATACGAAGGAGTTTTTTGTACGCCGGGTGGGATTCGAACCCACGGTTGAGAACATTATCTCTTCAGATTAAAAGTCTGATGCTTTAGGCCAACTAAGCGAACCGACGCGTATAAATAAAAAACCCGAACCATTTACAATGATTCGGGTTAGTTAAGGCAATAGCTTATCTATCGAATCATTTTTATTCGTTTTTTAGATTTTTTTATGTTTTTAATTGTTGTCATTTTATTACTTGTTAAAAATTTCATTCATTTTGTCTGAAATAGCCTTCTTTAAATCAGAATTCATTTCATATTTATCAACATCGACTCCGACTCCTAATCCAATCTTTTTAAGATTTTCGAGACCTTCTTCGTTGGCGTTTGCCTTTTTTATTTTTGCTTCATAGTTTTCATCAAAAATATAAAGAACATGTCTTTCTCCCAAAGATTTTGACATCTTTTTTGTTGGGTCAATCAATGACATAATCTTATCTACATCACCTAATTCATAATTGTAATACTTACCATTAAATCTCTTAGAAATATCATTACATAGGTCTAAGTGAGCTATTTGGTCTTTACCAACAATTACTACATCTGGGTCGTTAATGATGATATCAGCTGCCATTAATACAGGATATAACATCAATCCCAAGTCAAATTCTACATTTTCCTTTTTGTCTTTATATTGAGGCATTTTCAGTAATGTTCCTAAGTTTAGCTTACAACATAATTTGAAAAACAACTCAGTATATTCAGGAGTTTGTCTTTTTATATTCTTACAACCTAATTTAATTAATTCCTGTTCAGTTACATCAGTATAACTATCAGTTGTTAGAGAATGGTAGTTTGCTATCAAGAAGGTAACATCATGCCCTTCCTCTTGAAGCCTTAGGCCTTTCTTTAAACAACCTAGGTAGTTACCTATTGTTAGCTTCCCTGTCGGCTGAATCCCCACTAGGTATTTTATATTTTTTTCTTTTTTTAGCATTTGACATTTTTTTTCTAGTTTCATCTGATAATTTTTTACCAGTTAATGAATTTGATATCTTTCTTTTAGTTTCCTCTGATATAAACTTACCTTTATGTATTATGGACAATTTTTTTCTAGTTTCCTCTGATATATTTTTTTTAGATAGAGATATTTTTTCTTTTTCTTCACTTGTAAGTTTTCTATCAAATGATTTACAACTAAGACATTTTTTATTTATCAACTTCCTTATTAAATAAATAATCTGATTTAATCCTTTAGATTTATGTGTTATTGTTTTCTTACACGAAATACAAATTCTATCCCCATACCACACACTATCTATTTCTCTTATTTTATATTTTTCAATTTCCTCTAATTTATTTTTAATATTTTTATTTCTAATACTTTCACTTCTTTTTTCTAACATCTCTTTTGTGAAAACACCTCCGTCTCCTCCATTTGTTGAATTTGTTAGTTTATATCCTTCCTTTTTATATTTATCAATCCAATAAATTTCAACATCTTGCCACTTTTCATCATCTACTATTCGATATATCTCAGTGATAATTATTTTATTTCCCTTTGATATTTCGGATTTTATCCATCTATTTTTATGCGTATCTGGAATCAAATTATATTTCGAAAGATGCCTTTTTAGTCTTTTTTTAATATCATTTGTTTTTCCTATATACCTTACATTATTAGGATCTTCACTTGAGGATAAACTATAAATTATCATATTATTATATATTAAATTTATAATTCCCTGTTGGGTGTATTCCTATTTGTACGCTTGTCAGGACTCGAACCCGAATCTGCGGTTTTGCTTCAATAACATCATATCACCTTTCATACCAACAAACTCCACCATTTCTCTACCATCTTTTATAAGATTATTGTCGTCATCAACTCTCCATATCTGTTTTAGTTTATCACCTACATTAAATGGTGGATTTTGTTTATTATTACCACCATAAAGTAAAAGTGATTCCTTTTCTAATTCCTGTTTTGTTTTTATATGCTTCATATTTTTAATAATTTTCCACCACAAAAAATACTGTGTATAACAACAAATATAAGAAATAAATTTTGATTTGTCTATTTTTTATAGGAAAAATTTACTTCTCATATTTGCAACCGTTATATTCAATAAAAATAAAGTTAAGGTTTGTTTATTTTTTGTCTCCATCCTTTATGTTGTATCCAACCTGATTTTTTCTTACATTTAATCAACCTTGTCTGTTAATAATTATATTCATTTCTTTTAATATAGTTTAGTGTAAATCACTACATATACACCCAGCCGTTATATTCAATTTTTACTTTGATAAATAGGTAATATGAAACATCTGATATTTTCATCAGAAATTTTGTTCAACCTTTCTATTAAAAACGACTCCGCATCTTCAATAGAAGTGAATCCATCTTGTATCAAATCTCCAAAAAAACTTCTTGTTCCATTATTCCAAGTTGATGTTTTTGTTTCAAACACTCCAAATGTTTTATTAATCTGTTTCATATTTTTATATTTTTTAATCAAAGTAAAAAACTGAATATAACAAAGAATATGTGTCATTAAAACGAACACATATTCTCAGTCGTTAGTGGTAATAAAATTACTTATTATCATGGTAGAAGTAAAAATCTTGGTTATCAATGGTTTTCTTAAAATCATCCGCACTCTTTTTATCATAGAATGTTTTACCATCAACATCAGTTCTTTGTAGTGAATGACCATTGATAACCCACATACCTAAACTACTATCATATTTTACTTTTTTTCAAAGGTAAAACAAATTAATGAC